CTCGACGGGCTCCGTGGGCGGGATCTTGTCGTCCATCGCCTCACCCCCTTTCGTCCGATCGCTTCCGCGATACGGGTGCTCTCGTCACCTTCGGCTCGCTCGTGACGCTGCGGTGTGCCAAACTCCTCCATCCCGGCTCGCTGTTGGTGATCGGTGCTCTCGCGTTCTCGGCTCGCTTGCGGTATGCGTCATGCAATTCACCTCCCCGGCTCGCTGCTGCGCATGGGGTGCTGCTCCTCCTTTTCGGCTCGCTGCTGATGTGGCGGTGCTCGTTGACATCCCGGGCTCGCTTCGGATGAGCGGCGCTCTTCCATCCCTCCGGCTCGCTGTTGAAGTGGTGGTGCCCTGAACGTTCCCGGCTCGCTTCTCTGGGTCGGTGCTCTCGGCATGGACAGGCTCGCTTGGTCTTTCCGGTTCCCTTGCGATGCGCGTGGCTCGCTCGTACGTGGGCGGTGCCCTTCACATCTTCGGCTCGCTGATCCGCGAATGGTGCTCTTCAACCTCGGGGCTCGCTTGATACAGGCGGTGGCGCCTTCGTCTTTAGTGGCTCGCTTCAGTCCCTCGGTGCCCTTCGATTAACCGGCTCGCTTGAGATTCTTTGGTTCTCTATTTTCCGTTGGCTCGCCCTAGGCGCGATTCGGCACCGGGACGCGGTGCGTGTCGGCGTGATGTTGGATCGCGATCGGGTACGGGGCGGGCGCCTTCTCGCCGTGGAGCGTCTCGTAGGCGACCTCGAACCAGTGCGCGAGGAAGATCTTGGTCGCCCACCGCATCGCGCGTGCGCGGATCTGGCCGTCGGGGATCCGGCCCTCGCTGTACGCCTTGTAGGCGGCCTTCGATTTGTCGAAGCGCTTCCCGGACGCGAGCTGCTTCTCCGCGTACGGGCGGTTGTAGCCCGCCGCGTTCCGTTGCTGCTCGTAGAGCTTCCGCTGCGCGTAGAGCTTCCCATAGAAGTCGGTCGGCCGGTTTTGACTCTTCTCGAAGCTCGCCCCGATCTTGTACGCGAGCACTTTCATCTCGAGGCTATACGGCGGCCGCGAGAGGACCTTGATCAGCGCCGTCGTCGCGACCTCGGGACCGTCCTCGCCGTAGGTGCCGTGCGCGAGCTCGAGGAGCCGCGCCGCCGGCCGGTGGACCTGCGCGGCGATCGTCGCGAGCTGCTCGCCCGTCACTGTCGCCGCCTTCCCGACGACGTCGCGGACGAGCGCGTGCGCTTTGTCTTTTCCGAGCCACTCGACATCGGGATTGAGGCCGCAAAAAGACCAAATGTGCCCCGCACTTCGGATGTCGTGGCCGCCCGTCATCGCCCGCCAGTCGTGCGCGAGCGGATGCCCCTCGGCATGAAACGTCGCCGTCACCTGGCGCGAGGAGGCGCGCACCGCCGCGCAGAGGGCCGCGATCGCGTCCTCGCCTGCGCCGATCGGAAAGACCTCGGCCCCGCTCGCCCCGACGCCGACGGCGAACGTGAGACCGCCCGGCTCGACGAGCACGCTGAGCGCGTTCCCGGCGATGCCATGGGCGTGCGCGGTAAAGGTCGCGAGCAGCGTGTGCTCGGCATCGCGGAGGTGGAACTGCGCCGGCTTCTGCAAGCGGAGCCGCGCGAGGAGCCCCGCCGCGAGGATGGGCCCGATGCCGGTGATCGAGCGACTCCACCGGCCGACCGGATGCGCATCGGTGAAGCGCTCCATCGCGCCCTGGATCTCCTGCTCGAGTCCGGCGAGCGTCATGTAGATCCACGCGAGGAGCGCGCTCGGCTCGCCGCCCTCACTCGCGAGCCGCACCTGGCTCTGCGAGCGGATGCGGTACTCCTGGAGCTGGTAGTAGAGGTCGACGACGTAGCGCACCTCGTCGACGGTGAGGACGGCGGCCGACGCCTTTACGTCGGCGGCGAGTTTCGTGAGCGGCGGCATCCCGCCCTCGGCGGCGACCTTCCGCAGCTCGCGCCGCGATGGTCGTTTCGGTTTGTCTTTCGCCGCGCGCGCCGTCACGGTCGCGTGCGCGGCGACGGTCTCGGTCGTGGTCTCCATCCCCCCGCTCCTTTCAGCGTGGCTCGCTCAGCCTGTCGTCGGGCATATCCTCACCTCGGGCTCGCTCAGGTCTTGTGGTGCACGGTCATTCCGATGGGCTCGCTGCTTCGATCATGGTGCGGCTCTCAGCTTCTCGGCTCGCTTGCGTCGGACGTGGTGATTCGCTTTCCAAGGCTCGCTTCCTCACGATGGGTGCCACTGCAGCTTCGGGGCTCGCTTCGACGAAAGGTTCCACGTTTGACTTGATTGGCTCATTCGTTGTCCGACGACTGCTCGATCGGCGCATCCTCCGGTGTCCACGCCTGCCGCGCCTCGTGCACGATGAGCGCGAGCACGGCGACGAGGAGCACGAGAAACAGGATGTCGCGCGCCCTCACGGCATCACCTCGAGCGGCCACGCATCCAGGTGGAATCGCGCCGCGGGCTCGAGCGCTTCCGCGAAGCATTGCAGCGGGCCCGGCGCCACGAACGACATGCCCGTCATGCCCCCGGGACTGAAGAGCGAGAGCAGATGCGTCTGATCGAGGCCATTGTCCCCGACGACGCCGAGGTAGACGTGGATCTTGCTGTCTCCGTCGTTCGTCACCTCGCACATCAGCATCTCGCACGGCGTGCCGTCGGCGTACTGCCCGCAGACGACATCGTTCGGGTTGCAGACGCGGGCGCTGTCGTCGCGGACGCAGCGGTGCGACTGGCAGGTCCCGAGGGTGTACGCCACGTCGGACACGAGCGCGTCCGCGTGGGCGGCGACCGCGGCGCTGAGTACCGCCGCGGTCGCCAGTCCCACTCCCATCCTCCCCTTCCACGACATTCGCATGACCTCCGCCTTCCCCCGCCCCCGTTTAGCCGCGTCGACGATCGGGACCGACGAGCGTGAGCGCGTCCCAGGCCCCGAGCCGACTCGCGACGCTCATCCCGTAGAGGGCCCCGAGCTCCGCCTCGCTCTTGGTCGTGGTCGCGATCGTCGGCCGGTACGACCCGTTCCGCACGTCGAGAATCCGGTGAAGCCGCGCGATCACGGGCTCGGTGACCCGGCCCTCGTTCCCGAGGTCCTCGATCACGAGCAGCACGCGCGTCGTGTAGTAGGCGAGCGCCGACGACGTGGTCTCGCGCGCGCCCTCGCGCATCGTCTCCCAGATCCGATCGAGGAGGGCCCCCATCGAGACGACGGCAACGAGCTCGACGCCGGCGTCCAGCATCGCGCGCCAGAGCGTCGCGGCGGCGAGGTGCGATTTCCCGACGCCGGGGTCGCCCTTGATGAGCAGGCCGCGCGCATCGGCTGGACGCTTCAAGAACGCGAGCGCCTTCGCCTGCACGTCGGCTGGAAAGTCCGTGAGCTCGGCCCGCATGTGTTCCGGGAGGACGCCCGCGCGCCGCAGCAGGCTCACGCGCTGGAGCTCGCGCCGGCGCCGGTCGCGCGCGCGCTCGGCCGCGCGGTCGGTCGCGTCAGCCGGTGCGGGCATCGCGACGACGGCGCCGCTCGTCATCGCGGCGGGCTTCGGCGGTCCAGTCGGTGTCGGTGCGGACGGGGGCATGGGTCGTGCCTTTCCTGGGCGGCATCCTGCCGGGCACCCAGATGGCGTACGTTTCGCGGAACCGCCGCGGCGTCTTGAACTCGGGCCGGTCGGTGTTCAGGTCGGGGTCGAGGTAGCGGTCGAGGCGCGCGAGGATCTCGGCATTGGACTCGCCCGCGTTGCGGAGCGGGTCGAGCGCGTCGGCCTGGAGCGCCAGGAGATCGACGAGGCCGAGCGCGCGCTCCCACACGGTGACGAACGGCTGATCTTGCTCCGGGACGTGGCCGCGGCGTCGTGGCGTCGCGTTTGCTACGCGCGCGGGTAGATCGGGAGAAGAATCCAAAGACGATGGGATGGGAGGGGATGAGATACGCGCGAGCGGCGAGCCGCAGCGGTCCGCGGCGGACGGCGGCGAGTCGCCGCGATCCACAGGTGTGGACACATCGGTGGTCGCAAGCGGATCCGGGTACTTGGGCTTCGTCTCCCGCAAGCGCTGCTCGCTCGCCCAGTTGACGAAGTAGCCGTAGCGCTCCCCACCGACCTCGTAGAGGACGACCAGGGTCTCGCCCGCGAGCTCGTCGAGCCACGCGTGGATGCGCGCCATCGTGAAGCGCGCCGCGAGCTCCGGGTCGCCGATCACCCGCGGAAAGCAGGCGGCGACGACGAGGCCCGGCTCGGCCTGGAAGCGGCCGGCGTTGTCGGCGACGGCGTGGAGACGCCAGTAGAGCCGCTCGGCGTCGCCGCTCACGCGGGTGAGGTTTCGGTTGGCACAGCACGACTCGCGGATCATCCGATCTGGCACGCACCCTCCCCCACCGGCCGACGCGTCGACGGCCCCCGTCATGATCGCCATCCCCCGCTTGCGACGAGGGCGAGCGGCGGCGGATCGCCGAAGGGGCGACCGTAGAGAACGAACCGGCCGAGCGGCGACCCGGTGGTCGCGACCTCACGCCGGACGAACGGAATCGCCTCCCGCGCCTGCGCGAGCTCGTTCCCGGTGAGCAGCATCGCCGCGAGCTCGAGCCGCGCGCCCATCGTCAGGCGTGCGAAGAGCGGGTGATCGAGCGCCTGAAAGTCGAGCGCCGCGAGCCGTGCCGCCAGCTGTGTCGTCGCTCCCGAATCCATCAACCGCCCCTCGTTGCCCGCCACCTGTGCTGGCGTCTGTGCTAGACCGCGCGTCGCCGGCAGCACCGGGGGATCGGCCGCGCACGGTGCCCGCGGGGACTCCCCCCCGCGACCGCGTGACGACACCCCCGATTCTCGCGTACAACCCCGCGCACCCTCACGGCCACGCTCCTACGCCACGTCTACCAGCGTATCACGAACCCCTCACCCGGGCGATGTGCTCCCGGGTGTGCTACTTCGATCCGGCTCGTCGAGGCAGACGATCTGATCGATGCGCTCCAGCACGTAGTCCTCAATGGCCAGCGCTCGGCGACCATCGCCGTGATAGAGGGTTACGCCGTCCTGCGAATAGACCATCTGTCCGCATTCATCACACGGGCCCAACTCGACCACGCTGTCCCTTGCCGCGCTGTCGGCCATGGCCGTATCCCGCCCGTCATCCACGTGCTCGCCCGTATCGTCCTTGGCAAAAACAAAGTCAAGGGCATAGTGCGGCCACGGATCAGCGGCGTTGTTTTTTCTGATGACCTGCGCCGTTTCGGCGCAGCGGGGCGACCTTCGCCGGCTTCCGCGCGCCGTCCTGCACGTACGTCGTGAGCGCCCGCATCGCGTCGCCGATGTCCGTCGTGTCGACGATGTTGTAGCGCGTGAACATCGCCCGCGAGAGATGCCCGCTGATTTTCATGATGACGTCCTCGGCGACGCCGGCGCGACGGAGGTTCCGCGTGGAGGAGCGTCGCATGTCGTGGAATTCCAAGTCGGGGCGGCCGATCGCCGCGCACGCGGCCGCCCACCAGCGATCGCCGTCCATCCGGTGGCCGGTGCGGTGGAAGACGTACGGGCAGTCGAGGCGGCGGAGCCGACGGCGCTTCGCCACGATCGCGAGGAGCGGCCCGGCGATCTCGAGCTCGCGCGCCGTCCGGTTCTTGCTGCGGACCGGCGGGAGCCGGACGAGGGTCACGTCAACCGCCCCCGCCGCCGTTATCCGCCGCGCCTCGCTGATCTCGGTCCAGGGCAGGCCGAGCACCTCTTCGCGCCGCCACCCCGAGAGGTAGGCGAACGCAACCGCATCGGCGAAGTCGGCGCAGAGGCCGACGAGCGCCGCATGGAGCGGCCAGAACGTCGCGGGCTCGATGAAGATCTGCCGCGCGTTCTCGACCCGCAGCCGCGGGAGGTGCGGCACGTGCCCCGGGCGGAGGAGGCCGTCCTGGACGGCGAGCGCGTAGGCGGTGTGGAGGTAGCCGAGCGCGAGCGCGATCGTGCCGTCCTTGTAGGCGGCGGTGCGCCGCTCGAGGATGAAGCGCCGCGCAAGATCGGGCGTCACGTCGAGTGCGCGGTAGGGCTCGAAAAACACGAGGTGGCTCCGCCGGAGCGAGTGGACGCTTTGGCGGGTCGCCTCCTTCGCGCCCGCGACCTCGAGGCTCGTCTCATAGCGCGTGAGGAGATCCCGGACGGTCAGGCGCTCGGCGCGGACGGGCGCGCGCCCCGTCGCGAGCGCCTCGGCGAGCCGTTCGATGAGCAGGCCCTGCGCGATCTGCCGATCACGGCTCCGCGTGCTGACCCGGATCTGTTGCCCGCCGACCGAGTAGTCGAGATAGTAGATGCCGCCACGCTGGTAGAGCGTCCCGCTACCGCGACGACTATTCCGACGACGGGGCATGCGATGGCCGAGGTCGCCGCCAGTGTAGCGAGACGACGCCCTCCCCACATCCCGCGAAGTCTTGAGCGCATCTGCTGTGGCGTCGATATCCCGTGGCGTTCGGCGGCCCACGCCTCGAGCGCCGGGAGGGTGATGCGGATCGTCGCGCCCTCGCCGCGGGCGGGATCAAGGGGCCGGGTCAGCCGCGGATCAGCATGGCGCCACGCGCGCCGGCGGCGCTAGGAACTCCGGCGGCGGCGGGCGGGACGCGGGGCCGGCGCGACATCCTGCTCCGCTTCGCGGAGCCCGAGACTCCGCAGCCAGGTCGACGTATCGAGATGGCGGCGCGCCGCGGCGGCGACGAGCGTGCTCTTCTCCTCGTCGTTCACCTGCACCTTGATGTTCTTGTCGCGCTTGCCGCCTCGCGAGACCTGTCGTGGGGCCAAGACCCCACCGCGTAGCACTCGCATCGCCATTCCGCAAACCTTTCCCGTGGGCCGTGGCCTTAATACGGCCGTGCGGCAGGGATTGCAAGACCGAAGTGCAGGCGGCGCGCTTTTCCGCTTGACTCCCTGGCCGTAATACGGCAGTGGTATGGCCATGCCAAACAGGGGAATTGCACCAACCTCGACGGGCGCCCCCGCCCTCGCCTACTGGCGGGTCGAGGACGACGGCACGCTCTTTTGTGACGTCACCGTCTGGACGCCGCTCGCCGAGCCGCGGGACGCGATCGCGATCGCGCGCGACTTGGCCGAGGGCAAGGTCGACCGGCCGGCGCAGTTCGCGTGGCTGCAGGGTGAGGTGCGCGTGGCCGCCGCCGGGCACTACTTCGTGCGGGTCCGTCCCCGCCACGAGGCGCAGCCGCAGGAGGGAGAGTCGGCATGAGGGAGCACCGGACACTGCGATACGGGGCGGCTCTCGTGCTCGTATTGCTCGCGATCGGTTGCGCACAAGCTCCACCAGCGCCCGAGCCTTCTCCGACAGAGATCGCCGGGGCGGACAGCGAGCACTACGTGTTCCAGGTGCCGTCAACACCCGCCACGCCGCTCCCGCGCTGGACGCCGGCGGCGATCGGGACCCTGTACTGCTTCAAGCTGTTAGGGACATTCGGCTCCTGCCCGGAAGGTGCCCTCACCATGGTGTTCGGCCGGTTCGGTGAGGATCGGGAGCAATACGCGTGTTTCGAGGTGGTGCCATGCGGTCCCTACGCGGACGGCGAGGAGGGAGATCGGCCATGAGCGACACCGCAGCGAGCTATGGCGCCGTCGGCACCGAGCCGGCGCTCTTTCGCGCGCAGCGGCTCGCCCGTGAGCTGCTTGCGGAGACCCGTGCGACGCCGATCGAGATCAACGCGTTCGTCGACGCGATCATCGCGGCCACTGTCGAGGTCGCCGTCGCCTGCAGTGAGCGACGACTCGTCGCAATCGAGGCCCGCCAGCCCGGCGAGGAGCGGCACACGCTCGCGCTCATGGCGGCAACGCTGGGGTCGGCGTTCTTTGCTGGAACTGCAGCGGAGAGCGTCGCTCAGGCCCGCGTGATCCTCGCCGCTGTCGAGGATGCGCTCGGCATCGTGCGGCTGACCGAGCCGGCGAACGACGAGGCCCCGCGATGACGCTCACCCTCTGCTGCTTGGCGGCGGTCGCGTTCGTCCATTGGATGCTCACGTGCTGACCATTTTCGAGTACCCGCTCGTCGGGGCGCAGCACTTCACGGAATGGACGGTGGAGCTTCCGGCGGGCGCGGAGCTGCTACATTTCGGCGTCGTCGCTGACGCGCCCCACCTCTGGGCGCGCGTGGACCTCGCGCTGCCCGTCGTCCGGCGGACGTTCTACGTCTTCACGACCGGCGACACGCTTCCTTCCGAGCGCATCCTCGAGCACCGCGCGACCGTGCACACGCCGCTCTTGCGGAACGCGTGGTGGGACGCGTGGCACATCTTCGAGGAGGTGGCCCGTGGCTGACATCCAGCTCGTCCAGAACGTCGCCCCCCACTCGATCGAAATCAGCCGCAACGCCAAGGGCGAAGCGAGCTTTTGCATAAAAATCTACGCCGCGGACGAGAAGGACGCGGCCGAGCGCGCGCTGGCGGTCGCCCGCCAAGTACGCCGTGCGCTCCAGGAGGAACCGCTGTGAGTGAACCTGCACGATCCCATGAGGTCGCCATCCCCGAGAACAGCACCCTGCCCGCGCCCGGCACCACGGCTGCGCCAGCCGTGCTCGACAACGTCTTCGACATCAAGGGCGCACAGGCCCGCCTCGCGCAGCTGCGGGAGTTCTTCAAGGTCGTGATGGTCGAGGGCGAAGACTACGGCGTCATCCCGGGCACCGAGAAGAAGTCGCTCTGGAAGCCCGGCGCCGAGAAGCTCTGCGAGTTCTACCGCATCATCCAGCGCCCGCACGTCACGCATCGCGTGGAGGACTGGACGAAGCCGTTTTTCCACTACGAGTTCTCGATGGATCTCCTCTCGCGCGACACCGGGCAGATCGTCGGCACCGGCGTCGGGAGCTGCAACTCGATGGAGGCCCGCTATCGCTGGCGGAACGGCCAGCGGCGGTGCCCCGAGTGTGGTCAGGGGTCGATCTTCAAGAGCAAGCGCGAGGGCGAGGGCTTCTACTGCTGGGCGAAGAAGGGCGGGTGCGGCGCGCAGTTCGACGCCGACGACGAGGGCATCACGAGCCAGGAGTTCGGTCGCGTCGAGAACGACGACGTGCATTCGCTCGTGAACACGATCTTGAAGATGGGCAAGAAGCGGTCGCTCGTCGACGCGGTCGTGAGCGTCACCCGGAGTGCCGGGCTCCTCATCGAGGAGGGCGATGACGACGACGATGACGACGAGGGGCGCGGGCGTGGCGGGAACCCGCGCGGCGGTGGCGCGCGGGGCGGCGCCGCCGACACGGTGAGCGAGGCCGAGCGCAAGCGCGTCGCCGACGCGTTCGCCAAGGCCGGGCACAAGTGGCCCGAGGTCGTCGCGTGGGCGACCCGCGTCCACAAGATTGACCTCTCGACCCAAGGCATCCCGAAGGCGCTCTACGAGGCGATCCTGAAACGCGTCTCCGATCCGACGCCGCTCGCGCAGCAGGATCTCGTGTAGCGCCGTGCTCCGCGTCTGCCATTCCGGCGACTGGCACGTCCCCGAGACGGGCCGGTTCGTCGACACGCTCCGGTGCCTCGACGCGATGATCGATGACGGCATCGCGCAGGGCACCGGGCTCTGGCTCGTCGGCGGCGACCTCGGCGGGACGACGGTGCCCTACCGCCATCCGCCGAAGGTCCGCAATGCGATCGCCGATCGGCTGCAGCGACAAGCGGCGGTGGCGCCGGTTCTCGTGATCGGCGGGAACCACGACGTCGACGAGGACATCGCGATCTACGGTCGTCTGAAGGCGGCGCACCCGATCGTGGTCGTGACCGACGTGCGGATGGTGGAGATCGCCGGCGCGGCAATCTTGTGCTTCCCGTACCCCTGGAAGAATCGGTGGGTCGCCCCGCACGCGCATCTCCCGATCGAGGAGCAGGACCGCGCGATCGAGGCTGATCTGCGGAAGCTCCTCGACGGCTGGGCCACCGAGGTCGCGATCGCGCGCGCCGCTGGCATCCCGACGGTCTTCCTTGGCCACGTGACGATCGGCGGCTGCGCGATCGCCGGCGGTGAGGTGATGCCGCCGGGCCGAGAGATCAGTCTTGCGACCGCCGACTTGGAAGCGCTCGGCTGTGACTTCTCCGCGCTCTCGCACATCCACCTCTGCCAGGAAATGAAGGCCGGCTCCGGCATCTGGTACGCCGGGAGCCCTGATCGGTCCAACTTTGGGGAGCACGACGAGAAAGGCTTTCTGATCGCGGACGTCGAATCCGGCCGTCCGCCGCTGGTGCACCGCCGGCTCACGCCCGCACGTCCCTTCGTCACGATCCGCGCCGCGTGGAAGCAGGACGCCGACGGCGCGTGGGCGTGGGAGTCGGCCAATCCCGCCGTGCATGTGGACGTCAGCACGGCCGAGGTGCGCCTGCAGATAGAGGTTCCCGAGGAGGCGGCGGGCACCTGCCCCGTCGGCGAGCTCGTCGAGACGCTCAAGGAAGCCGGCGCGCACGAGGTGAAGATCGATCGCCGCGTGATCCCGAAGACGCGGATCCGCTCCGAGGCGATCGTCACCGCGAAGACCACGGCCGAGAAGTGCGCGGCCTACTGGTCGACGCTCGGCCCGGCGGCGCCGACGGACGAGCAGCGCGAACGGGCACTCGTGAAGCTCGCGGAGCTGGAGACGCCGACGCCGGTGCGCGCCGAAGAGGCCGCCGCATGACGCCCCGCCTTGACGGTCGGACCGTATAACGCGCATACAAGGCCCATGATCCTCCACGCACTGCGCTTCAAGGGCATCAGCGTCGCGTTCCCCGAACGCGAGGTCGCGCTCGACTTCGACACCATGCCCGGGCCGTTGGTCGCGATCGTCGGCGAGAATGGGGTCGGCAAGACGCACCTCCTGGAATTGGCAGGCCCAGGCACCGTCTATCGAGAATTTTCGAGCTATCGCGAGGCGTTCCTCGACCACGTGGCGCCGGGCGTCCGCGACGCGTTTGCCGAGCTCACGTTCACGATCCACGACACGCGCTACCAGTTGACGGTCCAGGCCGACCCGGAATCCGCCGGCGGCCGAGGAAAGACGGAGGCCCGCCTCAATCAATGGGCCGAGGCGGGCTCTCCGTCGTCCTGGACACCAATCGCGGGCCCGCTCGTCGGTGCCGTCGACGAGGCGCTCGCGAGGCTCTTCCCTCCGAAGGAGCTCTTCCTCGCGAGCGTGTTCGCCTGTCAGGCGACGGCGTTCGGATCGAAGGGCGGCACGCGGAGTTTCTTCGCGCTCGAGAAGGCGGCGCGGAAGGATCTCTTCGCGGCGCTCCTCGGCTTGGAGCACCTGCAGCACTATGCCGAGGCCTCGGCCGAGCGCGCGAAGCGTGTGCTGGTCGACCTCGAGCGCGTCCGTCAGGACTGCGGGCCGGTCGAGCGCCGCGCGGCGCGACTCGCCGAGCTCGTGATCCTGATCGGCACCGCGTCCGAGACGCGCGCCGACGCCGAGGAGGCGGAAGCTGCCGCCCGCGCCACGCACGACACGGCTACCACCGCGCTCGCGACCGCGCGCGCCGCGCAGACGAGCGTCGGGGCTGAGGTCGCGCGCCTGGAGGCCGAACGGACACGGCTCACGAAGGCCCGCGACGGCGCGCAGCAGCGGGTCGGCGCGCTCACCGTGACGCGCGACCGGGCCGCGGCGCTCCTCGCCGATCGCGACACGATCGAAGCAGCCGCCGCGCGCGTCCGCGTGATCGACGGCGAACTCGCGGCGCTCGACACGACCGAGCGCGAGGCCCGTGTCGCCCTGGAGCCGATCGTCGGCTCGGTCGCGATGCTGACCGCGCAGCGCCAGCAGTTGGTCGAGACGGCGGCACGGCTGCGGACAGCGCACGCGGAGGCCGTCGCGGCCCAGACGCGCGTCGATGCGGCGCGGGATCTCGAGGCCGAGGCGACGGCGCAGCGCGCGAAGGCTGAGGAGCTTGCGGCGGCGCTCGCGGCCGCGAGCCGCGAGGTGCTCGTCGAGGCGGAGGCGGCCGAGGCAACCACGCTCACGCGGCGGCGAGTGCTCACGGCCTCGCGCGACGAACTGGCGCCGCGAACCGGGCTCCTCGCGACCGTGCCCGGCGTCCCGGAATGCGCGCTCTGTCCCCTCACCGAAGACGCCCGCGCCGCCGCGGGCCGGCTGGCAATCGTGGATGCCGAGCTCGCGGCGCTCCCGGTGATCGACGGCACCCCGGCGAAGCGGGCGCTCGCTGAGTACCGGGCGCGCGAGGCCGCCCATGGAGCGATTCAGCGCTGGCTCACGGCGCAGGCTCCTGCCCTCGCGCGCGTCGAGTTGGATCGCCCCGTGGGGGCGCAGGCGGCGGAGGTCCAGGCCGAGCTCGACCGGGTGATCGCCGACGGGGCGACGATGCGGGCAGCGCTCGACGCCAAGACCGCCGAGCAGCGGACGGCGCAAGAGCAGCTCGCACGGATCGGGCTAGAGCGCCGGGACCTCACGGCCGAGCGCACGCGCCTCGTGCCCGACGCCGCGCGTGCCGAGGGGATCGCGGCCGCGGTTGCCGAGCAGGCGCAGACCGAGACGGCGCTCGCCGAGGCGCAGGCGCAGGTGGTAGACGCCACGACCGCCCTTGCAGCGCTCCCGCCCGCGCCCGACGTCGCCGGTGCTGCCGCGGCGGTCCAGGCGGCCGACGCCGCGGCCGCCACGGCGGGGCAGACGCTCCGCGTACGCGAGGCGGCGTGCCAGGCGGCCACCGAGGCGTGGGCGCGGCTCGACGGCGAGCGCGGCGCGCTCGGCGATCCCGCAGCCGAGCTCGCGGCGCTCCGCGCGCGCGAGGCGGCGCTCGTCACGGCCGCCGCCGACTGGGCGCTCCTCGAGCGGACGCTCGGGCGCGACGGCGTCCAGGCCATTTCCATTGACGCAGCGGGCCCCGCCGTGACGGCACGCGCCAACGATCTCCTCTATGCCTGCTACGGGCCGCGCTTTCAGATCGCGCTCGAGACGACGGCACCGAAGGCGGATGGCCGCGGGCAGAAGGAAGTGTTCGAGGTCCGCATCCTCGACAGCGAGGCCGGGCGCGGCGAGGCGACCAAGGGCTCGGGCGGCGAGATGGTGCTCCTCGACGAGGCGCTCCGCCTCGCCCTCGCGCTGTTCAACGCCGAGCAGTCGGGGTTCGAGCTCAGAACATTGTATCGCGACGAGCCCACCGGGGCGCTCTCGCCGGCGAACGCGGAGCGCTACCTCGCGATGCTCCGACGCGCGATGGACGTCGGGTCATTCGACAGGTGTCTTTTCATCGCGCACCAGCGCGAGGTCTTCGAGCAGGCCGATCACCGGCTCTTCCTCCACGGTGGCCAGGTCTACGAGGACGTGCGCGCGTTCAACGCCGCCCTGGAGGCGGCCGACGCCGCGTGACGGACAGGGCAGCCACAGCAAGTCAGCTACCCATGCGGCGTAACGCTCAAATGGTCACCGCCGGTGAGCGGTTCGGTGAATGGACCGTCCTGAACGACATAGATGCCCACGGTCAATATCGCCGCGCACTCTGCGCGTGTAGCTGCGGCGTGACGGAGCGCGTGCTCATTAACTCGTTGACCGCAGGCACCTCGACACGATGCCAAACCTGTCGCATCCGGCGTCAAGGCATCCGTGGACTGAAAAGGCGACCGGAGTATGTCGCGTGGGCGACGATGTGTAGTCGCTGCACGAACCCCAAGGCGCGCAGCTATTCGGAGTACGGCGGTCGCGGAATTACCGTGGTCCAGGAATGGCGTGGCCCGGGCGGGTTCGAGCGCTTCATTGCGCATATCGGCCCGCGCCCGTCTCGACAACATTCGATTGATCGGCGCGACAATGAGCGCGGGTACGAGCCTGGCAATGTTCGATGGGCCACGGCGTTTGAGCAAAACCGCAACCGTCGCGACAACCGGATGATCACCGTCGGTGACCGGACGCTGTGCGTAGCCGATTGGGCACGAGAGACCGGCAAGTCGGTGCAGGTGATCCACGGCCGCATTAAGCACGGTTGGCCCGCGGACTTGGCAGTGATGACTCCGATCCGGGGGGCGCGCCCTAAGGCGCCGGCCTGAACGGTCGCGGGCGGCGGGGCGGGCATGGCGAACGTGGCAGACAAACGACGGCTCGTGCAAGCGCGGGATGCGCTGAAGGTCGGCGACACTGTCACGGGCCTCCGTCTCGTCTGCGCCGTGCTCCGCTGCGACGTGCCGGAGATCATCGCGCCGCTGCCGCGCGGCTTCTCGACGCTCACCCGCGACATCGCGCGACACGCCATGAAGACCGGATCGCAACCCGGCATCGCCCAGCCGAAGCCGCAGGGTCGGATCATCGACCTGAAAGCCCGCCGCGCCTATCGCGCGCGCGTCAAGATCTGCGAGGTGATCGGCTGCCGTCGTCCCGGCGTCGCGCACCACATCAAAGAACGGGGACGGCACGGCGACGACGTGGAATCGAATCTCTTGCTCCTCTGTGATTTTCGGGCGACGAGCCATCACATCGGCCGCAAGGGAAAACCCGGCGCGTGGCACGCGTACGCGACCGATGCCGAGCGCTGGATGGCATTCAGGGACTACCTGCCCCCGGCGGCGCGCGCGAAGGTCGCGGCGGCCTTCGGAATCGTCGACGAGGCGGCCGCGTGACGCGCGCGGGGCGGCAGCGGCGTGGCGGTGTTCCGTGGGTGATCGTCGGCGGTGCGCCCGGTGAGGTCGCGCACTGCGCCCGCTGCGGCGAGGCTCTGAGGCTGCAGCTTCCCGTGCGTCTTGAGGTCTTCCTCGGCGCGAGCCGCGGTTTCGTGGATGCGCACCGCTCCTGCCAACCAGCGCGCGAGGGGTCGCGTGCGTGAGTCGCCTCTTCGATAAGCATTGGCTCATGGAGGGCGTCGCACGAGCGATGCGTGCTCGCGCATGCGGCTATCGAAACGATGGCAGGATGACGCCAGTGACGGCAGCGCTCCTCGACGCATGCACGGCGGACCACCTTTCGACCGGCACCCGCCTGATCTTCACGTGGGACATCGGACACCATGCGTCGGGATGGTGGAAGAATCCCGAGTACGAGCGCTGCTGGCATCTCTCGCTCAGTTTTCGGGATCCGTTGACAGGTGAACTCGCGCCGAAGGACCCGAAAGGAACGGACCGCTGGCTCGAGGCGTTCTACGGAGATGATCGCCGCTTTGTCTGGGCGGAGCCGCCATACTCTGCCGAAGGCAAGACGCACGGCGTCTGGCACTATCGTGTGTTCTGCGATGCGGGCTGGCGACCGATCGTCCCGCGCGGCGAGGTCTACAACACTGAGCTGACCGAGGCGGGCTGGCTTTCGTTCTCGGAGCTCCAGTCGGTTCACGAATGCTGAGCGACATCCAAGGCCACCAGGCACCGACCACGCCGTGCCGCGGCTGCAACCGGCCGGTCGTCTGGATCACGACGCCCGAGGGAAAGAGGATCCCCGTCGACGCGACGGCCGCCTGCTACGAGATCCGGGTCGTTGATCGCGGGACGGGCAGGCGACCGGTGACCGTACGACGAGCGTCGGTGTGAATCATTTCGCACTTTGTACCCAACGCGATCGCGCGATTGGCGCCGCGGCCAACCGACGGCTCGTGACGAGGCGGCTATGAGCCGCCCGCCTGTCGTCCGCGCCTCGTTCGATGCAACCGACCTGGTAATTGATAATTTTGCGGGGGGCGGAGGGGCGTCGACCGGCATCGAGGCCGCGATCGGGCGCCCCGTCGATATCGCAATCAACCACTCGCCGCAGGCGATCGCGATGCACCGGGTGAACCATCCCGAGACGCGACACTTCTGCGAGAACATCTGGGAGGTCGACCCGCGGGAGGCCTGCGGCTCGCGGTCGGTCGGGCTCGCCTGGTTTAGTCCGGATTGTACCCATTTCTCGCGCGCCAAGGGGACGAAGCCGCGGAGCAAGGACATCCGCGGGCTCGCGTGGGTCGTGATTCGGTGGGCGAAGACGGTCGCGCCGCGCCTCATCGTCCTCGAGAACGTCGAGGAGTTCCAGACCTGGGGTCCGCTCCGCAAGGACGGGCAGCCCGATCGCCGGCGCGCCGGCGAGACGTTCCGCGCGTGGCTCGCTGAGCTCGACGCGCTCGGCTACACGATCGAGTACCGCTCGCTCGTCGCCGCGGACTACGGGACGCCGACGACGCGCCGGCGCCTCTTTCTGATCGCGCGCCGGGACGAGGCGACGATCGCGTGGCCCGAGCCGACGCACGGGAAGCATCGCCCGCACCACTGGCGACCGGCCGCGGACATCATCGACTGGGCACTCCCCTGCCCCTCGATCTTCGACCGCACGCGGCCGCTCGCCGAGGCCACACAACGGCGGATCGCGGCGGGGATCCGGCGCTACGTCCTCGAGACCGCCCACCCCTTTCTCATTCGCACGGACATGCAATCCGACGGTCATTTGCGCGGCCTCGGCAGCCTCGACGACCCGCTGCGAACGATCACGTCGAGTGGTGGGCATGCCCTCGTCGCCCCGACCATGATCCAGACCGGCTACGGTGAGCGCCGCGGCCAACGCCCGCGGTCGCTGGACCTGCACGAGCCGCTCGGTACGGTCGTCGCCGGCGGCGCGAAGCACGCCCTCGTCGCAGCCTTCATCGCCAAGCACTATGGCGGGCCGAACGGCCACTTTGTCGTCGGGCACCCGATGTCCGCCACGCTCGGGACCGTCACGGCGAAGGATCATCACGCGCTCGGCGCGGCCCTGATCGTCAAACAGAACTTCGGATCGAAGCCGTGCACGGGCATGGACGAACCGCTGCACACGGTGACGACGCAGCACAACCGCTTCGCGCAGGTGACGGCGTTCCTCACCAAGTTCTACGGCACGTCGATTGGCGCCGACCTGCAGCTGCCGCTGCCGACGGTCACGGCGATCGGCCGACACCTCGGCCGCGTGATGGTCCACGGCGAGCCGTACGCGATCGCGGACATCGGCATGCGGATGCTGCAGCCGCACGAGCTCTTCGCGGCGCAGGGGTTCCCCCGGGACTACGAGATCGCGCCCGAGTTCAACGGCAAGCCGCTCACCAAGACGGCGCAGATCGCGCTCGCCGGAAATAGCGTCTGCCCGCAGGTGGCCGAGGCGATCGTAGCCGCGAATCTCCGCGAGCGCGACGAGGCTGCGGCGTGACGATCTCCGACGCGCAAGCGGCCGAAGGCATCGCGACGATGCGCGCGCTCATGGCGACGTTTCTCGATGCCGTGATGCACCGACCGGACTTCTACGGCGAGGCGATGGCGATGGTCGGTGGCGACTCGCCGCTCCGCACGCCGCAGGGGCGGATCGACTGCGTCGCGACGGCGATCGACGCGCAGATGCGCCACACGATGCCGCGCGTGTCCGTGCCGCCGGAGCGCCTCACGATCCTGGCCGCGACCTACGTCGCCGAGGTGCTGCTCTGCGAGCCCGAGCGCTACCCGCAGCTCCTCGCGTGGGTGCGGACGGGGGAGGTGCCGCAATGAGCCGTATTGTGCTCGCGGATACGACGAGGGCCGATACGAAGCCGTGCATTGATTGCGGGCAAAGTTACGAACGCGGCGCGTGCAGTTCGCACGAATGGCGAATGACGAGGCGGTGTCTGCGCTGCGCAGACGAGCATCTGCGGTGGCGGCTCGTCCTCGCCTGCGCCCTCGACGTGGACACCGACTGTTGGCTCTGGCAGCGCTCAACGCGAAATGGTTACGGCCAACTCTCCGTTCGCGATGAAACAGAGTACGCCCACCGGCTCTCGTATCGGCTCTTTGTTGGCCCGCTCAACGCGGACGAAGCGCTCCATGACTGCGACGTCCGCCGCTGCATTCGCCCCGATCATCTCTTCCGTGGCACACAGGCTGAGAACATCGCGGATATGATCGAGAAGGGTCGCGCGCGCCACCGCACACTGAAGGGTGAAGCGCACCCGAACGCCACACTCTCCGACGACGAGGTCGCCGCGCTCCGCGCTCTCTGGGCGACCGGCCAATACCAGCAGCGCGCTCTCGCCGCCCGCTACGGCGTTGCGCAGTCGACGGTCTGGCGCCTCGTCCACGGTGTCACACGCGCTCAGGGCGCGGCATGACCAAGCTCCACATCGGAGACCTCGCGCTGCCGCTTGACGACTTTGTGGTCGCACGGACGGCAATCCTCGGCATCACGCGATCTGGGAAGACCTATGCCGCGAAGGGTCTCGCAGAGCAGCTGCTCGATCGCGCCATTCCAATCGTGGTGTTCGACGCAATCGGGATCTGGCGGTTTCTTCGGACGCCGGGTGACGGTCCTCGGGCGAAAGGGTACCGGCTCGTCGTCGCGGGTGGCGCGGAGCCCGATCTACCGCTGACCCCTGAGAGCGCGCCGACGATCGTCCGCGCTGCGATCCGCGAAAACATTCCGCTCATCATCGATCTCTACGATCCGAAGCTCAGCAAGAAACAGTGGCGGCTCATCGTTCAGACGTGCTTTCGGACGCTCCTCTACGAGAACAAGGGCGTCCGCCACATTTTCCTCGAAGAATCCGCCGAGTACGCCCCGCAGAAGATCTACGACGGCGAGACCTATGCCGAGGTTGAGAAGCTGGCGCGGATGGGCGGGAACGTCGGGCTCGGGATCACATTCATCAACCAGCGGGCGCAGGAGCTGAACAAGGCCGTGCTGGAACTCTGCGATAACCTGGTGCTGCTCCGCCAACGCGGGAGCCACGCAATCGACGCCCTCGAAAAATGGCTCGATCGGGTCTCGCCAACCACCGCGAGCGCCGTCGCCAAGGCACTTCCTCACATGACCCAGGGCGATTGCTGGGTCTGGGCCGAGGCGAGCGAGCAACCGATCCGCACCCACACCCGACCGCTCCGATCGTTCCATCCCGACCGGCGTAAGGGTGGCGAGATTGCGGCCGCAGCAGCCGCCGCAGTCGATACCAAGGACTTTGTCGAGCGGATGCATGGCGAACTCACGGTCCTGATCGAACGCGCGAAGGCGGACGACCCGAAGGAGCTCCGCCGGCGGATCGGGACGCTTGAGGCAGAGCTGCGGCAGGCACGTGCGGTGAAACGCGAGGCGGAGCACGTGGAAGTCTCGATCCTGACCGAGGATGATCGCCTCGTGATCGGCGAAGCACGCGGGCTGGCAGTCGCCGCGACCGAGACGGTCGACCGGCTGCGGACGGAGTTCGCGATCGAGCTCGGCGCCTGGCGGAACGCAGTCGCGGGCGTGACGGCGAAGCTCGAGGCGCTGGGCGTGAAAGCAGCGGCGCGCCCCGTAGCGGCGCCAGCGCCCGTCCGTCCCGCCGTCGCACGCCCCGCCCTGCCGCGTGCGCCTGAACGGAATGGCGACGGACCGGCGCTGGCGAAATGTGAGCGCGCCATCCTCGCCGTCCTCGCGCAGTACGCCGACGAGGGATGCACCGCTGGTCGACTGACGCTCCTCTCCGGGTATCGCTATAGCGGCGGATTCAAGAACAGTCTCGCCACGCTCCGTACCGGCGGGTACCTGACGGGCGGGAACACCGAGGTGATGCGGATCACCGAGGCCGGGCTCGCCTTCATCGGTGGCGCGCCGGCGCCGCTCACCGGGCAGACGCTCCGCGACTACTGGCTGACCCATTCATCGTTCGGGAAGTGCGAGCGCGCGATCTTGGCAACGCTTCTCACCTCGACAGACGGGGCGAGCGCCGAGAGCCTCTGCCGCGCGACCAATTACGAATATAGCGGCGGGTTCAAGAACGCTCTCGCCAACCTCCGCACGGCCGGCGTGCTCGTCGGGAAGAACACCGAGACGATGCGCGTGTGCGACGAGCTCCGCGATGCCTAAAGCCGTCGCCACTGCCGCGCGCACGCCGGTCGAGCGTCCCCTACTCTTCTCCGCGCCCATGGTCCGCGCGATTCTCGCGGGGACGAAAACGCAAACGCGCGTGATCCCCGGCCGTACTGTGGGGGCGTGACGACGATGAGCGCTTGCGAGAAATGTTGGCGAGGACGCGCATCGTGGCGCACAATTCTCCATCGCCGAGGGTACGAACGACCGATGACCGAGCGCGCTGCAGCGCCGTGCTCCCCCGAGGAGCAAGCCGGCCCCGACGCTACGGACTGCGAGAAGTGCGGCCGTCGCGCGCGCCATCAAATCGCCGACGAATGCATGAACGCGCAGTGCCCCGGCCGTAGTGTGGGGGCGTAGACGGGGATGGACATTCAAGACGTAAGCGACCTGGAGATGGCGTTCCCGGCGAACGTGAAGCACCTGATGCCGCCGATGGAAGCGATCCCGCGTGAGTTCCAGAACGGGCACACGGTGTGGAATCGGCTGATGACGGACTGGTTTTGTGTGGGCCTCAAAGATCTGAAACTGACCCCGAAAGAAGGCGTCGATACGCAACGCGCACTCCGCCATTTGAAGGCGATCATCGGCTCTTTCGAGCCCTCGCACGAGCACAAGGAAGCCGCCGTCGCCTATCTACTCTCGCAGTGGTTCACCGACGCGACTTGGAAACGAGCGAAACAGACTGCGCGTGTGTGACGACGGCGCGAGCGCCCGCAGGAAAGGACACGAACATGAAGAAGCGGCAAATGACTGTTACGCCAAAGAAGATCGCCAGCGCGCAGGCGTGGCCGCTCGGCACGGCGGTCGTGGTCACTAAGGACAACGGCGAGCGTGTGGAGACATGTACGCGCTCCGAGCCCTGGCTGCTGGGCGGGCATACCTGGGTCATCATGGTTGATGGTATCGCAGGCGGGTACGCGCTCGATCGCGTGACAGCGAAAGCCGACTAGTCATGTCCGCTGATCTGATCCCGGTCTCCCTCGCGACGGTGATCCGCGAGCAGGGCGAGACGGCGGAGTAACTGATGCCTTGCGTAAAAGTCACCTTCGGCGGCACACCGGCAACCCTCTGGCGGCGTCGGCAATCCCGAGCATGAAATCGAGGCAGGCGGGAAGGTCTACCGCTTCGAGATGCACTCGTATTTCGGGCCGGCGCTGCTGACCAAACGCGGGGACGTGCGTGCGAATCAGCAGGCACCGCGCATCTTTTGGCACGCCGTTTCGCAGTGGGAGAGACAAGGCAAGCGCGTCGATGACCACGGCCGCTGTATCTGGGAAGAAGAGCCCGAGCCCAAGACGATTCACGTTGGCGGCCGGCACTACGTGATCGTCGACGAGAAGGGTGACGCGAGAAATGACCATCGGCGCATGGCTCGAGGCAGTCAGCACCCGACTCGCAACGTATGATGCGATCGAAGTCGGCGGCCCAGCCAACACGCTCGCGGTTGCGGACATTCACGGGCACTCGATCGCTGATCTCCGACGGCTGCTCGCGCTGGTGCAAGAACTCCGGGATGCGCTGGCACTCGCGGGAGCGCCGACCTGGACAGGCAAATGGGAAGACAATCTCGATACCGAACCCGTCTCCGTCTTAGACGGCGTGGCGGGCACGCGGGGGGGGTGAGCACGATGGCGCCTTTGTTGGCCGCGATTGGAACGTTTTACTGCCTGGTTGTAGTGCCGTGCGCGACCCCAACACCACGGCCGACGTCCAATCTCGTGATGGATTTTGATTTTAGGCTGTCGCAGCAACATTTGCAGATCCACGACGACGACGTGGGCTGTGTCGAGTGGGCACCGTGCATGCAAAAGGAGGCTCCCCGATGACCCCCGCAGGCGCCCGGGCGTGGTGCCGCACAGTCATTCTGGGCGCTGGCGGATTCCGCGATTTCGAGGCCCACGAAGGGGGCGTGATCTCGTCCGACCCGCGCGACGTGGAGCTCGCGTTGTTCGTGCTCCGGTGCCTGGTGAATCCTGACTGCAAAGGATCGGACACGATGCGGGCCGCCCTCGCCGTCGTCGCCGAGCCCCAGGAAGAGCCGTGCGCGTGCGCATGCCACAAGGAGCATGGGCGCGCGTTCGATGTTCACGCAGCGGCGCCCTCCCTCCGTCCAGGCGGGCACGAGGTGTATCGGGAGGCACTGGAACTCCTCACGATGCACGGCAACCTACTCGTTCACGCGCTCGCGAAACAGGCCCTCACCGCCGCCGATGCCGCCGCGGCCGCGCTGCCGACGTCATCGTGTCCGGGCGTTCCGGTGGATCAGATCGAGCGCTGGCAGAACTTCAAACAGCAAGACATGCACTGTCCGGGGTGCCCTCGCTGCCCGGCGGCGGCGGCGCCATGAAGAGATGCGAGCACTACGAGATGCGCATGTGGGGTCGGAACTCGGGTTTCGTCTGTGCAACCTGCGAGCGCAAATGGCGGCGCGAAGTCTTCTGGCGCGACGGCACGCGCTACACCCGATACATTGCGCTCGGCGCTGACGGGAACCCCATGCTCGGCGACATCGAACGCGGCGATTATCGCTGCCCAGTGGCGGGGACACCATGATGCTTGTGTTCTTCTGGCTCGGCACGTTGTTCGGGGTCGCCGTCGAGTACATGGCGCCTTCGGCAAGCTGGTTCGCCGCACTCTCGTGGGCGGTGGTCGGCTTGCTGCTGTGTGGACTGGCACCGCTACTCGCCGGCCGGGCGGCGCGGACACCATGACACGTCTGCTCCGCTGGCTCTTCTGGGGTCGCTGCATCGACTGTGGCGCCGAGGGCTGGCTGCTCACGTGCATTGGTGGACACTGCGACGAGTGCTGTACGCTCCAGTGTCAAGGGGATAACTGGCCGTGAGGGACCACCCAGCGACGGGGAGGGACTGATGCAAGGGCCGCACAATGGACGAGGAAACTGCTGGACGCTTCATAAGAAACCGCTGCCGCAGTACGCGAACACCTGCGACGGAGAGCAGTGCGACGTGTGCCACGAACATGACGAACCACGCGGCGAGTGCTCAATCTGTCCAACATGCCGACAGTGCAACGAGCAGGACTAGCGATGCCCCCGACTCCCTCACCCTCGGTTGTGGTGCAACGAGCACGGGACTTCCTCAAGTCGTTCCGCGGCCTCGATGTGAATGCTGAAACGAACTACGAACTCGTGCGTGATCTCCTCGCCCTGGTGGAAGACACGGCGGCTTTGAAGCAAACGATCAAGGCCCTGACGATGGTGAACGCCGACGCCGCGCACCGGATTCGCGATCACGGGATGGTGGTGCTCGGCCACGACACGTACCGCGAGTGCCGCTCGGCCTATCGTCTCGTCGAGCAGGCCCTCCGTGAGGCCGACGCCCAGGTGAAGGGAGAATGAGACGCCGACAACCGCATCCCGAGCTGAACTTCCGCCGTGGTCGAGGCCGGCGTACGACCGGCGCAGACTTCATCGCGACGTGTCGAGCGCTTGGGATGACCGACGAGGAGATTCGCCAGGAGTTGCTCGCGCTCAAAGCCAAGCGCGACGCCCAAGTGGAAAGGAAGGAATAAACCCATGGACCAGACCCGACTCGAACTCGCCCAAGGCGCGTTGCTCCGCCTCAAGGAACTCGAAGAGCGCACGTCGTTGATGCGGATTCGGCTCGCGCTCCAGGCGGCGCAGGGTGTCCTCCACGAGATCATCTACTACGAGGAACACGAGAAAGAGCCGTGTCATGCCGACTGAGGAGCCACCCACCCCACGGCTGGCGCCGCCGACGGGAGAGATGAAACGCGCGAACTTTATCGGCGTGCCAGCGATGTTCAACTTGCAGGCGGCATGCGCGATGGTCGTGGACGCCTTCGGGTGGTGCGTGTTTCTCGTCGGCTCGTCGCTGGAACGGCGGGACTATCGCGACGTGGACGTGCGCGCGATTCTCGATGACGTGGAGTACGATCGTCTTTTTCCACGCCACGCGCAGCCACAGTGCCTCGATCCGCTCTGGAACCTCATGTGCGTGTCGATCTCGGAGTGGCTCGCGAGTCGGACGGGACTGCCGATCGACTTTCAGATCCAGCGCCACACCGACGCGAACGCCGAGTATCACGGGCAACGCAGCGCGCTCGGCGTGTTCGTGCGGAACTCGACGCGCGGGGAGGACTAGTCGTGACCGATCGTGAACTAGCCGTGGCCTACGATCAGAAACTTGCCGATGCCGAGGCGCGGCTCGTCGTCCTGGAGGCCGAGCGGGAGCGGATGCGGGAGGCCCTAGCTACCAACGAACTCAACGATGGTCGTTGGGGATCACGAATTCGTCTGTCCGAGTGGCGAGTCGGTGCCGTGCGCCGCGACCGTGCCCTATCGAGAACCACGGTCGTGATGCCCCCGGGGGATACGGAGACCGGAGGATGAGCCCCACCGCGCGCAGCCTCGCCTATCTGCGGGAGCAGGGGTAACACGTGGCCACGTGGGAACCCGCCGGCACGCTCCGTCTCGACCGCTGCGCGCGCTGCTGCGGTCCACACGCGGGCCTCGTCGTCCGCCCGCTCACCAACCCGACCGACGAGTGGACGCAGTGGACGACCTGCCCAAAGACCGGCGAGCCGATTCTCATCTGCCTCGTGACGACCGTCGTTGTCGAGGAGCCCACCCGTGACCGCGCGTGCCTTGGCGGCTGATCATCACGCGGATGCGGCTCCGCCCGGGGCCGATCGCGCGGACCCGGTGCACGACAATCCTCGATCCTACCCGCTGCGCCTGGGCGACGCTCCTGGATCTCTTGCTCGCCGTGGACGCGAAGAACGCGGGTGTGGCAAGCTGTCACCGAGCGCTCGCGCAGGAGCATCGGGCGACGTTGAAGCTCGTCGGCGTCGACTGCCGGCTGGAGGAGTACGAGGAGCCGAACGATGGAGACGCCGATCACACGCGGACCGCGGAAGCGGAGACAGCGCCACGGCGTGACGAGGGCAGGCGATGAAACAATCCGACCACACCCGACGCACCATCGACGCGATAACAAACGCGACCCTCGCCGACCGGGCGAGCGAGGTGCAAGTCTGCTTCGCGGTGCCCGCCGACGACGAGATTTCGGACGGGCTCCGACTGCTCACGTTCGCCGTCGAGAAGTCGGGGCTCGCCAGCGGCGAACGCGGCGGGCTGTTCGGAGGCGAGTGGGGGTACGGCGCGGACTTCGCGAACGACGCCTTTTCCCTCCACCGCTACTGTTGGTGCGAGGAGGACTCTTGCCTCTGGTGCGGGGATTGCGACTGCCCGATGGCGCCCTCGGAGCACTATCTCGATGGCGCATTGATCGGGCGCGGCGCGGACGGTTCGTGGGGGGAAGCCAACGACCGGCTGCTCGGGCCATTCCGAAAGAAGAACCCGGGACGAAGAGAGGAGGCCGCATTTGACCGCGTCATCGAGGAGCGGAACCGTCGCCTCGTAACGGTCCACGCAGCACGCACCCACGTCTGCCCACCTGCTGGCCTCCGCGCCAATCGCGACGCGGGCCTCGACTGGCGCCCCGATCAGCGGGCCCCGAACTTCTGGCACAAGAGCTCGGGGTGGCGCGTCTGGTGGTACAAGTACATCGGCCGAGACATGGAGATCGCGGCGGGGACTGCGCCCTGGGCCGATGTTCTCGTGGCGTGCTGCGCGTCGCTTGGCGAACCGAGCGTGGAAGCGCTGCGGGTTGAGCGTGACGCCGAGTTGGAGCGCATGATCGCGGAGCAGGAGGCGTTCTATGCAAGCCCGAAGGGCGTCGCGCTGATGGAGGCGTTTTCCCACTCGATCCCCATGGAGCCCTCGTTCAAGCTGTTCGACCGCCTCGCCGCTCCGCAGTCCGCCGATACCGCTCCCGCCCTTCACGAACGACCGCGCCGTCTGCGCGCAGTGCGGCAACGGCCGGAGAGAAGTGACCGGATGACGACCACGCCCTTCTCGGCGGAGACGACGATGCGGCGCGCCGTGACGCTCGAGGCAAACGCGGCCCCGCCGTCCCGGACGCGAAGGAGAAGGCGGGGTAGTCCGTGGGCGGCCCTGTGGAGCATGCCGCGGTTCTGGTGGTTCAACGTCGGTTTGCTGACGGGCATCGTGTGGATGGTCTTTGTCGGCTGGATACACGGGCGGTGGTGATGCCGCTCCCGCCCTTCACCAACGACCGCGCCGTCTGCGAGAAGTGCGCCAACCGCCGCGACATCCGCGTCCACTTCGATCGCGGCTGCGAGCACGCCGAGGGCGACCACTACCACCGGCTCTGCCCGTGCGGGCACGAGTGGGTGGAGGCGTGCTCGTAACCGATGGAACTCACACACGCCGCGCATAGGCTGGGCGGCCCGCTCTGTGGCGCGCCGTCGGGCTGGATCACGATCGACAAGCAGGCGACGTGCCCGGAGTGCCGCGCACGACTCGCCACACGGACGAAAGGGAGGACGAGGATGGTGACACCACGGAAACCGGCAGGGCCACGGAAAGCGCCGCGCCACGTGAAGGCGAACCGCCGGGAGCTGCTGACCAACGCGAGCGGGACGCACTACGCGACCCGTCGGACGACAGGACCGAAGAAGGGGACCTTCAAGACCGAGGTCGCGAAGGGGAAGTCGCTCCGCGCCGATCGCGCCAAGAAGGCGACGCGTACGGTGAAGTCCGGCTACGGGCAACTCGGTGATCAGAAGCCGCGGAAGAAGCGGTGACGATCCTCACCGGGGATGCTGCGGCTCAAGCCTGGCCTGGCGCCCGGCGAATCGCGCTCGGCGTGGACGATGGCGGCGGCGCGTCCTCGCACGCGGGGGTCCGCATCGGCTTCAATCCCACGCGCGGGTTGGTCGTCCTGTCGGCGTGGTACGACACCATGTGCGGGACGGGTGAAATCGCCGTGCCGCTCGGGGAGCTTCTCGCCGCGCTCGGCATCACCGAGAAGGACCTCGCGACACGAGGCAAGAGCGGATGAACGACGTTACCTCCCCAGCGAGTCGGGCGACCCCAGCGACCGAGTTCACGGCACCGGTCTGCCACCGCTGCCAGCGGAGGATAGAAGGCTTCGAGGCGCATGCGCTCGGCATCGAGACCGTGCACGTGTGGGGTGAGGCCGAGCCGCGCGGCTATCAGCAGACCGACGGGAACCTCTACGTCGCCAAGTGCCACGGCGAGTGGGAGGAGGTGTACGTCCCGCTGGGCGCAATCACCGAACACGATACGATCCGGTGGAGCTACGCCTTCGATCCCGCGCGCGACCGCGATCCGTACGTTACGCGCGGTCGGCTTCCGTACCGCCAATCGCGTCCCACCTGGAAACGCACACGGGGCGGCTGACTCGCGCCAGCCGCCCCGCACTCGCTACAGAGACGTTGCTGTTGTGGTGAGTCGTCTTCTGGTTGATCAGACCTCGGGCGGCGGCGGCGGTGCCGGGATCTCCTCGGGCTGCCCGAGCGCGACCCGGAGACCCGTCGCGGGACCCGACTCCGCCTGCGCGTCGAAGGTGAACGAGAGCGGGGTGCCACCCTCGCCCGGCGTGTCGTCCGCCGTGACGCGGACCTGGACCGGGACGCGGATGGCCCCGACGCGCCGCAGGAAGACGCGGCCGTCGTCGCCCTTCTCGGCCGCGATGATCGACGGATCCGAGCTCTCGAGGGCGAGGCCGTCGATCGGGGCGCTCTCGCCCGCGTCGTCGACGCCCTCCACGAGGACCGGTGTGCGCCGGTCGAGACGATCGGTGATGCTGAGAATCATGACTGCTCCTTTCGTGGGATGGGCTCTGGCCGCCCTAAAGAGAGGAGGACGATCCGGGGCCGTCGTGGGTGATGGCACCGACGCTTGCCGCGGCACAGGAGCCACGCGAGCGTCAGCACGCTACCGAGGAGACTACCGAAGAGGAGACACAGCATCGGCATTGGGGAGCGCGACGCCGTGGTCCCGGAGATGCTTCGTCACCTCCCGGATGACGATCGCGAGGAGCGCGGCCGCGGCCGCCGAGACGTTCGGGTCGTTGGCGGTGGTCCAGTCGAGCGGGTTCCCGGAGCAGGTCGCGCCGATCGCCGTGCACGCCTGTGTGCCGAAGTAGCCGAGCACGAGGGCGAGGACCGGCCAGAGGAAGCCGGGGACGGACTTTTGCGCGATCGGCATGAGGAGCTTGGCGCCGCCGAGGATGGCGGCGACGATCGTCGCGAGCACGAGGGAATTGAGGGTCGGCATGGGAGATTCTCCTTTCCTTCGATGAACGGCCGCGCGGCGGGGCTCAGGCGAGCGACGCGTCGCAGCTTTCGATGAACGCCCGGACCGCCTTGAACCCGACGCTGTCTTTCGGCAGCACGTCGGCGCCGTCGAGCCGGACCTTGATGCGCGCCAAGACGGCGCCCGTGATCGCCTGGTACTTCGCCGGCACGCCGGCGGCAGCGACCGCCGCCTCGATCGCGGAGATCGACGGCGTCTCGGAGACGAGGATCGCGCGCGCGGCCGCCGAGGCGATTTTCGCATTCGCGAGCTGCTTCGGCGCCTGGATGCCGATCACGGCGCAGGCGAGACCGGCATCGCCGGCGTAGAGCTCGATCGGGTCGATCCCGGTCGAGGGTGCGGGCTTGAACGCGCCGCAGCCGGCGATGGCGATCGCGAGCACGAGCGCGATGACGCCGCTGACGATGGTGCTGAGTCGTTGCATAGACATCTCCTCCTGGGGGTCCGGGCCCCCGGTTGCGATTCCGTGGATGAGTGCCACGCCCGCAGGATGGCCGCGGCGCTCACGCCCGTAGGGGGCGCGGCGCAAGAGCAAGGCCCCCACCCGAGACACTGAAAAAAGAAAACCCTCCCCGTGCCGCGCGCCATCGCGGGCATGCCCGGCTCTCCCGGCTCGCCCGGCTGCCCGGGATCGCCGCGATAGCGTCCGCCCGCGCCCCCGCGCCCACCCCTGCCACCACGGCCCCCGGTGCCATCACCCACGACGGCCCCGGATCGTCCTCCTCTCTTTAGGGCGGCCAGAGCCCATCCCACGAAAGGCCGAGCATGCCCTCGCCCCCGCTCCCGCCGACGCCGCCAGATCCACCACGCACGCCCGGCTCATCCTCGAGCTGCCCCGGATGAAACCCGCGCCAGAACTGAATCCGGCGGACGACAAAGGCGAGGTCCCCGACCTTGTGGGCGAGGAAGAGGAAGAGCGTGCCGCGCGCCATCACGGTCAACGGCACCGAGCCCGGCGCGGCGAAATCCAGATCCGGGTCGATGAGGAGCGCGAGTGCGATTCCCGCCCACAACGTGGCGCGCATGCCCATCGCCGTGATGATGTCGGCGTCGAGAAGCCTGAGCGGCTGGTGCGCCGCCGGCTTCAGAGTCCGCCGCTGGACCCGGAGCGCGAGGCCGGAGAGGATCGCGACACTGGCGCTCAAGAGCGCGAGGAGCAGCGTGCCGGCCTGCTCGACGTTCATTGCGCGTCCTTCCGCGGATCATCCTCGCCCCGCGGCGTCACCGCCATGAGCCCCCGTCCGACGAACCGCCAGAGCACCGCATCGAGAATGCCGGGCCCGGCAACGGCGAGCGCCGTGCAGAAGCCCATGAGCCACAAAGCCCGTGGCGCGACGGTTTCAAAGAGCATCATGGCCACGCTGAGCGCGCCGATGACGGAGAGCAGCACGCGCCCGGCTTGCTGGCGCCACGTGAGCGACGCCGTCGCGGTGTCGTACATCAGCCGCGCGAGGCCGCCGGCGCACGCGAAGAGGCCGAGCACGAGGAGAAACGGTGCCGGCTCGGGATCGGAAAAGACGTGCTCGAGGAGCGCCGAACCGACCCCGACGGCGAGGGCTGGCGTCGCATACATGACGACGCCCATCGGCAGCATCGCGGGAAGACCGAGGCGTTGCGCTCGAGACCATCGCCTCATCGCCCCGCGTGCGCACTCCGCATCGCGTCACGCATGGCCGATCAACAAGAAATCCTTGTCGGCGTAGCCGCGCGTCCGCCGGCAGACTTCGGTGCCGTCACGGCCGCCGCTATCGTCACTATTGCCCTCGATCGTCGTGAAGATCTCGGTGCCGACGGCGATCACGATCCCGCAGTGATCCCAGTCGCCGGGCGTCTTCCGGCGGAGGAAGAGATCGCCGGGCCGCACGTGCGCCACGCCGTCATGGATCCCGTCGAGGAAGCACCCCGCCGCCTTCGCATGGCGCGCGAGCTCGTCGCAGGAGTCCGAGCCGTCGAAGGGCCGCGGGGCGCCCGTGAGGACGCAGGCGCCGGCGAGGATGAAGCTCGCAAACGCGGCGCACCACGCGATCGCTTCCCGGCCGCGCCCGTAGACCCGCACCCAGGGGCCGCAGTTCTGGCCACCGACTTCGCGCGGGTGCTCGGCCAGGTGCTGCGCGGCGAGGGTGAGGACGGCGAGCGGCAGGATGGTGGGGACGGCGCCCTCGGGACGGCGACACGCACGGGCGAGCGGGTCGACGAGGTCGTCCCACGTGCCCTGGCCGACGATGCCCGTCGGCTGCCGGCCGTGGTCGGCCTGGAAGCGCCGGACCGCCGCCTCGGTTGCCGGTCCGAAGGCGCGATCGACCGCGACGCCCTCGCCGGCGAGCGTCAACCACTCCTGGACGCGCCCGACGGCGACCCCGTGGGCACCGCGCTGGACGGGTCCGGGAAAGGTGAGTTCCGCCCGCGTGGCAGGCGTCAGGAGCGCATCCGCCGCAGCCTCCACCCAGCCCTATCCCCCTCGCCGTTGCGGGGCGCTCTGTACGCTCTCGGCCGCTCTGGCGGCAATCATGCCAAGCAGCGGGAGGCGGGGCCTACATCACGCCCCAGGCGAACCAGGAGAACACGTAGCGGCGGGCGCCGGCGGTCGAGAACGACCCGGCGCTGGGGGCGGTCGCGAAGCCGGTGAACCCAGCCACCGCGAGCGAGTGCGCGGCCATCCGGGGCGGGTCCTGGCTCGTCGCCGTGAAGGGGTCCGTGTCGGTGACCGCGACCGGATCGGCGCCGTCCTTGAAGCCGACGCAGAGCATGGAGGCGCCGAGCAGCTGCTTGAACGGCGATGGGAACGTGACCGGGATGTTGAAGAAGGTGACCCCGCTTCCCGGCGGGGGCGTGAACGTCCAGCCCGACTGCAGCTCGACGCTCCCGAGGAGGAGATTCGTCGCCCGGTCCTGGTAGCGGATGGCGCGGACGCGCTCGTCGTCGGGATGGGCGACGAACATGGCGGCCGGGACGGTCCCGACGACGAGCATGGCGCCGTCGAAGAGGACGGCGGTCGCGCTGTCGGTCGCGTCATTCAACAGGCGGACGACAATCGACGAGGCGGCAAACGAGACGCCCACGGTGAGGGTCAGGAGCTGCCACGTGCCGTCGCCCGAATGATACGGGCTCGCGCTCGCCGAGCCGGCGGTGATGATCTGGAGCCGCGCCTTATTCGCCACCGCCGTTTTTACCCAGACGCTCAGGGTGACGGGGAGGCCGAGATAGGCCGCGTTGTTGACGGCGCTCACCACGAACGAGTGCTGGAGATAGGACGCCACGCTGCCGGCCCGCAGACGCACACTCGCCCCTCCGAAGCGCGGATCGGTCGTGTCGGCGGTGGCGATGGCGCCGGTGCCCCCACCCGAGAGCGTCCAGCCGTTCGGCGCCGACGCGCCCGGGAGGAACGTCTCGAAGCTGCCGTTGCGGAGCAGGTTGGCCGTCGCCAGGCGCTCGAGGAGGTCGGCCCCCATCTTCTCGAGGCTCACGGCCTGGTCGGCGAGGACGCGGCCCGAGACGGCCTGGTCGGCGAGCTTCGCCTCGGTCACGTTCAGGTCGAGGATCGCGCGGGTCGGCACCGCGCCATCGGCGAGATGCTGGCCGAGTACGGCGAGGAGCGCGATCTTGGTGGCGGTCACGCTGACGTTTGCGAGCTGCGGCGTGCCGACCGCGCCGAGCGCGAGCTTCGGCGCGGTCACCTGGAGATCGGCCAGATGCTGCGTCAAGATCGCGAGGTTCGCGAGCTCGGACGAGCCCACCGCGCCCGCCGCGATCGCGGCCGTCGTCACGGCATCGGCGAGCAGGTCGAGCGCTGTGACCGCCGGCGCGCTGAACCGAACGAGCGCGCGTTCGAGTGCCGCAAGCTGGCCGTTCAGGACGTTCGGAAAGACGGTGAGGAGCGTCGTGTTCGTGCCGCCATCGAAGACGACCGCGGTGAGCGCGACGATGACCTTGCTCGCGTTCAGCGTTGCCCGCACGCGGTGGCCGACGGCGTAGTCCGCGCGCCGGTCGCCGGCGAGGCGCAGCTGATTCGTCGCGATGAAGACCGGTGGGGGTCCCGTATCGGCGACCCACTCGGGGGGGAGCGGGTTCTTCCCGGTCGTCGGGTTGTGATCGGCCGCGAAGAGCGCCTGGATCGCCGCCAGCATCGCGTCATAGTCGGCGCAGAACGTGCCGAGGAGGAGGAGCGCGTCGCGGAGGACGATCGGATCGCCGTTCCACGTGGCCTCGGGCGGAATTTCCTGATCGATGAACAGGCGGACGAGCGCCGCTTTGGCCTGGAGTTCACTCTGCTTCGACATGCCCCCACCCTCCCCTTACGGAATCGGCCACGCGGTGAGACTCTTGATCCGCGGCCGCCGGGCTTTGTTCCCCGCCGCGAGATCCACCCGCAGCCGCAGGCGCTTCCCCGACGTCAGGCCGGTCGAGAACTTGGCGCGGACGGTGCCGTCGACGTCGGTGTTCTCGACGGTGAGCGCGCCGACCGTCGTAAAGGTCGCGCCGCCGTCGAGCGAGACGAAGAGCGCCGGATCGGCATCGCCCGAGGGCTTCACGAATTCGACGACGCCGTCGAGTTGCGTCCGCGCGACCGTCAGGCCGACCTCTTTCGAGATGTACTTCCCGTTGGCCTTGTTCGCCTGGACGTGGAGCGAGCCATTCGACCGCGCGATCGACGGCAGCACGTAGGGATCGGTCGTCTTCAAGACCGCGCGCACGTCGAGCGTCTGCGTGAAGGCCGCGAACTCGGTCACGTTGTGCGGGAGGAACGTGATCCAGACCTTGCCCGGCGCGGTGAGCGCCAACCCGTCGACCGCATACTGCCAGTCGATCGAGGTCCCATCGGGGACGACCTGGTCGGGGTTCACGAGGAGCGCTGTCAGGTCGGCGGGGACGCCGTTCACGCCCGACGTCAGGCGTGCGAAGTAGAGGTGGGCCTCGCCCGCCGTCGCTTTCGCGACCCAGACCTTGCAGCGGAGATCCGCGCCCTGGAACGAGGTCCAGTCGGCGTTGTTGACCGAGTCCATCAGGATACCGTCGGGGATCTGTTGTTGCGTGATGAACCCGCCCGCGACCCGGTCGGGTCCGCCGAGCTCGGCGACGAAGACCTCGTAGTCGGGCGACGGCGTGCGCAGTACGAGCGCGCGGAATTCGAACGGATCGCACATGACGGGATCGGGCCAGACGAGCACATTCGAGCTCGCGTCCCCGACCTCGCAGTCGCGCTGCTCGAGCGTCCGCGAGGCCAAGACGTGCGCCGCCGGCGTCGAGGCATCGCCCGAGCGATCGGTCGCGCGCATCTCGCAGATGAGTGGGACGCCTTGCGTGCCCGTCGGCTTCGCGGCGAGCGGGACGTCTACCTTGGAGATCATGCGCGGGACGCCGAAGAGGAACGACTGCGCCAAGGGATCGAGCATGACGCCGCCGCCGCTTCGGCCATGGCGCCGCGGGATCGGGAGCGGGAACTCCGTGGTCACGATCTCGACCGCGACCTGGCGCACCGTGCCGACCGACGAGAACGGCACCGACGCGCGGAGGGTGTAGTCGGCGGGCCAGACCGCATTCGGCACGCCCTGGTCGCCCCAGCACTCGACGGCCACCGTCCCGGCCGGCGTATCGCTCGGGACGACGAAGTGCCCGTTCACCTCCCCCCCGACAGTATTCGCGATCCCGACATTGTTCGCATAGACGGCGTCCGTCGCCCCGTTCCCGAGCCCGGCCGGCACCTGCACCGAGGGCGCGTCGGCGAGGAACGGCACGGCTTTCCCCGCGAAGCGGACCCGCACCTTTTCGAGCGGCACGAAGTGGAACCCGGCGACCGCGACCTGCAGCTGGCGCATGCGGAGCGCCGCAACCTCGGTCGCCTGCGTCATGATGTCGACGCCGCCAACGGTCAAGACCGGCACCCGACGCGCCGGCGTCCGGCTCCGGCGCGTCGCGTTCTGGATAACGCGCGTCTGCGACGACGTCGTGACCGTCGTGTCGTTGAAGAAGTCCTGGCTCGGCCCCAGGCGAACGAGCGGCGGCGGCACGCGGAAATCCGTGTACGCGTTCACCGGTCGCGCGCGCGACCACTTGTCGGACGCGATCGCAAGCTCGTCGGCAAAGGGGAGCGTCCAGAACTGCTCACCGACGCGCGCGTCCGTCTCGCCCGCCGGCGCTGCGATCTTCGTGAGCGCCGGCAACGCCTGGAGAAACGGAAGCGTGAACTCTCCCGCCTCGGTGTCGATCGTGCCCTCGTAGGCCTGCCCGCCGACGTTGAACGCCTCGTCGGCATAGCGGAGTGTCGAGAAGTCCTCGGCAAAGGTGTCGACGAAGCTCGCGGTCGCGAGCCCGCCGAGTCGCGCGCGGGCTTGGTTCAGCAACTCTTGCTGCGCGACGTTCCGCTGGAGCTGGAAGACAATGTCCGCGAGCTCGCCGAGCTGCTCGTAGGTCCAGCGCTCGTTCCCGTGCGCGACGATGACGGCCTGCCCGCTATTCGGCGCGACTTGCACAACCGCGTAGGGCAGCGCGAAGCGCGGGAGCGGCGGCGGCTGCGGATCCTCGGCCGGGATCCCGCGCAGGACCGCGAGGGTGCTGTTCGGCCGGAGGATGATCAGGTCGTGGCGCGGGAGGTAATAGTTGTAGTCGACCTGCGGCTGCGTGCCCTCGACGGGGTTGTCGCCGGCCAACGTCGCGAAGGTGATGGCGCCGGCGCCGGTCAACTCGAAGTCCGTCGCCTGCACCATCGTTTTTTGGTACTGGTAGCAGACGTAGTACGTGGCGCCGCCCGAGGGCGCGCCGGTGATCCAGTGGACTTTCTTCAGGCCGCTCTCGGTTTGCAGATCGTAGTTCGTGCCCTGGACGTAGACGGTGCCGCCGCCGCCTTGCGCGCTTGAGATCGTGACCAGCGCCGTGACGGGGTTCTTCGAGAGCGCATCGTACGCGCCCGCACCCCGCGTGACGGCTTCGTAGCCCGAGCCCGAGCCACCTGTCCCGGTCCCGACCTGCACGGTCGCGGTCAGTTTCGGGATCGTTGCCGCGATCGGGTAGAGGCTCGCCTTCGTGAGGGGAAAAGGATCCGCCGCCGCCGTGTAGGTGAAGGGCTCGTCATGGATGCTCCCCGTCTCGAGCGCCTGATCGACCTCGAGCTCCGTCGCCGTCGGGAACGTCACGAGCACGCCCTCGACGCGGGCCCCGATCGGCGGCACCGCGAGGCGGAGCTTCCCGGGCGAGGCGACATTCCCCGAGATCGTCGCGCGCGGCTCGGGGCGGAGCGGCCGGAAGACGTAGCTCCCGTGCGCGTCGGTATCGAGCTCCGCCAGCACCCCGCGGAAGGTCTCGTTCTGGTCGACGTTCGCCAGGCGCTCCGCATCGAGCGCGCCTTCGGTCTTCCCGACGTTGATCGCGTAGACGTTCGGGATGAGGGGTTGCACGAGGTCGCTCGCGCGGTCCCACTGGTAGACCGCGAAGACGCGGCGCTCGAGCTCGGTCGGCCCGGGCGGGTCGTTCGACGTGTCGGTCGTGCGGAGCGTCGCCGTCCAGGCCTCGCGGTAGGCGGCCGGGTGGCCGCTCAGGGGATCGATGAGGCCGGGATCCGCCACGTGATCGACGAGCGTCCGCGTGAACTCGACGTAGACCGCCGAGATGCCCGTCGTGAGGTGGGGGTACGTGAGCGTCGCCCCCGCGACGCGGAGCATCGCCCCCGCCACGGGAATGATGAGGTCGGCGATCGTCAGCGTGTCGCCCGCGACGATGGGCGCGTTATCGCCGTACGTGACCGAGACGGTCCAGCTGTTCCCACCGGTCACGAACCCGTTGGCGTTCACGAAATAGAGGACGAGGCCGAGAAAGCCGACCGCATGGCCGTAGGTCGCGGGATCCGCCTGCGCCGCCGCGAGCGAGGGCGCGATGGCGGTGATCGGGTACGGCGTCTCGCTCACCTCCGGGCGATCCGAGCCGCTGGAGCGCCACGCGAACGTCGCCGTCCCCGCCGGGCCGCCGGTCGTGATCTTGATCGTATAGACGAGGCTCTCGAGGCCGATGTACTTCCCGGCTGAGCCGAGGCTGTCGGCGCCGATGTTCACGCCTGGCGTCGGCTGGCCGATCGTGCCGCCCGCCTGGTACAGCACCGCACCTTCGCGGAGGAGCGTCCGGCGGAAGATCGCCTCGTCGTATTGCTGGATACGCTGCAGGTCGATGAGATCGTAGTCGGCGAGCACCTCATCGCCGCGCGCGAGGACGGTCTTGTAGCCCTTCCGCGGATCGAACGATGTCGGCCGCGTCACGCCGGCATTCTCGAGTGCATTCCCCATCGCCTCGTCCTCCCCGCCCTGCCGCCCCGAGCGTCGCTGCTACTGGTTCAACACTTTGTGCACTAACGGAACGTCTACGACCCCGACATCTTTCACTTGCGGCGCGTCGTCGTGCCAGACACGGAGAATGTCGCCGTTGGTCCGCACCTGCCCCATCGGATTCGCAACGGGATCGTAGACGCCGCCCGACGCGAACGTCGACGAGTCGGATTCCCGCGTGGCCTGGATCCGCCACTGGTCCCCGAGCGTCAGCACGCTGTCGCCGCCGCCGGTGAAGGTCAGCGTGAGGCCCGTGCCGGTGAGCGCAACCGGGACGCCGAACGCGACCGTCGCGCTCCCCGAGGGCGCGCTCCCGTTGGACGCCCAGCCGATGTGCGCCACGCCGCTCCCGCCGGCCGCCGTCACCGTGATGGTGATCGTCTGGCTGTCCGCGCCGGCGTAGCTCCCGCCGAGCAGAATCTCGACGTTCGCGCGATCGTCGCCGGCGCGGGCACCGTCGACCATGAGCGCGCCGCGGGTGACGAACGTGACGCCGCCGCCGTAGAGTGCGAGCTCCGACCAGGTGCCGAGCGCGTCGTCTTCCCCGAAGCGGAAGACGAGATAGAGGAAGTTGGAGCGCAGGCGGCGCCCTTGGGCATCGACGGCGGTCGGCGAGAGCTCGCGCCAGCGCTGGCCATCGGAGGTGCGGACGGCGCCTGCCACATCCGGCACGCAATAGGCGCGGTGGAGAAAGAGCGCGCGCCCGATCTCGTGCTGCAAGGACCGGGCGGCCGGGTCGATCGGCACCGCGCCGCTCCCGTCGCCGACCGCGAGGTGCGTGAGCGTCTGGCTGACGGCGACGCCCTCGCAGAGCGCTTGCGCCTGGAGCTCAGTCGCGGCGTCCATCGTCGCTTGGATCTGCATGGGGTCCTCTACGGGCCGATCTTGCCGACCCCGATCGGCGTCACACCGATCTGCATCGGCGGCGGCGGCGTGATCGAGATCGGCGTGTCGTCGAAATGGATGGTCGTCGTTGCGCCAGCGTCGAGGGGCTCCTGCCCGAGGACGAAGACCGTGATGCCGCCCGCGACGTTCTGCTGCGCGGCGGTCACCGCGGCGGCGGTCGGAAAGCCGGCGAGGCGGACCTCGCACGTGGCCGCATTGTAGTATCGGCCCATCAGGCGATCGCGATTGACGCGGCCGCGGTTGGCGCGGAAGACGTCGGGATAGAGATCCCGCACCTCGAGGACCTGGACGCCCGTGTCCTCTTCGATCAGCGTGGCGAGCGCGAAGTTGTTCTCGCGCGGCCGCACGAGCTCGCGCCGCTGGCGCGTGGTGTAGGGGTCGTCCGCCTCGGCCGGACGGCGCGGCGTCACCGTATGGAGGCCCCAGTAGTCGGCGAAGAAGCCGGCGGCGCGGAGGAGGAAGAGCTGCGCGATCGCACGCTCGAGCGTCGTCACATGCGCCTTCAGCGCGTGGCGGAAGGGCTCGAGGATCCGCCAGAGCGGACTCGTCCAGCGGGCGAACGCGGTCCCCGGCCCGACGACCGCGAACTCGTCGGGCGCGAAGTCGACGTCGGCGAATTCCGGTCCCGCCGGCGCGATCGCAACGCCCTCCTCCTCGAGGAGCGTGATCGCCTGCACGGCGCCGGCGCCGGGATCGGCGAGGACGGCGAGGTAGCCCGGGAGCGCGTTCAGCATCGCGAGGAGCTCGGCGTAGGTGAGCCCCGCCTCGAGGTCGACCGTCGTCCCGACCGCGCCGTCCATGCCGTGCACCACGAGCGTCCCGTCGTCGATGTCCACGGTGAGCCGTCCCGTCCCACGATAGGCGAGTCGGAGCGTCGGCACGGCCATCGGATCCCGCCGGTAGACGAGCGGCAACGCCTCGAGGAGTCGGTCGCGATCGAAACTCATGCTTGGGTGATTGTGACCGCGCCGGGCATGATGCGCGCGCCGCGGAGGGTCGAGAGGTTCGCGGTCGGTGTCGTGAACGTGACGTCTTTCACCCCGCGGACCGATGCCACCGCGCAGATGAGATCGGCGAGCACGAGGTCCTGGAAGACGCCGAGGCCGAAGAGCTGCTGCTCGACCGCCATCCGCACGAGCGGCGTGACGTCGGGAAAGGTATAGCCCGGATCGAGCGCGATCGTGAGCACGGGGGCGACGATCTGCGGCACGACGGCTTTCACGAGGACCGTCTCGCCGGCGGCCTTGTATCCCGGGACGCGCGCGCCGGCGGTCGTGAAGCTGCCGTCGATGATCGCTTGGGCGTCGGCGACAAGCGCCGGCGTGGCCCCCGCGCCGCCGTTGTCGATCACGACGTCGACGAGGCCCCGCTTGTCGGGGACCCGGGTCGCGCGCGCGAAGAGCGCGCGCTCGGAGACGATCCCGGCGGTCAAGACCTGCGCCCGGAGTGCACCCCGCTCGAGGCCTCCGAGCTGCGCGCGGCCGAGGTTCCGAATGTAGCGCTGGAAGCGCGCCCGGCGCCCCTCGGCGGTCTCCGCCTCGGCGCCGTTCAGGAACGCTTGGGGATTGGTCGCACTCGCGATCCCGGTAATCGCCTCCAACAGCAAGCCCGAGGAGCGGAGCACCATGGTGTTGGCCGACGTATTGCCGACGGTGCCGGGCGTCGCCGCCTCCGCGAGCGTCTCGGCAAAGGTCTCGCCGGCGCGGAGCGTGACGGGGACGATCGTCCGGTAGAGCCGCTCGGGCTGGGCGCCGACGGCCGGTACGCGGAGCTCGGCGCCGAGCTCGATCGGGATGTCCCCCGCGATGTTCGGGTTCCGCTCGAACCGGACGAGGCCGGTTGCCGCGATCGCGGGGAGTGCCGGGAAGCCGGTGAAGGTCGTGACGCCATCGCCCTCGCCCAAATCGTAGAGGACCTCGGGAATCGCCCGGAGCGCCATTTCGAACGCCTTGGCGTCCAAGTGCTCGAAGCGGATTGCCACTGTCTCGAGGAGCGTCTTCACGACGGCGCCGTCGTTGAAGTCGGTGACGCGACCGGCCGTGTCGGCGGAAAGACCCAGCAGCCAGGCGATCATCGCGTCCCGGTGGACGCTCGCGTGTACACGTTCGAAGGGGACGTTCATCGGGTCACCCCGTTGCCACAACGGCGTCGTCCGGCGTCGGCACCCTACTTTCGGGTTTTCTTACTTCTGTACTTTCCGATTTCTCGGATTCTTGATTTCCGGCCGCAACGATCGCACGTGCATCGAGCCGCTCAATGAGCGCTGCGAGCCGGCGCCGCCGCTGCGGGTTCTCACCGTTGACGATGAGGAGCGCTTCGATCCGGGCGCGGTGACGGATGAGCGCCCCGGCATGAGGCTCGACCCGCCGGCAGAGACTGGCGATCGTGAGCTCGAGGACGGCGACCCGGCGGCGCGCGGCGGCGAGCTCCTCGCGCCGCCACGCTAGGCGCGCGCGGAGGTGCCACCACGGTGGCCGCGGCGCGCCCGACCAGGTTGGCACGGACGCGGTCATGCGTGGTCTCCCGCGCTCGGCCAGTCGGTGAGGAACATCCGCCGGCGCGTCCGCGGGAGCGGCGTCGGCGCGATCGTCGGCGTGGGCGTCCGGGTGACGGTCGGCGTCGGGGTCGGGGTCACGGTCGGCGTTGGCGACTCCGTCGGCGTCGGGGTCGCCGTCTTGGTCGCGGTCGGTGTCGCCGTGAGCGTCGGCGTTGCCGTTTTCGTCGGCGTCGGCGTGGCCGTCGCCGTCGGCGTCGCGGAGAGGGTCGGCGTCGGCGTCTTCGTCACCGTCGGCGTCGGCGTTGCGACCGCGCCGAAGTCTTCGAAGGGTCCGACGTTGGCCGAGGCGTCCGCCCAGAGCTCGCCGACGTCCGCCCCCGCCGACCAGGTGCAGGGCGCGCCGTTGAACGTGATGTCCGTCGCCGTCATGGAGACGATCTGGCGCACGCCGCAGGCGCCCTCGATCTGGATCTCGAAGCAGCCGGGGTTCACGCTTGAGGCGGCGCGGACGCCCTTCCCTTTGCAGTCGGTGTTCTTCAGCTGCCAGTATTTGCCGGGGTAGACGAAGTAGCGCCGCGGGTCGTTCGTATGGCCGCCGCCGATCCCGGCGCCGGGATTCGACTTGCAGGTGACGGCGATCGTGTTCGCCCCGCCGCCGCCCTGCGTGCTCGTCGCCTTGCAGACCGCCTCGCCATGGTCGACATAGCTCGCGCTCGTCGGGACGAGGTTTTGGAGTTGCGCCATACTCGCATCCGAGCTCCGCGTGCCGGGATAGCCGGGATCGGCGCGGAAGTTGCCGCTGTTGAAGGTCGGGTGATCGCTATTGAACGTCGATGCGACTTGGCCGCATGTGTACTGGAAGACGGTCGGATTCCCGCCGGTGCCGCGCGCCCACTTGATGCAGTCCGCCCCGCTGCTCCGCTCGGTATAGCCGAAGCCGTTCCCCACGAGCGGGCATCCCTCGTTGTTGTCGCACGCGTGGACGGTCGTGCCGTCGGTCTCCGCAACCGCAATGCGCTCGGTGCCGGTCGTCGCGCGCCCATCGAAGACGTTGTCGAGGAAGTGCACGTTCTGGATGTCGGCGAAGGTGGCGCCGAAAGCGGCGAGCGCCCACGCGGCCGAGGAGTTGCCGGTGAGGCCGGCTTCCCAGAAGAGGTTATGGTCCGCCGTGACGTCGTGCGAGTCCTCGGTCACCTCGAGGCCGTTGCCGACGTGCCCCGCGCTGTCGACGGTGCAAACGTTGTAGCTGATCGCGGTCTCGCCGCAGATCGTCGTCGGCGCCTCGGCCTGGCACGAGTGCTTGATGCAGTGGTCGCCGTTCGGGTTCCCATAGATGCCGGCAACGACGTTGTAGCGGATGTTGGTGCGGAAGAGCGGATGGCCTGCGTCATTCTGCATCCCGATGTCGATGCCGTCGGCCATCCCGCTGCAGAGGTTGCCGTCGATGAGGCCGTCCTGGGTGCCCTGGAACGTCACGCAGTCGAGGTTGTTCGGGCTTTGCGGGCACGTGCTCGACGGACACTCGCTGTCGTTCGAGCAGAGTGCGCCGCTGTTGGCCCCCGCCGCGCAGCGCGCGACCCGCGGGCCGAGCGTGCTGCCGACGACGGACGGCGTATCGACCTCCTGGAGCCAGATGCAGCCCGAGGGCACGCCATCGACGGGGCACGGGCCGATCCGGCTGTTCGTGATCGTGATCCCGCTCCCGCCGCCGGCGCCGAACTGGATCAAATCGCGCTGCGAGCTCGTGACGTTCGCGCCGTCGGCCCAACAGTCATCGATCTGAATGTCGTGCGAGCCCATGGCGCCCATGACGGCGCCCGCGTTGGCCCCCGAGCCGCTTGGCCGGATCGTGAAGCCGCGGAGGATGCCGAACGAGGCTTGATCGTTGCCGTTGCACGCGACCGACGAGACGCCTGAACACCCCATGCAGACGACCGCGCAGTCGGCGCTCGCGACGTTCAGATTCGTGCCGGTCAGGATGCAGGAGCGATTCGAGCCGTCGCACTGGATCGTCCACGGCACGCTCGCCGTACCGTCGAAGGGGGCGGCGATCTTCTCGGCGTAGGTGCCGGCCGCGAAGTGGACGATCGCCTGGCTGCCGACGTTCAGCGCTGCCTGGATGTTGTTCGCGCACCCGTCGCCGTCGCAGCCGGTCGAGAGCATGTACGGCCACGTCCGGCAAGCGGTGCCGGCCGTCGGCCCGCAATTCGCGACGTTCGTCTTCGCGGCGTCGACGTAGAAGTCGACGACCGGCGGCGGCGCGGTCGGCGTGGCCGAGGTCGTCGGCGTCGGGGTCGGTGTCGGCGTCAGGCCGGTGCCAACCGGCGCCGGCGCCTCGAGCGCGCCGGGATCGGGCGCGGCGCCGTTCCAGGGATACGACACCATGGCGCTGTTCGACCACGCGCACGCGGCGCCGCTGAAGGTGATGTCGGTCGTCGTGAGCGCGGTGATCTGCCGCACGCCCGCACAGCCTTCGATCTGCACGTCGTAGCAGCCGGGGTCGGTCGCATCCGCGAGGCGGACGGCGTTGTTCGACTTACAGTCGTCGTTCGCGAGATCGTAGAAGTCCGACGGTTGGACGAACCACGCCTTCGCGCCCCGTCCCGCGGGATTGGCGCCGAGACACGTCACCGAGACGGTGTTACCGCTGCCGCCCGACGACGCGCGGCAGAGCGGCTCTCCCTGGTCGATGAGCGTGCTCGACGGCTGCAGTCGGAGATTCGCGACCACGTCCGAGTTCCGGCTCACGAACTTAGGATCGGTCCGCACGTTCAGACTGTGCTCGGTCTTCGCGTTGAAGCTGCCCGTGTCGCTCCCGATCGCCGTGCCGAAGTCGCTGCACGGATAGGTCTGGTTTCCCTGGTCGGTCGGCTCCCAGCGGATACAGGTGCCGCCGAGGCCGTTCGGGAAGTCGAAGATGTTGTTCACGAACGGGCACGGGTTGCCGGCCGGGCAGGCAGCGACCGTGCCCGCGTCATGCTCGACGGTCACGGCGCCCGCGCCGGTAAAGGCCGCATCGCTGCTGAGGATGTTATCGCGGAAGTGGAGATCGAGGTTCTGATTCGGCCCGAAGCCCGTGCCCTCCGAGTACATCCAGAAGTGCGTGCCTTGGCCGGCATGGTTCGAGAAGGTCGTGTTGGCGAACGAGTTGCCGAGGTGGCTGAGCTCGTTCCAGGTGATGCCGTTCGTGTTGACGACCGTGGTACAGGCGCCGCCCGGACACTGCGAGTTGACGCTGCAGAGGGCGCCGCGGTTCGCGCCGGCGACGCACATGGTGCGGGTGTGCAGCACGTTGCGGAGCACCGAGAGGTCGTGGTTGAACCCGAAGGACGGCGAGACGGCCGCCGAGGCGATATCGCCGCTGATCTTGATGAGCTGCGAGCCGTTGCCGCCGCCGCCGCTCGATGCCGCGACGTCGTTGAACCGGACGATCCCGGGGCCGAGCGGCGTGCTGTTGAGCTGCCCGATGTCGATCACGTCCGAGCAGCCGAAGGCCGTGACGCCGTCGATCAGGAACGTGTCGATGTCCTGGAACGTCAGGCAGTCGACGTTCGCCGTCGACGGGAAGTCGTTCAGCGGGCCGTCCTGCCCGCCGACGTAGGCGATATGGCTCGTCGCCTGCCCGAACGTGCAGCCCGTCGATGACCCGTTGCCGACACAGTTCTTGGTCGTCAGACGGAGATTCGTGATGTAGCTCGCGCCCGGGATGTAGCCGACCCCATAGCTTCCCGTGGTGTTGCCGAACTGATCGACGATGACGTCCTTGAGGAGGATTTTGTCATCGCCGCCCGCCCCATCGTGCAGGATGGCGACCGAGCCGTTCGCCGTCGGGCCGATCTGGAAACCGACGAAGTGGATGTAATGCGCGGCGCCGCCGCCGCAGGATGTGAGCGCGCGCCCGAAGGCGACCGCGCCGCAGGTGCTACTGAGGCCCACGCCAAGCTTGCAACTGGCGATCGCGCCGTCACACTGAATCGTGACCGGATGGCCCGCCGTTCCGGTGAACGAGACGCCCATGTACTGGGGATAGTTGCCCGGCAGGACGTGCACGATCGTGTCGGACGTGACGAAGCTCGCGCAGCCGCTGCCGCCGCAGGCGTTGTTGCTGGTCATGAGATAGGCCCACGTCTGGCAGGGCTGCGTTGGGAGCTTCCCGCACGCGTTGGTGTTCAAGCCGAGACCATCGCCTGTGAGGCCGCTCGCGTTGTCGATGCCGTCGTCGAGGTAGAGCGCGAGGCCGCTCGGCGTGCCCGTCGCGGTCGGTGTCGGGGTCTTGGTGAGCGTCGGCGTCGCCGTGACGGTCGGCGTCCCTGGCGTGCCCGTGAATGTCGGCGTCGGTGTCGGCGTCACCGTCGGCGTCGGGGAGAGGGTCGGAGTCGGGGTCTTCGTGACCGTCGGCGTCGGCGTCTCAGTCGGCACGCCGCCGACGTCGGTATAGATCGTGAAATAAAAGTCCGCGTTTAGGTCGCCCGGCAGTCCGTCCTGGTGCGTGCCGTCGTAGTTCGTATCCTCGTAGGCGTCGGGCACGTTCCGATCGTCCCACCGGATCAGGTTCGTGAGGTCGCCATCCGACTGCAGGACGATCCAGAAGTCGCCCGACGGCGCCGGCTTGTTCGACGACCACGTGATCGCGGTGATCGTCGCCGGTGCGGGCGTTGTCGGGAGCGTCGCGACGTCGACCGAGACGGAGTCGCCGCCGAGCTGCACGTCGGGACAAGACACCGCGCCGCCCGGACAGCCCGTCGTCTTGTCGCTCCAGACCTCGAAATGCAGATGGCCGGTCGCGGCCGTGTTGTTGAAGATCGATGCGTCGACCCGGCAGACGGTGACCAGCGTCGCGTTCTTGATCCGCTGGCGCGGCGCGTTCGTGACGGACATCGTGTTGTCGACGCGCCAGTAGTCGTTCCGCGTGCCGACCTGGGTCATGGTGCCCGAGGCTGAGCACGAAGCCGGCGTCGACGTGACCGTCGGCGTCGGTGTCGCGGTCTTCGTCGGCGTGGCGGTGAGGGTCGGCGTCGGCGTGGGCGTCGTGGTCGGCGTCGGCGTCGCCGTCGGCGTCGGCGAGAGGGTCGGCGTTGGCGTCTTGGTGACCGTCGGGGTGGGGGTGACATCTGGGGTGAACGTCGGCGTCGGCGTGGCGGTCACCGTCGGGGTCGCGGTCACGGTCGGCGTCGGCGTCGGGGTCTTCGTGATCGTCGGCGTCGGCGTGGCGCTGAGCGTGGGGGTTACGGTCGGACCGCTCCCGGGATCGCAGCCGCCGCACGCGGTCCCGCCGTGGCTCCCGTTCCCGTCGGGGTCGTGCTGGCAGAGGTCGCAGGTCTCCGTCGTCGAGAGGCCGCGCGAGAAACCGACCAGCGCGTCGATCTTGCCGTTCCAGAAGTCTTTGGTCGCGCCCGCCGCGCTCACCCAGGCGCCGATGTGCGCGTCCTCGGCGGAGTTGCAGAGGCCGCTCGTCCACGCCATCGACGTCGACTCGTTCACCCCGTTGCCATAGATGTCGAGCCGGAGATTGACGTTGTCGTCGGCGAAGCAGACGTAGTAGTCGGTGTTCGTGACCGGGACGAGCGTCGAGGTGAGGGTCGTCGCGACGCCGCTACAGGCCGAACCCGTGATCAACACCTGGAAGTGTCCGGTCGCGTTCTCACGCCGGAGATTGATGCTGCGGTTCGAGCTGTCGTTTCCCTTGGCGTAGATCGTCTTCCACGAGCCCGAGGTCGTATCGAGCCGGACCCAGGCGCAGACGCTCATCTTCGCCGTCGCGCCGCCGACGTCCCAGCGCGTGCAGGTCGCATCGGTGCACGACGCCGTATCCGACTCCGCACTGTTGAATTGTCCGCTCTGGCTCCCCCACCAGAAGTTCGTGGTGTTCCCCGTGATGCCGCTATTCGTGAAGTTCTGCGCCGGGCTGCCGCACGTGTCGTTCGTCAACGCCCCCGCCTCGAAACTGAACGCGCCGAGGAGCGCACTGTCGGCGCAGTAGTTCGTCGCGCCCGCCGGTGCGGCCAGCGCGAGCAGGCCGAGGACCGTGGCGATGGCGAGGCGAACGCGGCGCGCGCGCGTCATTGCTTGGCCACCACGAAGCAGAAGGAGAGACTCTTGACCGTGCAAATGGAGCTCGGGCACTCGGAGTTGGTGGTGCAGGTCGCGGCCGCATTCGTCCCGGCGAGGCAGTTCCCCGCGACGGCGCCGATGGCGACGTTCACGAGATCGCTCGCCGCCATCGTCGTGTCGCCGTTCATCGTCGTCGTGACGGTGCCCGCCGGCGTGCAGGCGAGATTCGACCCGTTCACCCCATCGGGCGTGCCGTCATCGACCTGGAGGTCGGCAGCGACCGAAGAGGTGCCCGACGCGACACACGTGCTCGAGGGGCAGATCGAATCATCGAAGCAGGATGTGGCGGCGTTCGGTCCGGCGGCGCAGCGTTTGAAGGGCGCGACCTTGCAGAAGAGCTTCTGGATCGTGAGGTCGCTCGGCGCCTGCCAGACGGTCGCGAGGATCTCGCCGGCGACCGGATTCTCGACCGGCACGCAGTGCTCTTGCTGCGCGAGGTTCGTGCCGTTCACGCCGAGGAAGGCTTCGATCGCCTGCACCTCGCGGCCGAGCGCCGAGAAGTCGCTCTTGTGGATGAGGCCGTCGGGCTCGACGTAGACGAAGAGCTGCGAGGGGAACTTGGCCGCCTGCGCCCACGCGAGGGTCGCGCAGATGATCCCCGCGCACGCGGCGCTCCCGCAAAACCATGCGACCGCCCGACACCCCTTCGCTACCGTCTGGAACCGCATCCCCTGCCCCCTTCCCCACCGCCGTAAGGCGGCTTCAGCCTGGTCCGCCGACTGTCTCCGGCAACACGAGGTTCATGGCCAGATCTCGCCCGCCCGCGCCGATCAGGCGCACCGTCATGTCCGCCGCGTTGATGGTGTTCGAAAACCGCTGGTGGCCGTCGCGAACCGCACTCACCCGCGGGTCCTGCATGACCGTCCGCGCGACGCCGATCCCCGCGAGGCTGACGTTCGCAAATGTCCCCTCGATGCCGACCGCGAGAAGCGTCTCCATCCCGTAGGCGGGGTGGAGCACGAGCTCACCGCGGCGCGTGCCGATCCTGAGACGCAGCGCCTGCTGCATGTTGGCGATGCCCTCGACCGTCCCGAGCTCGCCCGAGGCGGCAAAGTGCGGCACGCCATCGGTGAGATCGAGGTCGCGACCGTAGAGCTCGACGTCACGGACCGTCGCCGGCTGGAAGGCGTCCGGGACGCGCGCATCCGACGGCAACCAGAGGAGATCCCCCGGCACCTTCACATCCGCCGGCACGTTCTCTCGGTCTGCCTGTCCCGCCTGCAAGAACTCACCGCCCTCGAATTCCGAAGAGAACTCGCCGTGCGAGAAGTCGCGATCGGTCAGGAAGAACGGGTACGCGAGATGGTTGATGTCGAGGATCTCCCAGGCGCGCTCGACGTCGCCGAGGCACGCGAGCGCGATCCGTTCCAGCGTGTCGTGTTGCCGCACGCGGTACGGCACGAAGGGATTCGCATCCGGGACGAAGACGTTGTCGATCGTGCCGGTCGCGCTCGCCTGCGAGGCGAACGCGCGGCGGAGCGCCTGCAGCGAGAAGAGCCCGGCCGCCGCCGACCGCAGATCCACGAAGAGCGTCGGCGGGTAGTCGAGGTCGGCGAATCGCTCTTCGAGGAACGCGTCGATGAGCGCCGTCGTCGCGAGGACCTCGGCGAAGGGCACGGCCACCATGCGGGTCCGCTGCGCCTCGTACGCGGCGACGGCGTCGGCGATCGCCTGCCCCCGCGCGATGATCGTCTCGAGCGCGGCGAGTGCATCCTCCGCCGTCGGCTTCCCGCGCCGGCGGAGGTCCTCGAGGGTGGCGAGGTGATCCGAGAGCGCCATCAGAGAAGCGCTCCGAGTTTGGCCCCGAGCGATGCGACGCTCGGAAGACCTGGTGGTAGGGACGGCCCGACGGGGGAGAGGTAATCCTGTAACCTGACCAGGGCGAGCTGATAGTAAAAAATCAGGGGCTCGGTGCTGCGCATCTCGTAGCTGAATTCCTTGATCCACACTCTCCAGGCATGCAGGCGACCTATGCCGAGGAACTCCTGCACGGCGCCGGCGTCTTTCTTCAGCTGGCGATCGAGCGCGTTGAAGGTCTCGAAGATCATCTCGAGCGCCTTGAGGTGCACGGACCCGTGGAGCGCGACGCCGAACACGCCGCCGGCGCGCGGGTCGTAGCCGAACGTTCCCTGGAGATGGAGTTGTGCGAGGACCGCACGCGGCCCCGAGAAGTCGTCGAGGTAGTTCGACGTCATGGTCTGGTGGATTTGCCCGCGCGCGGGGAAGGTCCACCGTGCGCGCTGCGGCAAGAGGGGGAAGACAAAGACAGCCGGTACCGGCCCGACCCGGTGGATGATGACAAAGGGCAGATTGAGCGTGGGATCGGTGAGCTTTCCCATCAGCCGCCGCCCTCGCCATTCGGGTCATCCTGGGGCGACGGCGTCGCGCCCTGGTCCTTCACCGACTTCACGTGGTCGGCCTTGCACTCGTCCCCGCGCGCCATCCAAATCGCATTCTGGAACGCATCGGGCGGTCCGCTGACGCTGCTCCCGGATGTCACCTCGGTGTGCCCGTGCGCATCGAAGATCTGCGTCAGGAGATCCATCAGCTCGTTGAGCTGCGGCCAGAGGACGATCTCGTAGGGCGCGCTCGCGTTCCCGAGGCGGACATCGTCGGCGTCGATGACGCCCTTCCCGTCCCCGTGCATCTCGGCGGCGCCGCCCTTCAGCGCGAGGTAGCTCCGGTCGTCGTTCTCGAGGTAGACGCGCGCGTCCCCGGAGCCGCGCGTCGAGACGTAGTAGCGTCCGACCTTGGAGCGGAGGCGGGCGATCAGGTTCCCGATCTTCGCGTTCGCGGTTTCATCACGGATCGAGCCGTCGCTATTCGTCTCGCCGGTCGTCGGATGCTCCCCGGTGATGCGGCCCTGAATCCCGCGCCGTGCGCCGCGGGTGGAGAAGCCGATGTTCCCTTCGGGCTTCGGCGCCGCCGGGATGCCGTTGTCGCCGGGGAAGACGGACTCCTGATCGTTGGTCGTCTGGACGTGCAGGTTGCCGCGGTTGTCGCGCTCGAGGCGCGTGCCGTTGTACGTATCGACCGCGCGCGGGTACTCGCTCATCAGCGCGTGGGCGGAGGACACCTCGGTCATCGCGAGGAGCTTGCCGTCGTCATCGAACCGATCGACGGCTTGACGCGCGACGGGGAATGCACCGGCATCCTGGAGGTTGAACGGCAGCGCGCACACGACGACCGGCGCACGGAGGTTCGCATTCACGAAGCCAACGAGCACCTTGGTGCCCGCTCGCAGATCGCGGACGCAGCCCTCGATGCGATTCCGCGCTTTCGGCGTATAGGGCTGGCGGTCACTCGACCGCGGTGTCGCGATCGCGGTCTCCTGATGCACGTAGAACGTCCCGACGGGCACCCGCTGCAGAAGCGGGAGCCCGTGGTTGAGCTGCACGTCCACGAGCATCTGGCCCATCGGATTCGCCGGGTGGTCGACCGGGTAGACGGCGATCACAACGCCCGCACTGAGCTCCGAGATCTCCGCGCGCGTGTCGTACTGCGGCGCCTCGTACCCGAGCGCTGCTTGGCGCACGCTGCGCGCCGGAATGAGGGGTCGCGCGCTCATGAGGCGGTCGCCGCAACCTCGCGGCCCGCGAGGCCGTCGACGGCTGGAAGGATGAACTCGTCGAGTGGCATCCCGCGCGTGAGGGCAAGATGCGTGAAGAAATGATGGCCCTCCACGTAGTCGTGAATGACCTTCTCGACGTAGTAGGTGCGGCGCGCGTCTTCGGTGTTGACGAACGACGCGGACGGCTCACGCTGGTTGGCCACGCGCTCGCCGATGTGGATGTCCGGTCGCCCGGAGCAGACCCATGTTCCGCAGCGGAGCCGGTGATTGATGGCGAACCAATCCCAGAGCTGGCGGACGCGGCGATCGAGATTCGTAAAGACACGCCCGGACCCGCCCGCGAGCCGTGCTTGCTCCTCGGGGTCGTTGAGCAGCGTCGCGCCGTTTCTACCGCCGGGGTAGTCCACGAACGCGGACTGTCGCTTGAGGAGCCGTGCGCCATGCGCCTCGGCATCCTCGCGATCGAAGCGGCGCACGAGAAAGGTCAGGAAATCGAGGCTCTGATCGGTCGTCGAGTGGATGAGGCCGCTCGGGACGACGAGCACCCAGTTGACGCGCTCGTGGTCGGTGAGCGTCGTCTCGACGTAGAGGAGCTCGTCGTCGGTCACCGTGCGGACCGGGAGCGCCTCCCACAGGTCGGGCTCGAAGGGTCGCCGGCGGAGCCGGATCACGAACTTCCGAATGAGATCGTCCCAGTCCGCGTAGAGCTCGTTCCACGGCTCGTCGGCGAGTCCGCGGAGGGCGTTCCAGAACTTCCCTTGGCGCATCCAGACCCCGTCGGCGTAGATGTAGCCGCGGGCTTGATCGAAGAGCTCCGGCTCGATGTCGATCGCATAGAGATCGCGGAGGCCGAGCGTGAAGGTGGGAATGTCGCCGAGTTGGTCGCGGAAGACCGACGTGAAGAGGTCCTCGCAGACGCGGCCGACCGCGCCGATGACGCTCAGCTTCTTCAGCGCACGCTCGACGGGCTCACGGCCGCCTTGGATGAACGTGGTGAACAGATGGACGGGGAGATCGTGCTCGACGAGGAGCTTCCCCCAGTCTTCACCGGTTACGATGATCTCGCGCCGCGGACGGCCGCTCGCATCGATCGTCGTCTTGGCGAACACCTTGGTGATGGTGCCCTGCATGACGGTCGTGATCTCCGAGCCGGGAATGCCCTGATCGAAAGCGACCTGAACCATGTTCTCTGGCACGAGCACTTCGCTGAGCGCCCGCCGGTCGATCGTGACACCGCCGAACGGCATGCTCGCCGTGTCGAGGCCGGCGAACGTGAACACGAGCTCGAATGTGCCGTTCGGTCCCTCGAGCGATTTCATCGTGCGCGCCCGCAGGAGATGGGAGCTCAGGTCGACGGGCTGCTGCGGGAGCTGATTCTCTTGGCCGGGCTCCGCCCCGCGGACGAGGCCGGGGACCACGAGCACGTTGCAGCGCGGGCGATGCTCGATCGGGAAGGGCATCACCCGCCCGGAATCCGTTGGCGGACGCCCGGCTGATCAGCGCGCGGCGCGATGAGGCCCTGGAGCTCGGGGTCGACTTCGAGGATCACGCGGATATCGCGGGGATCGTGGCCCCCGTGAGCCGCCATGGGTGGCCCGAGCACCTCGCGCTCGATGCGCGCACGCTCCGCGCCCTGTTGGGTTTCTTCGGCGTGCGCGTCGGGGACCGAGAGGCCGATCTGCGCCATCGTCCGACGCGTCGAGCGGATGGACTGCTTCAGCTTCGCGTTCCAGTCCTTCTCCCAGTCCGCCTGGTTGGAGAGGACGTCGTCGTCGTAGTGGTAGCGCTCCGGCGCGCCCACCTGGTCGGCCGCGCGTCGGCCCGCGTAGTAGGCGATGAGCGCGTGGCGCCGCGCGGCATCGGGGAACAGGCCTTGGCCCGTGAAAAAGTCGAGCTGCTTGCGGTAATAGCCCGCAGTCCCGCGGAGATTCTGTTCGGGATTGAAGGGGTCGCGAACGCCCATCTCCGCCTGCGCCGCCGGCATCAACTGGCCGAGGCCCTTGGCGCCCGTCGATGAGACGGCGTTTGGGTCGAAGCCGCTCTCCTTCTCGATCAGACCGAGGAGCAGCGAGAACGGCAGCCGGTACTCGCGCGCAATCGCGGCGATCCGAGGATCGTCCGGTCGCAGCTTGCCGATCTGGTGGACGCTCGGCGGCGGCTGCACGCCCCCGCCGCCGAGGAGCCGCTCGAACGCGGGATTCCGCGGCGCGCGGTGCGCCGGCATCGGGATGAGGCGATCGAGGATGTCGCCAGCGCCGGCCGAGCCCGGTGGAAACGCCGTCGGCGCGTCGAGAAGCGCGCGCGCGCCGATCGCGCCCCCTGAGGCGACGATGCGCAGGAGCGCCAGATGCTCGTCGATATCGCCGCGCCTCCACCCATCGCGCGGGAGGCCGCTCGCGGCCGTATCGGCGATCGCGTCCGAGGGGCCGCTCCAGAGCGATTTGAACCCCTGCCACGCCCCCTTACCGAGACCGTAGCCGCCGAGCGCGCCTACGGCGGCACCGCCAGGAACAGGCGAGAAGAACCCCACCGTCCCACCAATGGCGGCACCGATGCCGCCCGAGATCAGATCTTCGGTGTTGGTCGGATCGTCGCCGGTCTTCAGATCGTACAGATCCTTGATAAGGGACAGGCCACCGCCGACACCGGTGAGCCGACCGACCAACCCAGCACGCAATCCGGCAGCACCTGCGGTTGCTCCCGCGCCCCCGAGCATACGGGCAGCCCAACTCCCGGCGCGGCGCGCGATAGCTACACCTCCCGACGCCGCCAGCAGGCCACCACCAATCTGCAGAGCCGAATATGTCCCCGGATGGCCACCGATGTAGCGATCGGCGGCCGCTGACGCGCTCGACGCGAGTGTCCAGAGCGCCTCGCCGGCGGCGCGGGCGCTCGACGCGAGCATCGAGATGCCCCCCGGTGCGTCGCCGAGCGACCGCGTGTAGTCCGACATGGTCTTGTCGGTTGCCCCGGGCGAGAGAAGCTTTCCGACTTCGCTCGTTGGCAGCGTGCCGCGGATGAGCTGCTCGGCCACGGCCGCGCTTGGTGCCGCGCCGGCGCGCTCCATGAGGAGCGACCCCATCGCGGGGTTGCCCTTATAGAGCGCCTGCCACTCGCGGATCGTCGCAGGGATTGATTCCTGCTTCTGGCTTTCGCTCCACTTCTGATAGGCGAGGAGACCTTCCGGGGTCGTGATATCGACGTCGGGGTGCGCCTGCATGAACGCGCGCATCGCGACCATCTGGCCCATGCCGCGCCCCATGCTCGACGAGACGCTCTGCGCGATGTCCATCCCGCCCTGGCCCTGGCCGACACCGCCCGGGAGGCCGCGGAGGAACTCGAGGAGCGCGACGGTGTCGGCAGCGCCGCGAGGGCGAGACATCGTCCCGCCCTCGGCCTGCTGGAAGCGCACGAGCTGATCGAAGAGGCGCACGAGCTCCTCGATCCCGCCGACGGTCTTCTCGCCGGTGCGCTCGGACATCTTGATGAGCGTCGCGAAGGCCTCGGCGCCGTTCTCAGTCCGAAACGAGCCGTAGAGCTCGGACCCGAGCTTTTCACCCGGGGACGCGGAGCCGAATTTCACTTGGCTCAGGTTCGCGAGGAGCATCGCCTCGCGCATCGATCCTGGCGCGGACATGCCGAGGCGACCGAGGCGTCCCGCGACACCGACCGTTACGTTCGGATCGACGAACCCCGGCTGGCTGAGGACGTGCTTCGAGAGGGTGTCGATCGCCTCGGGGCCGCCGCCCATGCCGCTCCCGGCGACCATCGCGCGCTCGGCGAAGTCGCGGGAGCGCGTCGCCATGCGCGACACCTCGGCGAACCCGGCACGAATGCCGAGGCCGAGCCCGACCGCGCCGGCGGCGCCGTAGAGGAGATCGCGCAGGTAGCGCGGCACGTCACGGTCACGATCGGTGGGCGGCGGCGGTGGAGGCGAGCCGGGCGGAACGCCACCGGTGCCGGCGCCCGCGGACGTCGTGAGGGGCGTCGGGGGGCGTCCGGCCCCGGGCGTGTGCGCATCCAGTTGCGCACCGAAGCGCGTAAGCTGCCGCCCAACCTCGTTGACGACCCCGCCGAGGTCCTGCATCTCCCGCATGAGGGACCGGACCGTCGCGAAATCGGGGTTCGCGGATGCCGGCGCGACCGACCCGGCCGGCCCCGGGGCGATGCCGCTGTCGCGCGCCTGACGCACCGAGTTGCCGAGCATCGAGAGCGCGGACTGCGCGCCCGCTATGTCGACGCGGACGGGGACGACGACGGGCTGGACGTCAGCCATTCGCCGTCCTTCCGGCTTCCCATGCGCGCGGCAAGTGCGGTAGCATGCGTGGCATGCCGAACCTCGCGATCCTTGGTGCGATCATCGTCGTCAGCCTGGTGACAGCACGGATTGCGGCACGCGTGATCTGCGACGCTGTCGAGTACAGCGCGTCGAGCTGGGCAGCGCCGGCACAAGTCGTGATCGCCTGCGTGGTGTTCGTCGCCGGCGCAGGATTGGTACTGTTCGGGTGGAACTTGCTCACCAACGCGCTGGGGGGAACTGTCGGTGCGATGGCGTTCGTAATCGCTGCCCTGGTGGGGTTCGTCGCCCCCCAGCGCGCGCGGTGACGCGAGTGAACGAAGCCGTCCGCCGCAGAAGCCGCGTGGCGAGCATCGCGCTGATGGTCGCGGTCGGGCTTGCTGCCACAAGCCATGCGCAGACGGGCTCGTACCCGAGCATCCCCGGCGCCGATCCCGGCTGGCCACCCGCATTTTCGGAGGCGATCAACGATCTGGCCTTGGTCGATGTCTATTTCCCTGGCCAAGCGCCACGATGCCGTGACGACCGGTGGGATCGGGCAACGGTCGAGGCCTATCGCTGTTGGCAGACGCGGTTGTACCTGGGACGGTGCGCGGCCGTTGCCCGGGCCGCAGAGCGCGCACTCGCGTCGTTGGACGACTACCGCCACACGCGCAACCCCATCGATCGAGATTTCGCCTGGGACCGCTTCACCTCCGACGCCAATGACGCCACGAATCAGATGGTCGATATGGGTAACCGGATCGCTAAACTTGGCGCCCGCGCCCGCATGGACCCCGAATTTGCCACGCCCACATGGATCGCTCCGTGTCGCGCACGCATCTTCCCGCTCCTCGATCGGATCGAGGTAGCCATGAAGACCGGACGGCAGTAGTAGTTCACTTCTCCGGCGGCGCCGCGGCGTCGTAGAGCTTCCGAAACTCCGCAGGCGTGATCTCCTTGCCCTCGGCTTCGAGGCGCTCGACGGGATCAATCGGCAACCCCGGTGAGCACGGACACGCGTTCTGGTAGGTCCAGCCGCCGCAGAGAGGACACTCGGCCGGGTCGGTACCGGCGACCGCAAGATCGCACTCGAGGTCGAGCTGCATGAGCTCGTCGCTCGCGGCGAGCACGCGCGGATCCGTCGGTGGTAACCCGTACTTGCGGCGGAAGAGGTAGGCATGACGCCGCTCCGTCAGCTCGGCGGCGACGATGGCGCGCCACTGCCGACGGAGCTCTCGCCTTTTCCCGCGAGCTCCTCCATCGCGGTGTCGTAGGCGCGGATGATCCCGGCGTGCATCTTCGGATGGAACGGCGCCGTGTCGCTCAGCCACGGCGGCTTCTCGATCGCGAGTGTCTCGAAGAACGCGATCGCGAGCGCGAAGAGGTAGGTCGGTCCCGGCACGCTCGCCGGGTCCTTCGCGCCGAACTGCTGGAGTGCCGACGTGACGCTGGTCGGAATCTTCAGGCAGAGTTCATGGCTCGTTGGCCAGCGGAGGCGGATCGTGCCAGCGCATTCGGGGCCGAAAAGCTCGGCGACCCCGCGTCCGATGGTCGGGTCCGCGGGAAGATAGGTGTCCTTCTCGATGGAAAAACTGATCTCAGTCGGCAGTTGCATACACGTCTCCCGTCAGGGTTCCGGGAGTGGGTGCTACCTGTGCGGCGTGCACCCCAAGCGCGACGGGTCCGGTGAACGGAAGGGGTTGCCCAGGCGCGTTGCACGCCCGAGTCCCCGTGCTGCGCGCGGCTCAGTACGTGAGCCGCGCTCCTACCGTCAATCGTGCCAAGCAGATCAGCCGACGATCCGCATCGCCTCGAAGACGAGGTTCCGCTGGATCGGATTGTTCGCCGCGACCGACCGATCGCGCGAGACGAGATGGCACTCCTCGGCCGTCTGGCGCGCGCCCGAGTACTTGTCGATGATGTCGATGTCCACGTAGTCGGCGTTCAACGCATCGGCAGCGCCGCGGCTCGAGAGCTCGAGCATCGAGATCGTCACACGATTCGTGTACGCGCCGTCGACGATGCCCTGCGGATTCGGATCGCCGATCGCGTAGAGCGGCCGCGCGCCGGTGTTCTGACTGAGCGACGCGTTCGAGCTCTCGGCGCTCCGGCCGGTGAGTCCTTCGCCGAGGATCTTCCGCTCGCCCGGGCCGCGCGTGTAAACCTGGACACGATTTCCGGTGCGGTACCTTTCCGCGGCCAAATTTCCCATTTTCTTGCCCCCTCCCCCTCTCGCTCAGCGCACGCCGGCGTCAGACCGTGAGCGGCACCTCGAAGTTGACGACGATGTCCGTTTGCTCCAGTTGAAGACTCACGGGCACGAAATTAATGGGCGGGATCGGCGTGAACGCGGCCGAGATGTAGAGCACCATCCCGACGAGCTCGCCGTGGATGCTCTCGGGACGGTACGAGTTGATGCGGACGGCCGCCCGCTGGCGCGTCGCCTCGTTCAGGATCTGATCCATCGCCGCCTCGGCCCGGACGACCGTCGCCCGCGTGCCCTCGCGGCCGAGCGCCACCTGGCGCATCGCGGCGTTCACCTGGTCCTCGATGCCGTCGACGGCGGCCAAGACGGAGTGCTCGCGGTCGTAGAGGTTGTCGCTCCCGGTGTAGGTCGAGAGGCCACGCGAGACGAGGAAGGTCGAGGGCGCGTCGGGATCGGACATCGGCGGCGCGACGCCGTTGATGTGGAGCCCGTCGACGGGCCCGATCTCGGTATCGGGATCGAGCCGCGCCTCGAGCGAGGCGACGTCGAGATGGCGGAACGTCATCGGCGTCGAGGGATCGAGCGTCGCCGCGAGCGCCGCATAGCGGGCGGTCGCCAGGTAGCCCGGCTGGCCCTCCATGCCGAGGCCGACGTGCATCATCCGCTTCGCGTTGATGGCCGCCGCATCCGCCTTCAGGTTGGCGAGCGCCGTCGCCCGGTTCGAGGTCCCATTCCAGTTCTGGAGTCCGCGTCCGAAGAAGCCGCGCAGACGCTTCAGGATCGCGTAGTCGGCGAGCATCGCCCAGACGGTCGACGACGAGCTCCCGATCGCGATCGTATTCACGCGGATCCCGTCGAGGGCGTGGAGCGCGTCGCTCCAGTCCTGCGTGACGGCCGCCGGCTCGGTGCCGCCGGTCATCGGCGCGAATGCCGCGTTGACGGGCGTCCCTTGGGCCGTCCAGACCGCCGACACGAGTGCCGAGCGCTGGTTGATCGCATCCACGAGATCCGCGATCGCGGTTGCGCCCGAATACGGGAAGATCTCGAGGATGGTGCCGGTCGTCGTCGGGATGCTCAGCGTGAGCACGCCGGTCTCGATCTTCACCTGGATCTGATTGAACTTGAGGCCCCAGCCCTTGCTCGTGAGCGTCGCGAGGAGCGACGGCCCGGTCGCGTTGATCGCGAAGGTCGAGGGTGTCGACTTGTTGACCGGCACGACCAAGACGGTGCCGGCGCCGCGGTCGAGCTCGCTGAACGGCTTCGCCGCGAACTCCGCCATCGTCAGGAGCTCCGAGGGCGTGATGAACCGCTGCGGCGAGCCGCTCCCGAGCGGCAGCGACGTTGCCACGCCCGGCGGGAAGAGTCCGGCGCCGACGCCGAGGATCGCGACCGTCCCGAGCGGTGTGACCGGCCGGAGATCGAGATTGTCGGCGTTGACGGTGAGGAAGACATCGGGGACGGTCGTGAACCGCCCCCCGAACGAAAACCCGATTCCGAAGCGCGCCACGTTAGTATCCCCCTCCCGTGAACTCCGCGAACGCCGCGTCCCACGCTGCGAACGGCTTGCGCTTCTGGAGCTCGCCCTTCATCCGCATCTCATGGCGAAAGCCGGCGACGAGCGTCCGCTGGGGACTCGCCTGCCCGTGCGCCCACTCGTCGAACTCGACCGGAAAGCGCTCCGGCTGCGTGTCGGCGACCGGCGCGAGGTCCGCGCGCGCGGACGCGACCGCGGTCGTCTCAGAGGTTGGCTTGGCCGTCACCCGACACCTCCGCGTCGTCTTGGGTGAGCGTGACGTCGGTCGCCGTCACGGTGAGGAGATCCTCGGGAAGCGACAGGGCGGTCAGGCCGGTGACGACGAGCGTCCGCGCGAAGAGCTCGGCCGGGAACATCGGCGGCCGCGGTGCGAGGTCGCCGGTCTCGACCCCGCGCAGCGTGAAGCCCTGCGTCTCGAAGAGATCCCGCGCGGCGACGAGGTACGCCTGCAACATCCGCCCGAGCATCATGATGAAGGGCGGGTTCGAGCCGAGGACATCCACGCGGAGCGTCACCTGCTCGGGCCAGCCGACCCGCTGCGTGAGCGTGTAGAAGACGATCTCGGTCCCGATGGCATGCGCGGTTGCCGTCGAGCCGAGAATGCCGCGGCTCTCGAGGAGGAAGGCACCGGTGTCGAAGCGGTAGATCGCGTACTCGCTCCCGATCCGCAGCGTGCCGCGGACGGGCACGTCGTTGGGGACGGCAGGCGCGGCATTCGTGAACGTGATCGCGGCGCCGTCCTGGCCGTTGATCCCGGCTGCGAGGATGCGGACCGCGAGCGGCTCCTCTTCGGGGTCGGAGGCGGTGTCGCCGATGATCGCGATCTTCTGCGTCCCGGCGAGCGTCACGAGGACCGACCAGTCTTCCGGGATCTCCGCCGACCAGCCGAGGCGCACCTTCCCCTTGCGATTCGTGAGTGCGGTCCGAAAGCTGTCGCGCTCGCTCTGCGGACGGAAGCCGAGCATCTCGTCCAGGATCTTCGGGTTGGCGAGCATCTGCGTCACGGCCGCGTCGACCACGTCACGCACCTGGAAGTCGGGGAGGCTGAGGCTCATCCGATCTCCATCCCGACGAGGGTGACGACGTCTGCGCGCGCGGCCTCGCCGACGAGCTCGCGCACCTGGTCCTTGACGAGGCCGACCGTCTGGGCGGCGATGCGGGCCGGCGCGACCGGAGGAATCCACCAGCCGACGGAGTCCTCCATCATCGTCCGAAACGTCATGTATGTGCCCGACTCCCGGCCGGTGAGCGGGTTCGTCTGCGTGACTCGCGTGAGACCCTCGTAGAGGCGATTCTTCCAGGTGTACCCAGGCTGGCCGGTCTCCCGCATCGCGCGATCGCGGAGCGCGGCTTGCCGTTCGATCGTCCGCTCGCGCTGGCGCGCGGTGAGCTCGCGCGAGAACCACGGGAAGTTCGACACGTCGTAGGGCCGGCTCATGATCGGGCCGGCGGCGTCGAGACGGCGCTGCGCGGCCGCGAGGCGCTCGGCGACGGCGGCATTGCGCCGCTGCTTCAGCTGCGCCTTCAGCCGCATGACGGCGAGCGCGTCGCGGTACACATTGTCGGGGAGCATGCGTCGCGCGCGACCCGAGCCGACGCCGGCCAGTCCCGGCGTCGCATGACGCATCGGGATCGTCAGGTACCGGCGACCGTCCTTCGTCGTTTTGACGTGCGGACCCGACCAGTCGACATGTGCGGGCATCGAAAATCCGGCATGGCCTTCTTCGAGAAACCGAGCGTGCGGGGATGTATTCGCCACTGCCGCCGAGAGCGCGTTCCCCTCGTAGGGAAACATCTTCTCGAAGCTCGTGTAGGACGCGTACGCCCCGGTATCAGTGTGCTCGCGCGCCAGATCGCCCCACGCGGCGATGATTAGGTCGGGCACGGGCCCTTCCAATGCGGCCTCGATATGGGGAAACTCACGCATGGACGATCGCTCCGCCGGCGAACTGCGGCGCTGCTCGCAATGCGGCGTCGACAAGCCCCCGAGCGAGTTCTACTGCAAAGCGAATCAGCCGGGCGTTCTTCGCTCGGCGTGCAAGGCGTGCCATCGCGACAGCGGCAAAGCGTCGACGGAGCGATACAGGGCAAGCGCCAAGGGGATCGCGACGATCAGGCGCTACACGCGGGGCGCGCATCGACGCGAGTACTCCCGCGCGTACCATGCGCGCCCCGAGGTGAAGGTTCAGGAGCGCGAACGCGACCGATCGCGCGACCGCAGCGAATCGAATCGCGCGTACCGTCAGCGACCCGAGGTGAAGGAGAGCCTGCGGCAGTTGGCCGCTGCCGAGCGCGTAAAGAACCCCGCGCGCGGGAGGGCGCACGCCGCAGTCAGCCGGGCGCTGAAAAGCGGTCGCCTTCAAAGGCCCGCGGTCTGCCCCAAGTGCGGATCGTCGAAATGGCGGATCGAGGCGCACCACCACCGCGGATACGACCGCGAGTTCTGGCTCGACGTCGAATGGATGTGCCAGCGGTGCCACCTGCACGCTCACAAGTTCCTTGGCGACGGTGGAGTCGGGGCCGCGCATCAGTAGCTCTGCTCCGCCGGTGCTTTCGGGTGCGTGAGGAAGTCGACGCGCTTACAGAGGCAGCGCCACGGGAGGTCCCGCCCGTTCTCGTTCCGCGTCTGGATCTCCCAGACGACGTACTCCTCGAGCGTGCGGAGGCGGAGCACGTAGCGCGTGCCGGTGGCGAGCGCGCTGCCGCCCGGCCAGACGATCGTTCGGTCGTTCAGGGTGAAGTCCGTGCCGAGCGCGAGCGGCACGATCTCGTTCACGTAGGGGTGCCCGGTCGAGGGGTTCCGCCGCGTCGCGTGCGCCTTCTCGACGCCGAGCACGTGGCTGAACCGGATCGTGTCCTCGCTCCCCTTGGTGAGCGTCTCGTCCACGAGGATCTCGGACGTCGGCAGCACGAGGCGCGAGAAGTAGGTGGGTTTCACGCCGGTCGGGAACGTGAAGAACGCGTCGCCGACCTCGAACGTGCCGGCCGCATCGGGGCGCCGCGTCGGTTTCCGATTCGGGCCGAAGACGATCACGTCCTGCTCGGGGTCCCACAAGAAACCATACGGGAAGCAGAGCGTGCAGGCGGGATCGGGGCGGCCGGTCTCCGCGCCCCAGCAGGCGCAGCGCATGGCGAGGCGGAACTTCGCCTGCGTCCCGTGCGCGCGGGTCAGCGCGTCGAAGCTCTCGGGCTGCAGATGGAAGTCATCGAAACTGGCGATGTCCTCGGTGAGAAGCATCAGGCCACCGCCCCGAGGACGCCGAAGGGAATGCCGCGCTCCTGGCGCTGCCAGTTCTGGACGAGGTCGGCTTCGGCCTTCATCCAGAGCTCGACCGTGCCGCTGTACGGGCCATACTTCTGCGTGATGAACGACTGCGACTGCGAGAGGCCATCCTCGGAGAGCGACTGGCTCCCGAGCCCGCGGTTCCGAATCGCCGATGCGATGCCCAAGATGAGGAGCGCGGCGCGGAGCCGGATCGCCTCGAGGAGATCGTTGTGGTCGTGGCGGAGCTCCGCGGACGTGAACCCGCACGTGTAGTCGACGAAGAAGCACATCGGGATGCGCTGCCCGTAGGCGATCGCGCTCATGATGAGCCCGGACATCTTGGCCGCGTTCAGCGCGAGCGCGCCGGCGGGGACGAAGTAGAGCTTCCCGAAGCGGCGATCGAGCCGGATCCAGGGGTTCGGCACGACGAAGCCGGGTTGGATCGCCGGCGCGCCGGGATAGGCGAAGAAGGCCTGCGTCACCGCCCGGATCGGCCGGTAGGGGAGCTCCGTGTAGCCGAACGTGTGGCACTCCGGGAAGTTGAAGGCCGGGATCTCGACGTCGTAGGTGTCGGCAGCGAGGCCACGCCCACCGGGATCAGACACGACGCGGCTCTCGGAAAAGCGCACCTCGAGCGCGCGCTCGTAGAAGTCCTCCGCGGCGCGGAGCTTCTGCGCGATCACGGATTCGGAGAGCGGCTCGGGCTGCCCGCCGATCTTCAAGAGGATCGGGTAGAGCTCGCTATCCCGGATCGCCTCGACCGTGAGTGGGGTCTTGAAGGAACTGGCCACAGGCCCCCACGGCTCAGGGAATCGCGTCTAAAACGACGGAGAGCCCACTACACGTGCCGGTCGCGTTCACCGTGAGCGAGAGCGCCGACCGCGGCGGCACCTCGAGCGCGTCGTTCGGCCCATTGCCGGTACGGACGTAGAGCCCCTTTCCCGTTTTCCCGAAGAAGTTCAGCACGGCGAGCGTGGTCGTGCCGCGCTTGAGCGTCGCCTTGCAGACGGTGCCGGTCGCATCGATCGCCGACCCCCCGATGCCGCGGATCCGGTAGGAATTCCCCGCGGGCAGGATCGGGACGACCGTGTTGTCGGCGACGGCGCCGGCGGGCGCGAGCACGGTGACGAAGCGCGGGGCGGCCGTATCGACCGCGGCGTTCGGCGACGAGTCGCGTTCGCGGCTCTTCTCCATGACGGGCGGGATGTCCGCCGTCGGCGTCGCGGTCGGCGTCGCCGTCTTGGTCGGGGTGGCCGTGACCGTCGGTGTCGCGGTGACCGTCGGCGTCGGCGTTTTCGTGACCGTCGGGGTCGGCGTCACCGTTTGAGCGGATGCCCCTTGCGGCAGGGCACAGATGAGGAGCGCGAGCGCGGCGGCCGCGAGGGCGAGGCGTCGGAAAGCGTGCGTCATCGTGAGGCTCCTTCTCGCGTCGGCGCTACTTCGCCGCCGCCTTGCCCTTCGCCTTCGGGTCGTTGGCCTGTTCGGCGCCCTCGGTCGCCCCCGTCGGCGCGGTGAGCTGTGCGTTCACGCTGCGGAGCGACTCGACCTCGCGCTGGGCGGCGGTGAGCGCATGTTGGAGCTCCGCCTTCTCCTGCGCGAGCTGGTCGACCTGCGCCTTGAGGGTCGGGATCGCGGACGCCTTCAGCTCGGTGCGGAGCGTCGCCGCTTCCGTGATCGCGGCGTTCCGCTCGGCGGAGATCGCGAGGTTCGCCTGCTGCAGCTCGGTGATGGTGCGGTTCGCCGCATCGAGCGCGCCGCCCGAGGTACCGGCCTTGGCGCTCGCGCGTGCCTGCGCGATCTCGGCATCGACGCGCTGAAGGATCGCCGGGTCGTAGGTCTCGGCACGCGTGAAGCCCTGCCCGCGACAGAAGGCCTCCGCGACCGGGTCGTCGATCGGCTCGGAGAGGAGCAGCCGCGGCCCGTCCTTCGGCGCATCGACCACGCCGAAGCCGACGTTGTTGATCAGGTGGCTCGCGTTCGGGAGCCGACACTCGATGCGGACCTTGCTCATGCGATCTCCGAGCGCTGCCGGGAGGCGACGCGTGCCGCCCCCCGGGCTTCAGGGGGCGCTACCCGCGCGGGTTCCAGCGTGCGTTCGCGGGGAGCACGTTCTCGATCAAGGCGTGGTGCTCGATGATCCCCATCTGCAGGTACCAGAAGTGGACCATGCCGATGCGCGTGGTCGCGCGCAGCCGGGCGAGCGGGAACTGCGTGATCGGGTAGAGCCGGCGCATGCCGATCGCCGAGCTCTCCGGCGCGAGGTTCAGGAGGATGACCGGCGACGTGCCGGGCAGGAACTTGTTGTTGTCGACGAAGGTCGTGTTGGCCCCCGACGCGCCGACCCGCGCGATGCGGGCGATCGAGCGCAGATCGGCGAGCGCGTTCGTGCCGTTGCGTCGGCCGCGGTAGACCTCGTAGCCCTTCACGCCGGCGTCGTTCGGATTCGTGATCGTGATCGTGACGTGGTCCCCCGCCGCGACGGTCACCTGCGCGGCGACGACGCCGGTCGAGCGACCCTTCCCGATCGAGCAGACCGCGTAGTAGTAGGTCCCCTCGTCGACGAGCGCGAACTTGCTGTCGACCGACGCCGCGACGACCGGCGCCCCCGCGGCCCCATCGCCGACGGCGGTCGGCGGAAGCAGCGGGTTCGAAGTCAGGAAGTCGGCGTACTTGCCGCCGCGGGCTTCGAAGGGCGGGAGGCTCTCGGTCAGGAAGATATCGCGTTCGAGCTTGACCTTCCCCTGGATCGTCTTCACGCCGCCGACCGTCGCGCCCATGGTGAGGTCGCGGTCGGCCGTGGAATCGTCGAGCGCGATCCGCATCGCCGGCTTCAGCTTCTGATCGAACTCGGAGGTCGCGACGTCGATCGAGGCGAGCGCGGTCGTGATCCGTCCGAAGCGGCCCTGCGCCTGCACCTTGGTCGAGAGGTTGATGACCTCGTCGCCCATCGACGAGAGGCCGCCGCCGCGGGCATCGAACGTCAGCTCGGGGTCGCCGTGGTCGCGGATCTGTTTCAGGATGCCGTCGGGCTCGAACGTGCTCGCGACGCTGTCGCCGTAGATGAGCGCGTACTCGGCGTCCTGCTTGAGTTGCCGGATGCCGCCCATCTGCGCCCCCGCGAGGGCATCGATGACGGACACTTCGGCCATCTTCGCCATGCTCACTTCGCGCTGCGTCATCTGAAACTTCACATTGCCGACTTTGCGAACGTACTCCTCGTCCGCGGTCGGCAGGTCGTCGAGCTCGCCGACGAAGGTCTGGCCCTCGACGCCGCCGATCGACATCTGGCGGATCCATTCGTCGAGCACCGCTCCGGCCTTGCCGGTCGCGAGCATGTTGAAGAGGATGAACATCGGCTCGAGCGGGATCGTCCGCTTGACGATCGGATCGAGCGACTGCACGCGGAGCGCGGCGCCGCCTTCCAAGAGCGCGACGTCCGAGCCGCCGGTCGTGAGCCCGGCGTTGGTCGTCAGCGCCTTACAGAAGGCGTCGTACGACTGATAGCCGCCCGCGCCGTCGAGCACGCCGAGGAGCTCGCCGCCGACGCCGCTCACTCCGAACTCGTTGATTCCAGGTTCCATCGCTCGCTCCTCCTCCACCCCATGCGGCGCGGCTGCCCGCGCCGACCCCGTTCTGCGTCGCGTGCCGTGCGGTTACGCGGCGGCGGTGGCCGCCTTCGCGAGGACCTCGCGGACCCGGGCCGCCAAGGCCCCGCGTCCTTCCTTCGCCATGTCGTCGATCCCTTGGCCGGCGTTCGTGTGCTGCAGGAGCTGCGTCGTCTCGACGAGCGAGAGACCGCCCTGCGGCTCGGGGAGCTTCGTCGCCGCCTTGAAGAGCGTCTCGCCGCGGAGCCCAGCGTCGCCGGTCGGCACCGCCGCGAGCGTCGGCCGGGTCGTGCCCTTCGCGCCGCCATCACGCGGCTGCGCGCCGTACCCGTCGATCTTCGTCTCGAGCGCCTTCATGCGGGCGCCCATCGCCATCTGCGACTTGATGAGCAGGCCCGCCGCCTCGGCGACCGGCTTCAGGCACTTCAGGAGGTGCTCGGCGTGCTTCCGCTCGCCCGCCCGCGCCGCCTCGGCGGTCTGCAGGAGCGCGGTCAGGATCGGCATCGCGCTGACGTCCGCGCTCGGATCCGCGCCGGCCGGCGTGCCGGCCTTCAGGAGCGCCGCCGCGCGCTCGGTCGCCACCGGCGTCAGCTCCTCGTCGTCGTCGGCCGGGAGCGTCGCGAGGTCGGCGTTCAACGTGCCGCTCTCCATGCCGGCCTGGAAGGACTTGAGCAGGCCGAGCTGCACGTCGAGATCGTCCTCGGCGGGCGCCGCCACGCCGCAGGCGCCGCAGAAGCGGTCGGCCTTCAGCATCTCCTCGGTGCAGCTCGCGCACTTGCGGAGCGTGGCCCCCTCCTCGAGCGGCGGACGGCCGCAGGCGCCGCAGAACTTCTTCCCCTTCATCATCGGGTGCTGCTCTTCGCCGCTGCAGGGGATCTCGGTGTCCTTCATGACGCTCTCCTCCTACGCGGCCTTCGCCGCTGTGGTGTCCCGAATCGAAGTCAAGAAGTCGCGGGCCGCGCGGCGCGCCCCGAGCGCGTCCAGGCCGCCGCATTTGGCGAAATGGTCGGTGAGCGTCTCCATCGACGGTGCGCTCGTCGTGTGCGCGCACTGGTGGTCGCGCTCGCCGCGGAGGCCGCGGAGGTAGGACGCGGCGACCGCGCGGGTCTTCCCGGTGAGCGACTGACGCGCGAGCGCGGCGCCACCGGTGCGCGCCGCCATGTCGCTCGACGCCGGCGTCGCCGTCATCGCCTTCGCGATCCCGCAGCACGCGCCCGCGCAGGTCTCGCCTTCGGCGCAGCCCGGAAGGTCGCGCGCGAGGACCGCGCTCTTCACGAACTCATCGAAGCCGTGGATCGAGACGGCGGGGACGCTGAGATTGATCGGGTTTTTCGCGAACGCCATGTTGTTCCAGAGCGCGCGCGTGGTGATGATCCGGTGCGCCTTGGTGATCGGGTCGAGGAACTTTTTCCGCTCGAGGGGACGGCCGCAGATCGAGGGGAAGAACGGCTGCGCCGGCGACTGCTTGGTCTGGGTATCCCAGAACCAGTTCGCCATCTCGACGTGCGGGCCCTCGCCGCGGTAGATGGCCGTCTTCACGAGCGCCGACCGGTCGCCGCGGCAGACGTCCGCCGGCCGGCCGATCTCGTAGAGATAGGGGTTCGCGATCGGTGGCTTCATGAACCGCCCGATCTGCGTCAGGTGGTCGAGGTCGACATTCCCGTGCGCCTTGAAGTACGCGTCGGATCCCAAGAGCGCGTCGGTGAGGACCTTCTCGCCCTCGCTGTCCCAGGACTCGTTGGACGCCTCGGAGTAGACGAACCGGTCGTCGCCCTCGGTGTGGAGGCGCGACTTGAACATCGGCAGGTGAACCGCGAAGACTGTGTCGTCGCGCCCCTCCATCATCCGCTCCACCGCCCCATCCACCCGCCGCGTCCTCCGACTGCCCACAAAAAAACGACTGCCCACAAAAAAAGGGCACCCAGGGCCGCGCCGGTGATTGCCGTCGCCTCCCTCGATGCCCTCGGACCTGCTAGCCCCCCGGGCGTTCTCGCTGTCGGGGCGCTCTGCTACGGGGTCGGTTGGTCAGCCGTCAATCATGCCAAGCAGAAACTCAGGCGCGGGGGATGACGAGACGGCGGGGGCGGGGCGTGTCAGGGGCAAAGCGGATCTCCCGGCCGCAGGCGGGATTTGGACAGGCAAGGATGACGGCGCCCTCGTCGGTGATCCGCGCGTAGGGCGGCTTCGCGATCAGGAGCCCACCCTCGCGCGCCGGCCGCGCGATGGTCTCGCGACACTCGGGGCAGCGACGGTCGATCACTCGGCGCAGCGCCGGGCGCGCGCGCGGGCGACGAGCGCGCGGCGATACTGCGCGATCGCCTCGGGGTCGCCGGCGGCGGCGCGCTCGCGGATCCCGTCGGTGAACGTCGACGCGTGATCGGCCATGCCGGCCGCCGCGGCGCGGAGCTGCTGGCGTTGCGCGAGGTTCCGATCGCGCAGGCGCTCGGCGCGCGCGGCCGCAGCGGTGAGTTCCTTCGGCGTCATGCGACCTTCCGTTCGGGTATCGCCGTCTGTGCACGCGCCGTACGGAACGCGCCTGCGATGCCGTGCTCGTCGAGATCGGCGGCAGGGTCTGTCAACACGCTCCTCAAGGCGTACTTGCGGGCGATCCTCTCCTCCGCGCGTGCCTCGAACGGCGTGTCCGTGGTGAGGTCGACCAGGTCGAGATCGGGGTTCGTCCGCCCGAGGCGGTCGATGCGTCCATTGCGTTGTTCCCGCCCCATACTGGTCATGGGGCGATCGAGCTGGAAAAGCGCCTGGCCGCGCTGGAGGTTCAGGCCGGCCTGCCCCGCATCCGAGAGGACGAAGACATCGGCCTTCGGCTCACCGCTCTCCGGTTGGAACGTACGCCGCTTCGCATCGCGTTCCTTCGCGGAGTCCGCGCCCGTCAGGCTGACGACGCGGTGGCCCGCTTCGGCGAGCGCTTCGGTCGTCTCGTGCACGGTCTTCAAATTGTGAGCGAACACAACGACGGGGCGTCCCGTCGGCGGGTGATCCTTCAGCAGCTTCACGAGGTGCTGGATCTTGGCGTTCGACTCCCGCGGCGCCATGTCGACGACGCGCGCGAGCGCCTGCTCCTTCAACGTGCCGGGGTTGCGTTGGATCGCGCGCGCGATGGCCTCGTGTTCGGCGGCAGGCTTCCCCTCGAAGCGCGCCGGCACGAGCGTGCGTGCTGCCTCGACGTCGACCGTGCCGCGATCGCGCGCCACCCGCAGACGGTCGAACGCGCCGAGCACCGCCGCGTACTGCTTCTGTTGCTCGGGATGGAGCGGCACGGTCTCACGTCGGCGATTCACGCGGTTCCCGGTCGGCACGGATGCGGCGTAAATGTATGGCGCGACCTCGCGCTTCAAGGCTTCCGCCGCCGCGATCGTGTTGACCGCGTACCTTCTCTTCCACTCGCCCGCGTCGCTGTAGCGGCCGCTCGGCTCGAGCTTATCGAGGAGCGACCGGAGCTCCGTCACGTCGTTCTTCACCGGATCCGCGGAGGCGCTCATGTAGTAGGGCGTCGTGTCGCTCGCGGCCTGCGCGATCCGGGACAGGAGCGAATCTTCTTTTCCGGTCCGGTCAAGCAAGCCGTGCCCCTCGTCGACCATGAGCATCTGGTAGTCGATCCCCTGCTGCTTCCACGCGTCGCGGAGTGCCGCAGCGGCTTCCGGTCGTTTCAACGCCATGAACCGCGCCTGCGCCGCCTCGGGCTTGACGCCCCAGTGCGTCGCGAGCACGTGCAGCATGTCATCGCGGAACGCCTGGTGCGTGTGGACGACGGCGTGCGTGTCCAGGCTCCGGTGCTCGGCGAGACGCTGCGCGCGATCGCCGCCGGGGTTCGCCGCCCAGTTGAGCTTGCCCGGCTCCACGAACCTAGTGAACTCCGATCCGAACTGCCCCTGCACCGACGACGGGACCACGAAGAGTCCTCTCTTCACGCCGCTCTTCGGCTGTGCGCGGAGATCGGTGAGTGCCCCGATGCCGATCGCCGTCTTCCCGCTGCCGGTGCTGAGTGCGGCCGCGAGCCGCTTCGTCCGCTCGAATTGCTTGATCGTCCGCTGCTGCTGCGGACTCCACCGCATGTCGGCCATGAGCTTCACCGCCGCGCCCGGCTTGAAGTTCTGCGCCATCGACGGCATGAGCGACGCGATCTGCTGCTCGACGGTCTGCCCGAGCGTGTAGCGCTCGTGCGCACCCGGCTCGCGCTTCACCCGCGACGTCGCCTCGCGGGTCGCGCCTAACAACCCGAGCTGGTTTTGGCGTGCGATTTCCTCGGACTCCGAAAGCCGCGCCATCTTCTCGAGGGCGGAGCCTTCCGCGTACTTGCCCTGCGCGCGTGTCCGCGCTGCCTCGAGGAGCTGACGGCGTTCGCCCAGGAGCGCGGCGCGCTTGGCGGGATCGAGATAGCTCGCGTGGAGCTCGGCGTGGGCAACCGGCCGCGTTGCGATCCTGAGCGGCGTGTCGTGAAGCGTCGTGTACGCCTGGTGGAACCGATGGAGGAAACGGGACTTGAGACCGTCCTGGAGTGTCTCGTACGCGCGCTGCGTGCCGCCCATCGCCTGCGTGTACTCGGTCCAACTGGTCGTTCGCGGCGTGTCGGCGGCGTCCCCGTGCGCGTCGGCGACGACGCTGTCGCGTTGCTGCTTCCACGCGAGCCACTCGGGTGTGGTCTCTTCACCGAAGAGCCCCTTGCTGGTCTTCGTCGGCTCGGGCCCGAAGGCGCTGAGCTTCCGATCGACGGACGCCTGATCGTAGCCCGTCGCGGCGTCCGTCTTCGCGACGTCGGTCGCGAAGTAGTGGCGGAGCGTGCGCTGGTCCTGGTCGGTCAAGTCTCCGATCGGCGCAAACGCGACCTGCGCGCGCGGGTCTTCTGCCAGGGCGCGGGTGAACGCTTCGCGGGTCGGCTTGTCGTCGGCGACCGCGATCCGCTGGCTATGGAGCGCGGCCGTGCGATCGAGGCCCCGCGCCTTGAAGTGGTCCGTCACGAGCTGCTCAAGCGCGGCGGCGTGGGCGTCGGCCTTGGTCGGCACCATCACCGGCACGGTCTTCCCGTCCACGTCGCGCGTGATCGCCTTCCCGTGCTCGACGAGCGGCACGGTCGGCGGGAAGACGCGGCTCAGCTCCGCCTCGACAGCGCCGCGATGCGCTGCGGGGATCGCGAGGATATCGCGGTGGACGCTCGCGAGGAGGTCGTTCGGGTCCTCGCCGTTGGCCGCGCGGAGCGCGAGGTGCTCGCGGAGGTCGCCGACCGGATCACCGTGGTCGCCGAGGTTCCCGAGCGGCTTCAACGATGCGGTGAGACTCGACGGCTCGAGGCCAGGCGCGCTGAACGTCGAGGCGGGCCGCGTGATCGTGCCCGCCGGCTTCCAATTCGGCTCGTCGCGCTCGCCGCGCTTGATCGCCATGACGTCGTCGGTGAGCTTGACGCGCGCCGGGTCGACCGGCTGCGCGAGCTTGGCGAAGCCCGACTCCTGGACGGTCGCGAAGTAGTTGGTGCCGTCCGACGTAATCGCGTAGTCCGACCGGTCGAGGCCGAGCGCGCGGAGCTGGCGGATCGCCGTTTCGGTGCCGATCGGCCCGAGGTTCACGTGCAGATCCTTCCGCGTCCCCTCCCCGAGCGCCTTCGCGAGCGCCGCCGTCGCTTCGTACTCGCCGAGCGCCTGGCCGATCGTCTGGCGCGCGTCCTCGAGCGCGGCTTGGCGCTGCGCATTGGCCGCGAGCGCGACCTCGACATCGGCCGGACTCGTCACGGCCGCCATCGCCTCGTCGGCACGGTCGAGCGCCTCTTCCGTCTCCCGGATTCGCTCCGAGGCCTCGGCGACGTTCGCCTGGACGTGGTACGCGCCGACCTGCTCCGCCATCGCGCGGAGGGTCGCGGGCGTCTCCTGCTCGGCGATGACGTGCGCCAGGAGCTGCGCCGCACCGGCGGCCCCGAGCGTGTCGACGACCTCGCGGCTCAAGACCGGCGTCTTCAGCGCCGCCAGGCTCGCATTGTTGAGCGCGTTATAGGCACCGGCAGAGAGGTGGCGTTCGAGCGCCTGGCCGAGGGTGCGACGGCCGACGTCGTCGGTGAACGTCCCGCCGTGGCCAAGCAGGAGCTCGGGGCTCTCGGCCTGTTCCAGGAACGCCCGGGTGGCTTTCTCGTGGACGAGGTTCTCGAGGTCGCGGCTCGCCGCCGCCACCATCGCCGGGGACGCTGCACCGGCCGCCGTAAAGTAGCCCTTCCCAAACATCTTGGTATCGAGGCTGTGGTCGCTCTCCGCGCGCGCGAGGTCGCGTTCCATCTTCCCGAGCGCTTTGCGCTTGGCGAGGAGCTGCAACGCCTGCTCGGGATCGGTGATGGGCGTCGCGACTGCGGTCGGCGGCTCGAGCGCGCCGGTCTCCCGATAGCGCTGGATCTCCGCCCGGTAGCGCTCGCCGCCCTCTCGGAGCTTCGCCAGGCCCGCGCGGTACGCCTGCACCCCCGCCTCGCCGTGCTCGGCCCGGATCTCGGCTTCCCGCTCCGTCTGGCGGCTCACGCGGATGACCCCGGCTTCGCCGGCAATCGCGGGCTTGACCGTCTCGCCGGCAACGACGGCGAGGTCGACCGCCTGCGTGCGGAGCGTCTGCAGGCGCACGGTATCCTCGCGCGCGCGGAGCTCAAGCGCGTCGAGCTGGTCGCGCTCGTCCGCCGAGAGCGCGTCACCCGCGCCACGGAGCCGCGTGCGGAGCGTTTCGAGGGTCGGGGTGTACGTCCCCTGCTCGGCGAGGGTCGCGGTTGTCGCGGCCTTCACCTCGGCGCGGCGGGCGGCGATCTCTTCTGGGGTCGTCGAGGCCGCCTGCTCAAGCAGCTCCGCCGTGTGGAGCTCGCCCGCCAGGTCCTCGACGTGAGCCGCGAGCATCGGATCGACCGCCCGGTCATCGCCCCGCTCCTGCGCCGCCAAGTCGGCGCGCGCGGCCGCGAGGTCGGTGCGCAGGCGGTCCTTGTCGGCGCCGGCGAGCGCCGCGCGGATCTCCTCGTCCGACGACGTTTTGGTGATCGACTGGAAGCCCTTGCCTTTCGGGGTCGCCGGCTTGTCCAGGAGATCGCGGAGACCGAGCTTCTCGGGATCATCGCCGACGAGCGGCACGTTCTCCAGTGCGGCATCGCGGTCGGCGAGGATCGCGCGCTTGCTCTGCGCGACGGCATCGGACGCGCGCGCGTACATGCGCGTATGGTGCGCCGCCTCGAGCTGCGTGATCCGCTCGGGGGTCGCACCGGCGGCGGTGAGGCGCTTCCGGGTGGCGTCGAACTGCCAGTCGGCGTCCTTCCACCCGAGGGTCTTCGCGACGTGCGCGACGAACTCGTGCTGGCGGGTCGTGAGCTCGACGTGTGCTTGCTCGGCCGCGTCCTTTTTCGCCCGCTCGCGCTCCCCTTCGGCCTTCCGCTCGTCGTCGGTCATCGCGCCCTTGCGCTGGCGCTCGCGTTCCTGGTCCTGGTCGGCCTTGCTTTTCGCCGCCGCCTTCTTCGCCTTCGCCCGCTCGCGGTATTCGGCGGGACTCTTCACGCCGGTCAACTTCAAGTAGTTGAGCGATCCCCCGGCGCCGGCGACGACGTGCCAGGTGCCACGCTCGGTCTTGGATTCCCGGATCTTGACCGGCTGTCCCGGTTGATCATCCCCTCTCGGGTGCAAAGTGATCCAGCGTTCGCCCGATGCATCGACCTGGCCGAACCCGAGCGACTTCCGCAGACCCTCATCACGCTCGGCAAGCGCGTCGAGAAACGTGATGGGCGCACGACAGGCGACGACGCCCCTGACAGTAGAGCCGTCGCGGCGCGTCGCCGTGTAGAGCGCGGCGAAAGACGCCGTGCGCTCCGTCGCGAGCAGGAGACCCATCAGCTCTGCGGCGTCCCTGCGTACCGAATGCCGAGCGACCCGCTGGTGAAGACCTTGATGAGGACGCAGGCGAAGGCGGCCGCGTTCGTGATGGTGATGACGTCGCTCGCCGCCACGTTGGCCGCCACGACCTTCGCGAGCGCGAGGTCCGCATCCGGGAATTCGACGTTGCTCACGATCACGTCGGCTTGGAGGCCGACGAGGCTCTTCCCGTAGATGTGGATCGACGCGACCGGATGGTACGAGGTCCGCACCCACGGCGTCCGGTAGGGGATCGCCGTCTGCGCGATCAGGTCCGCGTGGGTCATGAACGGCAGCAACTCGATGACGTTCTTCTTCTCGGCCGGCTTCAGTTCGATCAGGTTGATGGTGATGATCTTCTCGCTCATGCGCTGCCCTCCCCCGTCTTCTTCGTGTCGGTGTCGGCGTCGGCGTCGGCGTCGCTGGCGATCGGTGCGCCGGCGAATCTTGGATAGTTGGTGGTGAACGCCTCGAGCGTCGGCGCGACGCCGATCACGAGCTCGTAGCGCGGCGGCGAGTACTGCTGGCGCTTCGCCGCGAAGATCGCCTGCCCGTGGTCGGCCGTCTCGTGCGCCTCGAGCGCGCGGAACTCGAGCACCGTGCCCGTCTCGTTGTCGCGCAGCGCGAGGAGCGTCATCATGGCGCGAACCTCTGCTTCAGATGCTCGTAGAGCTGGCGCGCATCCTCGTCGGGAAGGACGCGCAGATCGCCGCCTGCGGGGACCGCGACGATGGCGGGATCGAGACCACGTTTGCGGAATTGCTCGCGCACTTGAAAGAGCGAGTGCGCCGCAACGCTCATGTCCCGATATGCACCATCGGCGAGGGTGAGGACGACGACGTCATGCTTGCCGATCGTCGTCTTTGTGATGGTGTCGATCAGATGCTGGTCATCGGCGTGCATCGGTCCCCCTACGCCGCCTTCAGGCAGCCGAGCTGTTGTTGGACGATGGGCGGGCACGGCGGCGGCTCGCCCTCGTCGCCGGCATCCAGCGCCGCGAAGTACCCGCTCATGGCGCGGAGGTAGGCGGCGAGCTCGGGCGGCGGCTCCTCGTGCGTCCGGTACGCCGCATCGTGCGCGTACTCCGTCCACTGGTTCTGGCGCGCGGTGCGGAGCTGGATCGTGACCGCGACCCCGTCGACGTCGGCGACGCAGTCGATCCCGCGGTAGCCGAGCGGGCTCGGGCGCGCGACGCAGTCGAGGGTGGAGCGCACCTGGAACGTCCGTTGCAGCCGCGGCAGCGCCGCTTGCTCGTCCTCGATCGACTCAAGCGTGAGGCGCGCGGTCGCGAAGTCATCCATGCCCGCGATCGGTTCCTTGGCCTGCAGTTTCGGTGCGAGCGATGCCGATTCCTTCAGCCGCCCCGCGATCGGCACACCGGGAAACGTGGCCGCGAGCTGCTCGACGACCTTCGTGAGCGCCGGCAGATAGCGGGCGAGTTCCTTCGCGAGTGCGCCGTGGCTCACCGCATCAGCGCGCAGCGGCGACGTGTCCGCAGGCGTCCCCGGTGTCGGACCCTTGGCTCCTGGAAGCGTGAGACGCGGTCCGGCCGGTCGTGGCGCTGCTGGCGCGGCGGCCTTCAGCACGAGACGCCCCGCCTTCGCGAGCGTACCGCGCTCGACGACGTCGCCGCGGACGAACTGCCCCGCGGGACGACTCGCGAGCGCCTCGCGTTTAAAGTCCGTCCAAGAAAGCGCGTCGATCTGGTGGATAAACTTGGCGCCGCCGTTTGAATAGGCGCCGACGAATGCCGCCCGCGCGCTCGCGAGGTCGGGCCAGCCGATCAAGCACTTTTGCTCATCGATGTCGCGGAACTCGGGCGGCTTCCGCGTCGTGACGACGTAGACCGTCGTCGCCTCTACGGTGCCGGTCTCCGCGAGCGGGCCGAGGAAGCAATCGACATGGTCGCCGTCGCTCCCGACCGTGCCGCGCACGTAGCCGTAAGGATGCGACATGCGACTTGAGCCTTCGGTGCCGTCGTGGTCGGTCCAGTGGCGGAGGGAGCCGCGGCGGTTCTCGATCGAGATCTGGAGCCCATCGAGCTCGCGCCGCCCGTGGAGCGCGCGCGCCTTCACGAGCGCCCCCTCCACCGCACGGAGGTCGTGCAGGAGCGCGCCGCGGCGACCAGCGAGGAATGCCTTCGCCATGACCGCGGCGTTGTCGTCGCGGTCGGCGAGCGCCGGTAAGTCTTCGTCGGCGATAAAAAATAGGTCCTTCTCGATCGCTGCCTTACGTGACGCGAGCGTCGCGATCGAATCCGGTGCCGGTTGCGGAGAAGGTGAGACGGCCGTATCATGGCCATCATGCGTCGCGCGCGTCGCTACCCCTTGTCGCCCTGCACGATCGGGCTTGGCATCCCGGACGACCCGCCCTATCGCCGCCTTCCGTACGGCGTCGTAGTTCCCATTGAGCACGCTGCGGTAACTGTCGGAGCCGACGAGCAGCGCATCCCAGAAGCGGATGCCGGCATGCTCGACAACGCGCGCCGTAAGGGTGACCCAGGCGGGGACGTCATTCTGCCAGGCCTCGCCATCCGCACCGCCCACGACGGCGACCGCCGCCGCTGACGAGGTGATCGCGAGCGCGAGGAGATGTGCCGTCGCCGTCTCGGTCGGCGTCGGCGCCGCCTCGCAATTCACGCCGAGCGCATGCATCGCCAAGATGCGCCCGCGCTGATCGACAAGCACGGCAAAGAGGGATCGAGACTCGGGGGCAAAGAGGCCACGGGTTGCGCGCTCGAGTTGTTCGGGCGAGGCGACCGACATGCCCCGGCCGATGAGGGTCGAACGAACGGCCTCGACCTCGCGCGGGTAGTGCGGGGCTGATTCCACGTCGGGGTAGGGACGGACGCTGCGGCCACCGATCGGTGCCCAGCCCTCGCGGCCAACGACCAGGCCCTCGACCGTCATGCCGAGCGCCGCGGCGACCAGGCGAGCGCCGTGGAGCGCCTGGTGATCCTCGGGACTTGGCGTCGGGTCCCCACTCGGGTGGTTGTGGAGGAGGTAGAGATGCGTCGCGCCGAGCGCGAGCGGGACCTTCATCATCTCCCGCGGCGCGGCGATCGTCGCCGTGAGGCTCCCGATGCTGGTCGCCTCGATCGTGAGGATGCGATGGTCGGCGTCGACGGCCACGACGTAATGGCGCTCGCGGTCGATGTCCGTGATCGCGCGGAATGCCGCGGCGACATCTTCGGGGCCATCCACACGGGCGGAGCGGAACGCGATCGCTTTCTGCCGGCGGAGCTCGATTGAGAGCGGCGCGTCGCCCCGAAACGTGAGCCGCCCCGCCGGACGGTCCCCATAGCGCCAGGTGCCCTTGCCGTCGTAGAAGCCGCGCCCGCCGCGAGTCCCCGGACGCTGCACCGGCTTGCGCTCGCCGAAGCGGAGCCCGAGCTGCTCGGCCTTCAGCACGAGCCGCCCGAACGCGCGCGCCGCCTTCGCGAAGAGCCCACCCGACCCATCGCACGTCCCACCGACCGGCTCCTCGTCGCCGCAGAGCGCGCAGCGCGGGTGGCCGTTCTTCGCCGTATAGACCGCCGGCCGGAAGCGATGCGGATGGCGCGCCTCGGGCGTCCGCTGCGCCGCACCGATGGCGCGATTCTCGCGTTCGAGGAGCGTGGGGGCGGGCATGGCCATCAGCAGGGCACAAGCTCTCCGTGCGTGAGAACAGTCATGGTGCCACGCCGTGGCGACCGTGCCAGTCGGCAACCGCCCGGTCCCAGACGGCGCGATCGCGGGTCACGGTCGCGCATCCCTGCGTCCACCGCCCCGGAACCGGTCCCGGCCCGAGCCCAGACGAACTTCCTCTCATGAGCGGCGCAGCCCCTCGTTCCGCTGCCGCCGCTCCATCCAATGATCACCCCGCACCATACGGCTGACCGACGTCTGCGGAATACCAAATCGCCGCGCGAGCCGAGATTGCGATTGCCCCGCCCCATGCAGCGCGCGCAATCTCGCGATCAACTCCAGGGAGATACCGGGTCGCGCCGCGTTCGTGTTACGTCGTGGCGGAGCATTATGACACCGCCTCTTGCGCCGCATGTCGGCCATGTTTTCCAGGTGCGTTCCCAGGAACAAGTGGTCCGGCCGCACGCAGGGCGGATTGTCGCAATGGTGGCAAACGCATACGCCTGGATCGACCTCCCCGTACGTGAATATCCACGCGACTCGATGTGCATTTGCGTGACTCTTCCCCCAGGTCACGGTGCCGTACCCGCGCCGATTGCGCGCGCCTTGCCATAACCAGCAGCCATCTCCGCGACTGACTTTCCCCCAGAACGTATCGCGATCAATCGGTGTCGCCATGTCGATCCTTCCACCGCCGCACCGCAGCGTCCCACGCCGCGCGGGCTGTTGGCCCCATCAAGACTTGAACGCAATTCGACGGCCAGCGCCCCGGCGGCGGGCCTGATCCGAGCCACAAAAACTGATTATTGCTGCACTCGCGGACGAGTTCCGCCGGGGGAAGGCCCATCCGGTCCACGCCAGGGAACCCGACCTGCTCCGCCATGAAGATGCTGTTGCGGATCACGTAGCGCGGCGAGCGGGAGTGCGCCGGATCGTCCCAACGGTCCAGCTTGAAAAACGCCCCGTGGCCGGGTGACGGACCCTTATCCGGTCCCGGCATCGCCTGCAGCCGCACGAGCACGCCGTCGAGGTACGTCACCTCGCCAGCCCCGGTGCCCGTGAAGCTCGGCGAGGGCCGCGCGCTGAAGCCCATGTAGGTGCCGTCGATCAGCACGTCGCGGATGACCCCGCCGGTCAGAGTGTCCGCCTCGATCGCGTCGTCACGGATGTAGCGCATCCGGGAGTCTGCCACGACCCAGCCGCGGCCGAGCGCGCGGACGCCGTCGGTCACGTTCTCGATCTGCAGGCCCTCGACCATGAGTCCGTCGAGCGCGACCCGCACGCCGGCGTTGTTGTAGGTGTCGTGCATCTGCTTCCAGGACCAGGTGCGATCGTAGGTGCCGAGGATGGTGCCGCCGTTCAGGCAGGCGTCCGTCGACGAGCCGAGGAGCTTCAGCGGGTAGCGGTTGCTCGTGCCGGCGATGAACGTCGCGCGCGTCGCATCGAGCATCGTCACGACGTCAAATGCCTGGCTCACGCTCTTGGTGAACCGCCCGACGAGTTGGCGGGTCGGGCGGATGCCGTCGCAGGACGCAGTCGCCGTTTGCGGGACGAGGCTGGCGCCGAGTGCAAGCGTCAGCAGCAGCGCGCGCCGCATCACGGGAGGCTCCCGAGGACTTCACCCCACGTCCGCGCGGGCCACGCGTTGTGGAGGAGGCCCGGCACGGAGAAGCGGTAGAGCAGCCGCGGTGTGCGGCCGAGGTTCGCGAGGAGATGCGCCTGGAGATGATCGTTCGCGGCGATCCGCGCGTGCTCCCAATCGAGCGCTTCCACCGCCGCCATCCAGTTCAAGTGCATCCGGTCCTGGAGCTTCGCGATCTTGCATTTCTCGGCCGGTGTCCACCTCGGATTCCAGTACCCCCAGAAGTCCCGCATCTTGAAGAAGGCCGATTGCGTGACGCTGGTCGCGCTCGCCTCGAAGGCGTAGTGCCCGCCGAACACGTCGCCGGGTGCGGCGCCTGGCTCGCCACAGAGCCAGCGCGTCGTTGCGGCGTGCGCGGCGTGGGTTGCGTGGAGGAGCGCCTGTTGATTCGCCGTCAGCTTATCGAGATGGATCCGCGTCTTGATCTCGCCGATGTCCCCCGCCGCGTTGTCGTACGGCCCGTTGGGCGGCGCGGTAAAGCCCACTGCGCCCGGCTTGCAATTCGCGGCGAGGTCGACCATGTCGAGCAGCCCCTGCGACGCGCCATGACAGCCCGCGGCGCGAATCGCGCCCTGCAGCGTCGCGACGATGTGCTGGTCCTTTTGGTAGTAGCGGCCCTTGGTCCCGATCGGCCAGCCGCTGCCGGCAAGCGACTTCGCTTCGTAGATCGTCGCGAGCCGGAGCATGATCGACAGTTGCCCGATCGCGTACTCGTCCGCGCCGCCGCCCGGCTGGTGCTCTTGGAGGTAGGCGATCGCTTCGGGAAACGCGCGGCCGAGTTCAAAGGATTCCCGCGCGTCGCGCTCGATGCCCGTACACGTATGCGTCTCCGGCTTCGCCGCGGCGGGGTTCGCGCTGCAGTGCGCCCACTGCTGAATCGGGTACGCGTCGAAGACCTTCTTGCTGACGTCGCGATAGGTGGCGCGCGTCGGCGGGACCGAGAGGCGGAGTGCGCTCGCGAGGCGTGCCGTGCCGATCGGACTGGTGCAGCCGATGAGGAGGAGCGTCGCGCAGACGCTCACGGTCAAGCGGGTGGTCATGCCTTCGCCTCCAGCGCCGCGTACGCGGCCGTGTCGCGATCGTCCGTGCCGCCCGGGTGGTCGTGGTGACTCCGTGCGGCGAGCCGCTTTTTTGCGTCGGTCTGTTCCTTCCCACCTGCCGGGGTGGGCGCGGTGATGACGGGCTTCCCGCCGCGCATCACGAGCTGCGCATGGCTCCCGCGACCGGCGGCAACCAGGTGATCCTCGGCCACTGTGTCGTGGTGCTCGGCGAGCTTCCGGTGGCGGTCCGCGTCGGTGTGCGACGATTCCGAGCGCCGCCAATCGTCGTCTTTCTCCGCGCTCGCGTGGTGGTCGCCCGCGCGCGCCGCATGGTGCTTTCCGGCGCCGTGGTGGAGGCGCGCGGCGTCGTGGTGATCGTCGTCGGAAAACTTCGCCGACTCCGCGCCCGAGGCGAAGACCGGCTTCCCGGATTTCGTCTTCCCGAGCGTGTGCTGCCCGGCGGGTGGGGCGGGCTTCGCGAACGGGGCCGCCTTCAGGACGAGCCGCGGCTGTGTCGCGCGCGCGAGGCGTTCGGCGCATGCAGGATGGAGCTGCGCGCGGGCGCGACAGGTCGGGCAGCGCTGGAGATGTTCGCGCGCGACGGCCTGATCCAGCGCGTTCGGTGCGACGGGCTTGACGATCCGCGCCGGCAGCGTCGCCCAGCCGTGCCGGACCGCCACCGCGTGCGCCCCCGATCCGTTCACGATCGCATGCACGCCCTGCGCATTTGGGGGCGTGACGAGCAGTGGGCCGCGCTTCCCGCCCGTCCCCCCGGCCGCGGCGCGCATCGTCCGCTCCGCATGCTCGCCCGAGAGGCCCTTCAGCGGATCCAGCTGATCGAGCGGGAGATGGACCGTCCCCGTCGGCAGATGGAAGTAGCGTCCGTGGTCTTCGGGCAAGCGCTCGCCCGGCGTCGGCGCCTGGCCGTAGCGCCAGCGATGCTCCTCGGTGGTGTAGTAGCCGTGTCCCCCACGGCTGCCGGGGGCGCGCGGCTCCGCTTTCAACAGCAAACGAATCGCACGGAGCGGATGGAGGAGGAGCCGCATCACCGTCGTGCCATCCCGCGGCTCCTTGTGCGGCCTATCTCGGGCGTGCGAGGATTTCCCGCCATGCTGTTCACGGACGTGACCATCGTGTTCGGCGAGGTGCGCAGCATCCGCACGCAGGACACGGCCACGATGGCGCCAGCGGCCATCGCCTGCTTCCGCGATCTTTTGGCGACGGGTGCCCCGCGGTTTACGGTTCCCGGTCGCCGCGAGTGGGGCCACATCGAATGCGTAGTGCGCCGCGAGAATCCGAATGCGGTCGCCGACTTTCTCGTCGAGGGCGTCCGGTACACACGCAGTGCCCTGCTCGTCGCGGGCGGACCGCCCTCATGGCTCAGCGCCACCTTGCCGTCCGCCCGGCCGCTCCTCGCCACGGTGATCGCGCCCGAGGCGGCCATCCGCCCCGACGCGATGGGGATCGTCGCCGACATGGAAACGTGTCTCGCGGCAGCGTTCTTCATCGCTTAGGTGGCGTGTTGCGCGAGATGTGCACCCAGACCAACTCGGGATCCTCGTGGTCGGGAGCCCAGTCTGCCTCCATGCCTTGCGCTCGCAATCGGGCGGCCAGTTGTTGGCCCAAGGGACGTGGAATTGCCTCGCTTAAGGCACCGTCAGTTTCGAGCTCTAGGCTGCCGAGCCCGAGTTGCCGCAACGCATCCTGGACAAGTGTTTCGGTGGTTTTCGGCGTCGTCGCGTTTTCCTGCTTGGAAGTTCCTGACTCAGCGTGGCCAGCACCGCGCTGCCCGTACCGCCACTTCCCTGATCGGGTTCGGTAGCCTACGCCACCCCGTGAGCCCGGCACTTTCGGGTCGGCTTTCTGGATGGTTCCATCGGTACATGATGGACAGTCGCTGATGGGTCCGATGCGGTGCTCTGCCATGTGACCTGCTCCTCTCTTGTCGACGTGCGCTTTCTGCAGACTCGCTTCAGCGGACCCGATGGCCGCTCGGACGCGATCCCATGAGGCGGGTCCCAGGGTCGAGGATGCCCGGAGCTTCGTAATCGCCTGCTCGCGCGTGTGGCCCTCGCGGATCAGGCGGCGGACATCCGCGACGGCTGTGGCAACGACGCCGGTGATACCCTCGCCGAGCGTCGGCGGCGCGCCGGCGTTCGGCGTCGCTCCGGTGAAGACCGCGCGGTGGCCTTCGTAAACAGGTTTCGCGCTCCGCGTATGGCCGACCACGTGCCCGCCACGCGACCCCTCGCCCGTGCCTACTTTCTGCAGCGCCGCGCCGCTCGCGACCGCCCCGAAGTACTTCCGCTGCTGGTCCGTGATCGGGTGACCATGCACCGTGCCATCGTGCAAGATCTCCTTCGCCTTGTCCGGCGAGAGATCCCCCCGCGCCTGGTGGCGCTGGCAGTGAATGCAGCGATCATGATCGGTCGTCGCGTGTCCCGCCTTCAGGATCAGCCGCATGTCGTTCCCCTTGTCCTCATCGGAGCGCCGCTCGACTCGTCCGCAAGAGTCGGCGGCTTGCCACGAGCAGCCGATCGGTGTCCGCAATCACGCGCATCAGCCGGCGCACCGAAGCGGGCGCGTGCGTCGGCTCTCTCTCTCTCGACCGCGAGCGCGCGTTGCGATGCGTGCAACGCCGCGACCGTCCGCTGGCGCGCTGGACTCTTGGCCATCCGCATGCCGCACCACCCGCGATGCGTGCGCGCCTCACGGCCGCAGCGGCAGAGAATAGGGCGCCCGAGAAGTGCCTCGACGATCCGGCGCGCCTTATCGACGGTCTCGCGCGTGACGCCAACCGTGCAGGCGATCTCGCGGAGTGAGTCTCCGTTGACGATAGCCGTGATGAGCGTCGCGAGCTGGTCGCCGCGCGCCCGCAGCCCACGCGGCCCCATGATCGCGAACACGTCGACGTTCTCGGGGACGGGGACATCGAGTACTGCGGCCACGCGCAGCAACGAGCGCGTGGCCATGTCTTCCTCGTGACACGAGGATTCGATGGGCGGTGGCACCGCGGAGCGCGCGGCATAGCGTTCGGCGACCCGGCGCGCGATCGCCTCGCGGCGGAGTTCCGCTCGGCGCTGATAGCAGGGTCGGCACAGCTGCCCGAGAATCGGCGTGCCGCACGTCGCACGCTCGCTGCCGGCGATCCCCGGGCATGGGACAGACCACCGCGACCGCTGCGGAGACGGCCCGTCTCCAGGTTCGACGACGACGTCAACGGGACCTGGATCTACCGTCTGCTCTTCGACCTTCTCTTCTTGGCTGCCATAGGCACCTCCCTCACCGTTCGGGAGACGGGCAGTCTCGGCAGCGGTCGTGACGTGTGGCGGCACCAGATGGAGTCCGCCGAACTCCGCGAAGTCCGGGAGGTAGTCATGGCGGACGACGAAGTCCCAGGCGTTGCGGTCGATCTTCGGCGGTACGACGCGCTTCGGAGCGACGACCTGATTCGCCGAGCGGAGCGGCGGCGCAGGGGGCACGATGGACAGCTCCCCAGCGGGGCGAAGCGTCCGATAGACCGGGTAGCGCGCGCCATCGGGCACGAGCACGTGGTTGGCTTCCCAAATCCGGCGCAAGCGCTCGGCGAAGACCTCGCGCTCGAACCCGAGCGCATCACAGAGCGATTCGGCCGATCCCCACTCGCCCGCGGGCCGCTCGTCGTCGCGCCACCACCACTGCGCATTCGCACGGGCGCCGCGCGTATCGGAGTGCGCGAAGGCCGAGCAGCCCTGGCGCGCCGCGTCCTCGATCGCGGCCGTCATGACGGCGACCATGAGCCGGCGCGTGCCGTCCTCGAGCGGGAGCCCTTGCCGTGGCGCGCCGCCGATCGACGCCGGGTCGAGCCCGTCGAGGCTGTCGCCGCGACCGAGGGGATTGCCGGTGCCGGTCGCCATTAGGCAAGCCCTCGCTGTTCCATCATCTGCGCGTACTGGGGCGCGGAGCGCGCGAACACGGCGGCGAGTGCGGGTTGCCAGGTGAGGGCAGGCGAATCCAAGCAGTTGGGGTGGCTCGGTCCGATGCGGTGACGCCACTCGCGCCACGGGCCGCGGTTCGGCCCGAGCTGGTCCTCCGCTTCGAGCTGGCGGACGGTGATCAAGCGCGGCGTGCCATCGCCGTTCTTCCAGAGGCGGAGACAGCCCGAGCACGGGTTGGCGGCGAGCGTCTTGTAAACGAGGGTCTCGGGGGTCCAGTTCCGGGAGCGCCGTTCCCCTTCGAATGCCCCACGGAGCCGCGCCTCTTGGATCTCCGTCCGCGCCACACGTTCGAAGTCGCGCTGGATGCCCTCCTCGACCCCGAGGCGCTGATAGAGCTGGCGTGCGAACTCTCGCGGGTGGACTTCCGCTCGAATGGCGTCGGCGGTCATCGTCCGCAGCAAGTCGCACTCATGTTCGAGCATCCCGGCGTGTGCAGCCGTGCCATCGCGGAGTAGCACCGGCGTCAGATACTCGCCGGCGCGCGCGCGGGCGACCGCGATCGCGACCTCGTCGGAATGGAGGAGCGGCGTCTCGCCGGCGAGCTGCAGGACCCGCGGCCAGGCGAACCGGACGCCGGGCTTGCGGAGCTCGGCGTCGATGAGGCCAAGCTTGTAGCTGACCCCCGGGAAATCGAGCACGTCGCGATCGGTGAAGCCGAGCTTCCGCACGGCCTGCTCGACGCCGGGGCTCAGCGGATTCGCGACGCTCCAGCGGATCGCTTGGCGCTGATCGAACAGCAGCCGCTCGAACGCCTCGAGCTGCGCCGCCTCGTGGAGGTGGCCCGCGTGCCAGGTCAGGAAATCCTCGATCGCGGCGCGGAGGAGCGCCCGCACGGACCCGACGTGCGTCCGCGCCTGCTCGGCCACGAGCTCGAGCCACCACTCCTCGAACGCGAGTCCGGGCTGCACCTGGACGGCCTTCATCCACGGCCCGACCTCGTAGGCGCCGGGGATCGGAAAGAGCGCGTCCCAGAGCGTGCGCGGATCGACGGCGCGGGCGGCGGGATGCGAGAGCGCGACCTCGAGACGCTGCCCGCTCGCCGCCTTCACGACGTACGTGCCGGCAGCGGGAAAGAGCTCGGCGAGGAGGGTGGCGACCTCGCGCGCCGGGACGACGTCGTCGGCGATGACCAGCTCGAGCATCAGTCGTCTCCGGTCCGCACGCGGACGATGCCCGGGCCACCCATGCGAACGCGGACGATGCCGGTTCCGCCGCTCCGCACGCGCTCCGTGCCGAGCACGAGGCCGTGCGCGAGCGGCTGCACGACCGCGTGGAGGTCGAGACTCGCGACGCTCCCCGCGGGCAGGAGGATGCGTAGATCGGCCGTCAGCACCGCGGCCTGGTCGACGAGCTGGACGCGGCCGTCGGCCGTCTCCGTCGTGGCGGCACGGATGGTCGCCCGGAGGTCGGCGAGCGGCGTCGTCGGCGCCGTGATCCCGATACGGGCATCCGCCGCGAGCGTCGATACCGCCCGCACGACCGCCCGAAAATCGCCTCCTTGCGTCTGTGCGGCCCGGATCGCGACCCGTCCGTCGGCCGTCCGCGAGGCCGCCGTCTGCACGATCGCGCGGAGATCGGCCGGCTGGACGAGCGCGTTCTGGATCCGCACGCGGCCATCGGCGAGCGCGTCCTGGAGGGCGGCCACCTGGACGCGGAGATCGAGGGTCTGACTCTGCCCGCCGCCGACGGTCGCGCGGAGATCCGCGAGATGGGTCGTGGCGGCACGGACGACCGCCCGGAGATCGGCGGTGCGCGTGAGCGCGGCCCCGATCACGACCCGCCCATCCGCGCTGCCGAGCGCCGCAAGCGTCACGCCGACCCGGAGATCCGCCGTCCGCGTCGTCGCGGCCTGCACGACCGCGCGGCAATCCGCCACGCTCGCCGTCTCGATGCTGACGAGGACGCGGCCATCGGCGATGACCGTGGTCGCGGCCTTCACGATCGCACGCCCGTCCGCGCCCTGCGTCGTCGCGGCCCGAATCGCCGCCCGAAGATCGCCGAGCAGAGTCATGGCGGCCCGGACGACGGCGCGGAGATCGAGCGTGCGGGTGGCGCTGTTCTGCACGCGGACGAGGAGATCGAGGAGCGCGTCGGTATCGTCGCGGAGAACGGCGCGGCCGTCAGCAAGACGGGTCGCCGCGGCGCGCACCACCGCGCGGGCGTCCGTGGTCGGGGTCGCGGTCCCCTGGACGCCGATCTTCAGATCACACGCGACCGGGGCCGGTCGCTGGATCTGTTGATCCCACCACGTGAAATAGCCCAACCGCCCCTCCCCCGTGCGGCGCGCCCTGTAGCATAGGCGGGCGGGGGCGTGCGGACGGTGCCAAGCAAGCGCGGACGGGAAGGAAACGGTGGGGTTGACATCGCTGATAGGAGACGCCAGGGCCACGCATCGGGTGCGTCAGCATCTCAAGCCCCAGGATCAGAACGCGCCGCCTTCCATGGTCGCACCGCCATCGAGTTGGCCCTCGCGGGCACTCGGGAGTCCCTGGAAGATGCCCGCCACGACGATGCGCCCGAGCCCCGGAAAGCCGGCGGCGGTGTTGACCGAGGCGGAGGACGACGTTGGGGCGAGACAGAAGACGCTCGCGAGCTGCACCGCGACCTGGCTCCCACTCGGCAGCTCATGCGCGCCGAAGGCCGTCACGCTCGCGCCCACGATGCCGTTGTCGAGGAAGCAGGGGCGGTTGCGAAACACGGAGCACGTCTCGGCCACGCACGTGCTCCCCGGGCATGCCGAGTTCGTCGTGCAGAGTCCGCCCGCGTTCGTCCCCGCCGCACACCGCGCGTAAGGCGCACAATCCGCGTCGATCGCGCATTCGACAAACGTCGCCGTGGGGCCGCAGAGGTTGTCAAACGGTCCGCCCGCACATTGCCCGTTGCCGCCACCGGCACACGTGCTGCCCGGGCACTCAGACGCCTCGGCGCAGACCGCATTCGCATTCACGCCCGCGATGCACCGCCCATCAATGGCCGAGCAGTGTCCATCATCGCAGGCGTTCGGTGCCGTCGCGAGGCCGGGCACGATACACGCCCCGCTCGGACACTCGCTCGAGACGCTGCACGGCGTCCCGGCGTTGGTCCCCGATTGACACCGACGCCCGCCGCAGACGGTGGCCCCGACCGCGGTGCAATCGGCATTGCTCGCGCACACCGTGGCCGCTGCGTTGTTGCAGGTGTCGCAGAAGCACGCGAGGGATGTGGATCCGACCGCGCGGCACGGCGGGCTCGCGCCGGTCAGCGCCCGGGTCTCATGATGCGTCGAGAGCGCGAGCGGAAGCGTCATCTTCCCGATGGTGCCGCTCGGTGGGCAGTCGAGACTCGTCGTGCCGAACCAGCCGTTCGGGTGCGTGCCGTTGGCATCGCAGGCAAGGCCGATACGGGGACCGTCGGAACAGGTGCCGTCCTGCACCCCGTCATCCTCGGCCACGTCGCCGACGCAGAGCGGACAGGGCGCATCGGTGTGGAGGCCGTTCGCCACGTCGGCGATGGCCGTCCCCGCGACTTCGGCATCCCCGGTGTTGAGGTTCACGGTGCCGGAGAGATTCGTCGCGAAGTGGACGAGCGCGCAGACCGGCACGCTCCCCGCGCTGAACGGAATCGGCCCGCCGAAGAAGTCGCGGCAGACGTCGCCGGCCGCGCAGCCGCCCGTGTCGCCGCATCGGGTCTGCGGCTGATCCACGCACCGCCGGGTCGCGAGCTGGCGGAAGGGTGGCGGGGTCGCTTGCGGCGGCGCAAAGGGATTCGTCGTGAGCCCCGTCACCTGGCAGACGCCGCACGGCACTGTCGGGTTGTCGCAGTGCTGCACCCGGAGCGTCAGGGACGCGTTGCCGCTGAGCGTCTGCCCGTGTGCCGTGCCCGTCCACCCGAGGTCGAGGTGGGCATTCTCGGCCGGGTTGTTGATGAACGAGAGCTGTCCTGGACAGGAAATCGGCGGGCCGGGGGGTGCCGTCGCGGTCGCCGTCGGCGTTGGCGTCACCGTCTCAGTCGGGGTCGCGGAGAGCGTCGGTGTTGGCGTCTCCGTCGCGGTCAGTGTGGGCGTCGGCGTCTCCGTGACGGTCGGCGTCGGCGTCGCTGTCTTCGTCGGCGTGGCCGTCACGGTCGGCGTCGGCGTGAGCGCGGGCGTCGCGGTCAGCGTCGCGGTCGCCGTGACCGTGGGCGTGGGAGTAGCGGTCACCGTCGGCGTCGGCGTGACTGTGATCGTCGGCGTGGCACTCGGCGTCGGCGTCCCGGAGGCGACGCAGAGGTCGACGTACGGATACGCATCGTGGAGCCCGTTGCCCTCGATGACGGTGCTGTTCGTGATGAGGTCGACGCCGTTGCCTGCCGTTGGCTCCCCGCCGCTGACCCACGCGCGGAAGGCGACTTTCGACGCCGGCACGAAGTTGTCGAGGTTCGTGAGCGTGAGCACGTTCCACGCAAACGTGGTCAGGCTATTGATCGTGACCGAGGCCGCGACCGGATCGGTACTCCCGCTCTCTTCCTTCACGTAGTCGCTGCAACTGAACGTCGTCGGCGGGCTCGGCCAATACTTCAGCACGAAGTTCCGCACCCCGTCGAAGTTGTCGCGGTTCGTGACACCATAGACGAACTTCGCGGCCGCCACGTGATGCCCGGATGGCACGGCCGTCGTCGTATCGAGCCGCATCAGCATCACGTCGGTGTACCAGTTGTCATAGTCGCACGCGGACTGATTGCAGACGTGCGCGTGGTAGACCTCGTGCGCGAAGAGATAGGGAGGATTGTTCGCGCCGCCGATGAAGCTCGTACAGCGCGTGATCTGCGCATACGAGCCCATGCCAGTACACGTTCCACCCGGACACCCGCTGCTGTTCGTGCAGGCGCCGTTATTGTTGGTCCCGCCCGTGCATTTCGGCTGATTCGTACACGCCCCGCTCGGACATTCACTGCTCGTCACACACGCCGTGCCATTGTTTGCGCCGCCGTAGCAATACGTCGGGGAGTAGCCGCGCACGTACGCCTTATCGGCCGTCCCGGCGAGCACGACGCGCTGATAGTCCTCGCCGGCATTGCACGAGATCATCGGTGTTGGCGTGGGCGTGACGGTCGGCGTTGGTGTCACGGTGAGTGTCGGCGTTGGCGTTTCCGTGACCGTGGCCGTGGGGGTGGGTGTCGCCGTCAAGGTTGGCGTGGGCGTCAGAGTCGGCGTCTTCGTCGGCGGGGGCGTGGCGGTGATCGTGGGTGTCGGTGTGGGCGTCGGCGTCACCGTGGGGGTTGGCGTTGTCGTGGGTGTCGGCGTCACGGTCGGCGTCGGCGTGAGAGTCTGCGTCGGCGTCGGCACTTCGAGCGGCGTGGATGTGATGGTTGGCGTCGCCGAGAGCGTGGGCGTCGCGGTCGGTGTTGGTGTCGTGGTCTTCGTCGGCGTCGGCGTGAGGGTCGGCGTCGGGGTCAGCGTGGGCGTCGGCGTGGCGGTGCGCGTCGGCGTTACGCTCGGGGTCGGGGTGCCGGTCGGCGTCACACTCGCCGTCGCGACCGGCTGGTAATCGCACATCAGCCACGCGTCTTCGATCGTGAGCACGGCATTCGTCGTCGTGTTCCGCGCGCCGATTTCTGTCTCCGCCAAGATCGCCACGGGGCTCGGCGCGAGCGGGGGCGTGGCTCCCGGACGTGGTGTTGGCGTCCAACACGGTCCCACGGCGGCCCCCGAACCGCAGTCGTCGTAATAGGCATCGCTCGTCGTGAATGTCCGGGTGTTCAGGAGTTCGGTCACGAGGTCGCGCCGAATGATTCGGTGCACGCCCGTCGTCGCGGCCCGCTTCCCATACACCTGCACCTTGCAGGCATTCAGCACCGCATTGGCTGGCATCGCGTCGGCATCGACGGTGAAGGGGCGGACGCGCATGCCTTGGCTCCGCGTCGCCGTCACGCCGGAGTTGCGATTCGTCCCGGTGTTCGGCGGCGTGTCCGACCACTCCTTCCCGGCATAGTTTGGCGTCGTGTTCGGCACCGGCGACCACTGGTTGTAAAACGGCGTCGGTCCCGGCGACGGATAGCCTTGCCGCGCAATTACTTTGCCGTTGGCCGGGAACGCCGCATCATCGACGTAGAGATCATCGTGCGTCGCATGCACGAGCGCGCCACTCGTCGCCGTGCCGCCCCCAAACGCCACGCGGTCCACGTTCGTCGAGCCGGTATTGAGCGTCGCCACGCTGGTCAGGATCGTGACGTCGTCGAGCTGCACAACCACCTGGCCGACCGTGGTCGACCGCACCACCTTGAGGTTGATCGCGTAGAACCGCCCAGCCGTAATCGGGAACTCCGTCATCGAAGGAATGGCCGCGCCCGTCCGCTGCCGCGCCTCGAGCGCGATCGTCCCGTCGGTGTGATAGTTCACCTGCACACCACCGATAAAGACGCTCGTCGCATCCTCGCACCACACGAGAAAGCTGCTCACGGCGGCACCCGTCGGCGGCGTCACGACGTCGATGCGAACCGGGTCGCGGACGAAGCAGTTGAGCGTGATGCCGAGGCCCGTCGGCGAGCGTGCCACGTCCGCCGCGCCCGTTGACTGGTAACTGTAGCTGCCGCTCCGCACGAGCGTGGGATCGCTGACGATGGTCTTGATCTGTCCCGAGAAGGACGAGAACTCCCCGAGGCTGCCCGTCTCCATGCCCGCGAACCAGCGCGGCGCCGCCTCGGCCGACGTCGCCACGAGGCAAAGGGAAAGCGCAAGCGCCGCCGCGAGGACCGTGCTACGCTTGCCCGTCATGCGCACCCTGCTCACCGTGGCGCTGATGCTCGCGTGCGCGGCCGTCGCCGGACACTTCCTGACGCCGGCCGAGAAGGTCGACCCCGAGCTGCAGGCCGCGATGGAACTCGGCACCGTCCTCCCGGAGCACTGCATCCGCCAGGACACCACGGGCTGGCATTTCGTCTGCCCCTAGCCTCACGAGGGCACCGGGAACGCGCAGCGCCACGTGTCGCAATCCCCGTCCACGCTGCACGATCCAAGATCGACCCGCCCGCGCGTGCACTTCGTCGCCACGCAGAGCCCATCGTGGGTCGCGCTGCCTACGGCCGCGCCGAGTGGCGTGTTCGTCACGCACTCCGTGAAGAGATCCGCGAGGAGCCCGCGCCCGAAGTCGTTCGGGTGAATCGAGTCGGTGAAGAAACACGACGTGTCGGCGCACGTCCCCTGGAGGCTCGGCGTGCGGAGCTTCACCGCCCGACGCGCGTCGATCCAGAGCCGCACACTGTCGGCCTTTCCCCAATCGTCAATCAGCCAGCGGTCGTACTCCTCGATTTCGGTGCGCACGCTGCCCCAGCAGCCGACCCCTTGCCCCTCGATCGGCGGGGGCGGGGCGACCGCGACGAACGCAGGGCGACCGTTCGGGGTCTTCGCCGGCGTCGGATAGGCGTCATGCGTCGCGACCAGTGCGAGGAAATCGTCCTTTGCCCACTGTACCTTGTTCGAGGTGACGCAGGTCCCGGAGCAATCCGGCGAATCTTTACAACCCGAGTTACACCAGGACGCCCGGCGATTCGGCGGCGTCCGATCTGCGCGACAATTATCGCCGGCGTTGATGCAGCCCGGGGTCGTTGCGCAATTCTGGCAGGCAAAGGTACACCGACCGCCGGGACAGGCCGAGGTCGCGGAACACGTCTGACCGGCATTGCTCCCGAACTCACAGTAGCCGCAAATCCCTGTGCCCCCGTTGAAGCTACAGTCCGCATTCGAGGCACACACGCAGTCGCTGCTATTGTAGCAGCTCGCGCCGAACGCCCCGGCTCCTGTGCCTTTCGTGACGCAGTAGCCATGACTGCCCCTGGCGGGGTCGGTCCGCCGCAGCGTCGAATCGCCACACTCGCACGCGTGACCTTGATCTGCCCCGCCGCTCTCGCACCATCCATTTTGCCCGAGGCCACCCTCGAGTGAGGTGGGATTGTCGGTCTTCCCGACTTGCTTCTGGTGGACGTTGTTGACGCCGAACATCTCCAAGATGACGTCACAGGTCTTGCCGAGCTGGCCGCGCTTCTTTGAACACTTGAGATAGCCGCCACTGTTCCCTTCGACGATGAAGCTGTAGCGGTCGGTCATGTCCTGAATCATGGTGCCGCCGAGCGAGCAGAAGTAAAGATTCGTCGGCTCGATCACACGCGCGTTGACCTTGTTCCAGAGCTCTTCATTCGCGATGATCGAGTCGCCGACGATGCACAAGGTATCCTCCCCGTCCGCGTCGAGATCGGGAATGATCGCGGGAATCGGCGGGTCGGCGGTCTGCCGGAGCACGCTCACCGTGGCATCGGTAAAGCGCATCTTGTTCCCGCCCGAGCCGGTGCGCTTGAACTGCAGATGGACCGCGCTCAGGTTTGCCAGGATCGTCGCGTTTTCGGAGAGCAGCGGCGGCAGATTGTGGAAGGCCGCGCTCGTGCCGTTGTCCGCGAAGATGTCCACGAAGTCGGCGAAGTCGCTCGTCGTCGTCGCCCCCGAGACGAACTCCAGGTCCACCGTCGCCGTCCCGTTCTCGGCCTGCTGCATGTCGAGTTCGGCAAGGATCGCGAGCGGCGTCGGTGCCGGCGTCGGGGTGGAGATCGCGGCAAAGTTGATGATGGCGGTCGGCTTGGCGGCCTGCGTGTTCTCCAGTGTCGAGAGTGTTCCGTCGATCGCTGTCCCATCGTTCAGGCAGTCGAAGAGGTGCGTGTCGTCGCAGGTCCGGACTGCGCCACCAGAGAGGAACGAGTGCCAGTTGCCGCGCTCACCGTCGCTGAGCGGCAGCGTGGTTTCCCAATAGGAATTGGCCACGACGTTCCCGTCGTACCAGAAGCATCCGTCGAGCACGTAGGACCATCCGCCATCTGCGACCGTGTCATCCGTGCCGATCACCGGCTGCGTAATCGTGACCCGATGGTCCGTACAGGTACTCGCCGGGCAATCGCTATCCGCCCCGCACGAGTAGCCTGCCGACGCGCCCGCGGCACAGATGCCGACGAGGCGATTCGTCGTGCCGCGCGGGTAGACGTTCGAGGGCACGCCGCCGGTGCCCGACCAGAGCCCGACGTCGACGGAATCGTCGGTGCCATTCTTCTGGCGGAGCGTGAACGCGTTCCAGCTCCCGACCGGAATCTCGACGTCGGCATACTTCGCCGCCACGCACGTCGACTCACAATGGTTGTTCTCCGGGCAGTTCGTGGTGTCGCGCGCCTGATCGTTGCACGAGGGATCGACCACGGGCGTGCAGGGCGTATCGTTCCGTGTCGACCCGGAGCAGACGTAGCCCGTCGTGCTCCGATACCAGGCGGTCAAGTTTGCGTTCTGTGCGCTCACGGGATTCAGCGTCAGGATCGCGCCATCTTCGCTCGCGCCGCGGAAGTTCGTCAGGCGCCGCGTCGTCGTCCCGACCGTCAAGACCTTCAAGCGACACGAGAGATTCAATGTGCCCTGCGCACTCGCCATCGCAACCGGCAGGATGTAGTCCGTCGCGCCACTGGCGGGTGCAAACTTTGCCGCACAAAGGTTCCCCGGCATGGTGTCCAGCCCGCTCGTGATGGTCGTTGGCTTGTTTGTGCCGTAGCCGAGCCACCGTCCCGGCGTCGGTTGCGGCGTCGTCTCGATCAGACATGGTTCGTTCCATGCGCCGAAGATCGTCGCCTGCGCCTCGACCGGCAGCAGCATGCACGCCAGCGCCACGAAGACGCGGAGCGCTCGCATCACTCCCGCCCGACGCAGAGGTAGTTGATGACTCCCGCCGCCGTAAATGCCGTCGGCTGAAGTGTCGTCACACTTGACGAGGTCGCCCCGTAGTTCGTGATGATGAGCGACGTCGTCGAGGTCTGGGCACGCAGGATGCCGCCGAGCGATGGCGGCGCCGTATCCCACGAGAGCGTACAGGCGGGCGCGTTCGCGAATGTCCCTGGCAACCCAAAGGTCAGCGTGCACGCGCTGACGGAGCCGCCACCGCCAATCGTGATCCTCCCAGCCGTGTTGGTGCCGACAAGGCTCCCGTTCGGGCTCGACCCACACGAGCTGATGGTCGGCGCCGCGCCGCCCGTGGCGATCCGCGACGTCGCATTGCCGTCGAGGTAGACGACACCCGCGCCCCCGACCGCCCCACCGCCCCCGACCTTGGCCGTGAGAATGACACTCGACCCGTTCCAGCCGATGCCGCCGATGACTGACGCATTGCCACCCGCACCGAGACCACCGCCTGCGCCCCCTTGCACAACCGCCGGACCACCAATGCCGCCGTTTTGCCCCCCGCTGCCGGCGCCACCCTGCAGCGTGAGCGTGCCGCCGGTGCCGACGGGGGAGCCGGCGGCTGCGCCCGCCGCGATCGTGAGCCCGCCGGCTGTGCCGTTCGCCGTCAGATTCCGCGGCTCGACGAGAATGGTATGTGTCGCGCCCGTGCCGCCTTCTTTAAACGTCAGATTCCCCGCGATCTGATCATTGGCCCCGCAGATGCGTATGGGTGTGACCGTGGCCGTGGGGGTGGGCGTCGCTGCCGTTGCGGTCGGCGTCGCGCTCGTCGGCGTCGGCGTGGCGGTGGGCGTCGCCGTGGCCCCGACGTTCTCCGGCCCATTGACCTGCGTCACGCCCAGCAGGTTCGTCCCTGCCGACCCATCCAGCGTGCCTCCGCTGGCGATCGTCATCGTCGCCCCGCTGTCGATCGTCAGCGACTTGCCCGTCAGGATGTGCACGGGACAGTCCTGGTTCAGCACCGTCGACCCCGCACAGGTCTGATTCAGCTTGTTCCCGCTATTGAAGTATTTCGTGCAGAAGTCCGAGTCGGTGCCCTGACAGCGCGAGACGTCGTCGGTCGCGATCACGGTCGGGATCTGCGAGTTCAGAATCGTCGCCCCGCCGACCTTCACCACGGTCGAATCGAGGCTCATGTTCGCCTCGCCGCTCGGCGATTCCGTCACGTCGAAGTCGGCCGCCGTGAAATCCAGCGTGCCGGCGTTCGCCGCGACCGTCGCGTCACCTTCCTGCACGATCAGTTTCGGTGTCGGGCTCGTCGTGGGTGTCGCCGTCACCGTCGCAGTCGGAGTCGGTGAGACAGTCGGGGTCGGCGTCGGATGGCACACGAACCCTGCGGCCGTCGTGTCTACGCCATAGGGGCACGCCCCCGTCGGGATCACGCGCCACGTCGTCGTGCCCGTGATGGCATCCGTCACGACCTCGAACGCTGGCACGACAGACGGTGCCGACGCCGGATGCACGATCGTGTAGGGCGCGGCGAAGCCGGCATCGGGCGAACAGTCCTTGCGCGTATCGGTGCCGGCTAACGGCGGCTCCTTCAAGGTGAAGCAGTTGCCCGAAGCCTGCGCCAGACAGTCCAGTTTGCCGTTGATGATCGTGCAGTCTGACGGCCCGATCGAGAGCCCATCGGCGGATGGGAAGACCGCGATCGCATACGTCGCGACCGGCGACGGCGGCGCCAAGATATACGGCGAGTTCGACGGCGTCGGATCCGGCGTCGGCGTGGGCGTCGCCGAGGGCGCCGGCCCGTCGCAGCGCCAGCCGGCGCTCGTCCGATAGGCGATCGCGCCCGGCCCCGAGCCGGCGCACGGCTCGGTGTTCTTCGCGCAGTCGGTGCAGGCGACCTGGCTCCCAGCGGCCGCGTTCTCGAGCGGGCCGCCCGACGTGAGATCGGCGAACGTCGCCGGCGGGAGACCGCCGATTGTGAAGTTGCCCGACGAGCCCGACGCGGCGTCGATCGGCTTCGCGCAGTTCGTGCGGTTGAATCCGATCGTGATGCCGAGGACGGTCTCCAGCCGGATGCACTCCCGCCCAGTCGTCGTCTCCCACGAGATCACGTTCCCGCGAATGTCGACCCGGTTGGCGCCGGTACCGCCGGTCACGTCGCGGAGCCAGACGCCCTTCGCGTCGTTCGCGGTCGCGAGGTTCGTGATGCTGTTGGCCTCGATCAGCCCGCCGACGAGCTCGCGGAGCACGATCGCCGAGGAGTCGAGCGACGACAGCGCGTTTCCCCAGCCGCCGCCCGTGATGCGGTTTCCGACGATCGCGACGTTCCGCGCCGGGTCAAGCGCCATGGCCCCTGCGGCCGACTGGCCCTGGACGAGGATCGCGTTGCCGCCCTGGCGGTCGAGCTCGTTTCCGAGGAGGCTCGTCTCGAGCGGCCGCTGCGTCGCCTCGATGCCGACCAGGTAGCCACGGACGGTGTTGTGGCTGACGGTGACATCGGTTTCCGCGATCGCGGTGCAGGTCGCCGCCGTGCAGGTGCCAGACGGACACTGCGACGCGACGGTGCAGACGGCCGCGTTGTTCGCCCCGCCGACGCACGAGCTCCCCGGGCAGTCGCCGTTGGCGTCGCAGTTGCTATCCGGGCTCGAGCCGTGGGCGCACGCGGCCGTGCGGACGAGCGCGATGCCAGAACCCGTCGCGACACACTTCTCCCCTGAGACCGACGTGCAGTCGGTATCGCCGTAGCACTCCTGTGCCGAGGACGTGCACTGCGCATCGCTCGCACACGCGGCGCCGCCAACCGCGCACGTCGTCCCGCCGCCGCCGGTGCAGCGATTCGTGCAGGCGCCCGGCTTCGTGAGGACGTTGCCGCTGATCTCGGTATCCTGGCAGGCGCCGCAGGTGATGCCGTTCCCGGTCGCGGTATTGACGGCGCGGATCGTGTTCCCCTGGATCTTCGCCTGCTCGACCGGCGCCTCTTTCTTGCCGTTCAGCGTGATGCCGTTCGAGTTGCCGTCGAGCTGGTTCCCGCGGACGATGAGGTCGCGAAAGGGTCCGCCGGTGTCGTCGGGCGGCTCGAGCCGGATCCCGCCATTGCCGTTGCTGGTGATCGTGTTGTCGAGGATCCGGCAACGCTGGCAGTCGGCGCGGATGCCGTGGCGGTCGTTCGCGGTCGCTGTGACCCCGCGGATGCGGATCAACGACGGCACGGCCTGGCCCGGCGTCGCGACGCTCACGCTGATCCCGTCGCCGTCGGCGTGCGTGACGGTGACGTCCTCGATCGCGATGTTCGTTGCGCCGTCGACGATGCGGATGTCCGGGCCCTGATCGTCGGTGCCGGTCGCTCCCCGGTTCGCCGTGTTGCCGTCGATCGTGCCGTGGCCGCGGATCCGCACGTCGGCGATACCAGCGATGGAAAGCGGGCGGAGGGAGTGACTGACGCCGTTCGCCGCCTTCAGCGTGCCCTCGATCGTGAGCCGCTGGCTGGCGTTCAGCGTGAGGCCGGTGCCGACGACACATGTGACCCCGCCCGGGAGGAGCACCACCTTCGCGCCGGCGGTGTTCAGGGTGGCTTGGATGGCCGTCGCATCATCGGTCGTCCCGTCGCAGACCGCGCCCTGCTCGACGAGGTTCACGGTCGTGATGGGCGTGGCCGTCGCGGTCGGCGTCGGAGTGGCAGTCAGGGTTGGCGTCGCCGTTTTCGTCGGGGTCGCCGTCTTGGTCGCGGTCGGGATCGGGGTGATGCGAACGATCCGCGCCTTCTGCGCGCTGTCGCGTTGGACGTCGAGCCCGCTCGGCTTGTCGATGATGATCTTCGCGGGATCATGGACCGCGGTCGTGCCGTCGCTGTTCTCGATCGTGAGCTGCGCCCGCGCGAGCGGGACCAGCAGGACGAGGAGCGCGAGGGCGAGCGCGACGCGCTTCACGCGACGCCACCCCACGCGTCGACGGCGACGCCGCTCGTGCGCGCGAGGACGACGAGCTTGTATTCCTTCATCCCGCGGCACTCGACGCCGAGCGCGAGCGTGCGATCGATGCCGATGAAGTTGCCCGACTCGAGCACATCGTCGCCGGCCGTGCCCCCGGCGCCCCCCGAGAGGCCCAGGTTGTCCGGCTCGAACACGCCCACCCAGACGACGCGACTGTCATGGCCGCGCATCGCGACGATGAACTCGCGCGTGTTCGCGGGGGGCGCGGGATTGGCGCGGTACTCGATCTTGATCCGCAGGAGCGCGTGATCGGCGCACGACTTCCACGCGCTCTCGGCGTAGACCCCGGACGCGCCGCCGTTCGTGAAGAGTCGGTCCGCATCGAGGAAGGAGAGCCGATCGCCGATCAGGCCTACCGCTTCGCCATCGGTGTCTGCGCTCGCGCCGAGCCCCTGGAAGCACGCCGTGTTGTGCGTGTCGCCGGCGGCGGCGGGCTCGATCCGGCGGCGCTTGCTGAGGGCCACGGGCTACCCTTCCCTTCCGGATCGGGTCGCGGTACGCCTACCGACATGCCAGAGCACGCCCTGCGGCGTTGCGCCCCATGCGGTCGTGACTTGCCGGCGACAACGGAGTTTTTCTACACTGATCGCCGGGCGCACGACGGCTTGGCATCGCCCTGCCGGGAGTGCCGGAAGACATACGGTCGTGCACGCTCTGCGGATGGGCGCGCGCGATTGAAGACCCAGCCGAGCACGAAACTCTGTTCGCGCTGTGGCGAACATCGTCCGGCGACGCAGTTCTACCGATCGTCTGCGGCGCATGATGGCCTCGCACCGTGGTGCATTCCGTGTCGACGTACCTACAGCGCTCAGCCGGACCAACGGACGAAACGTCGCGAGTACATGCGGTCGCCGCGCGGTAGAGCTACGCACCAACATTTTGTTGCCAGCGAGAAAGGACATGCGGCAATCCAGCGGTACGCTCGGCGGTACGCGCGCTCGGCGAAGGGCCGGGAGACACGGCGCTGTTATCAGGCGCATCTCCGTCGAACGGACATCGCGGCGCGACGGGCGCGCGAAGCGGTCGCGCACGCCATTCGCGCGGGACGCCTCGTTCGGGCAGCGCGGTGTGAAACGTGTGGCCGGGAGAGGCGAACCGACGGGCATCATCACCGCGGCTATGCCCGTCGCTTCTGGCTGACGGTTCAATGGCTGTGTCGTCGGTGCCATGTCGCCGTCGACCGTCTCAACCGTGCCCGGGGAGCGTCGCCAACGCCCGGCCGCTCATCGGATGGAAGTGGTCCGGGAACCGAGAGTAGTCACGGGGCAACGTAAACCGTTCGAGGTGCCGTCCTGATTTCCAACAATAGCGGTCGAGATACTCGGTCTGGCCATCGGTCCAGCCAAGACACCAGCTCATGTGAGGAATCACCTCGAACCGTTGGCTATGATTGGGATCGGTGACGATCCGGAAGTCCGAACCGGCTGTGCGGAACACGACAAGTTCGACGCACGTCGATGGACAATCGGAGCGGCGAAGTCCCCAGATCGCGCCCTTAATGTGAAAGCGGACCTCGACGAGTATGCGCAGGTCAACGTTGCGCCAGTTGAGCTGCCGTGACGTCAAGACCCGGCCATCCGCATAAACGTAGTCCATCCACTGCGACGGACTGTCGCGGTCGTGGGGGAGCCGCGGCGGCTCGAGCGCTGAGGCAATGGTCTGCACGTCGTGCTCGGCCTCGGCGTTATGAGAAGTCAAATCGAAGACTTAAACGCATTTCGTAACCGGCTGTGACAGTGCCGAGATAGGTCCCGCTCGTCTCCGCCGGGTCGACTTCGAGAAGCGCCTGCAGGCCGACGACATCGTCGGTTGCCCCGGTCGAGAAGCTCGTCGCGCCGTTCCCCGCGAAGAGATTCTGCGTCGGCGCGTTCGCCTGCACCGCCATCACGTCCCACGCCGCGTGCCCGCCGTAGCTATTCTCGTCGGCGTTCACGACGTAGGCCGAACCATTGGCGCCCGCCTCGTAGCGGAGCGCGCGGTACTGAAGGCGTGTGCCGGCCTGATCGAAGCCCCAGTTGCCGGTGCCGGCAAACCACGCGCGCAGGTTCGAGATTTGTGAATTTCCCTGGTAGTTCGTGCAGTGGAAGAGGAGATGCTTGACGGCGCTCCGCACCGCGGCGACGGCGCCGGCGATGCTCACCAGGCCAAAGTCGAGAGGGTTCGCCCCGCTCGCATCGACGAGTGTCCCCGCCGCCGCTGCCGTCTTCCGCTCGCTCGCCGTATCGAGCGCGGTCGTCGCGAGGGAATTCGCGACCGCGCGGAACTCTGTCGTCGGGGCAGCCATCGTCGGACTCCTTTCGGGTTACGCGGGCGCCTCGAACCGGCGGAGGTTCTCGACGCGAAAGCCGTGCTGGAGGGGAAATTCCCCGCCGGTGTGCACGACCCGGAGCAGCATCACGTGCACCTCGTAGAGCGACGCGCGATCGAGGATTGGGACCAGGCGCGCGGGGAACGTGAGGAAGAGCTTCAAGACCGTCGGATCATCCGGGTCGGTCGGATCGACCACGTACCGCGCGCCATAGACCGCCTTCATCGGCGGCAGATCGCTCGCCACGAAGATCGGGATGTCTTCCTGGCTTCGGATCGTGTTCCCGGCGTCGTCGTAGACATCGGCGTTGTAGAGCGCGACGAGCGTGATCGTGAGGAGGGCCGCGAGCGGCACCGGGAGGCGCGTGTGCGTGTCGAGGAGCGGCGCCGACCACTCGACATCCGCGCCCTCTGGCACGTCGGTCACGATCACGGCCAGGCCTCGTCGGGGAGGTGGCGGATCTGGACGACGAGCGGCGGGTCCGCTTCCGCCTTCTGGAGGCGCCCGCCCGTCGGGCGCGCCGCGCTCGTGCCGCCGCGGCCGCGCGCGGCGTCGCTGCCGCGATTCGTGGCCGGTGCCCCTGCGTCACGCGCATAGGGAAGCGGCGCCTCACTCGCAGGGAGGCCATCGCCGATCCTCCCCGGTGGTGCCCCCTCGCCGCCGGGCTGCTCTGGCGGCGCGAGCTTCCCCTGCTGCTGGAGGCTCGTGATGTACAGGCTTTGGAGCGCGGGGTTCACGGGCGCGCCGCCGATCAGCGGGTCCTCGTGCTTGGCTTCGCCGTCGATCGTCAGCATCCGATCCACGGTGAGCGTCAGCTTCTGGCGCTCGTGCTTCCGCGCTTCGTCTTCGGGGAAGAGACCGACGGGGGTGAGCCGATACTTCGTCGTGAGCTGGCTCACGAGGTTGTCGTTGACGAGCCCGATCCAGAAGAGCATCAGCGGGATGAGGCCGCGGTCGCGCGAGGACTGGAGCTTCTCGGTCGTGTCCTTCCCCGAGAGCGAGGAGGTATGCACGGAGAACGATTCGAAGTTCAGCTCCTCCGGGGCGAGCCCGAAAAACGCGCAGCCGAGCGACACGAGGAAGGTGAGGAAGCGGACCATGAACATCTCCGCTTCCGCCATGTTGTCGATCGGCGTCCACGCCGCGCCGCCCTCGGTCTTGGAGCGCGCGACCATGATCGGGATGTTCCACTGATTCGACGCCCCCGAGAGGAGGAGCTGCCACTTCTGCTGCAGGTCCAAGACCTGGCGCTGATTGTAGTCGCCGAAGAGCGTGAAGAAGCCGCGCGGGATCGCCTTCTTGTCGACGAACGTGGAGTTCATCGCGAAAAGGTTCAGGTACGCGGTGGCCGCGCGGACGAAGTGCTCGAGCTCGGCATCCCCATACCCACCGAGGTAGATCGAGCTCCGCGGGTTGCGGACTTCATAGATGAGCTCGTCGCGCTCGAAGCCGACAAACGGCTGGCGGGTCAGCGGGTCGATCTGCACGCCGACGATCGCGTCGTTCCCCTCATAGCCGTCTTCGAACGCGAGCCGGATCGTCGTGAAGTCGAGGTTGTGCCAGCCGAGGAGCTTCCCGCTTCGTGCCCGCACCGTCTCGATGGGGCAGGCATCGGCCGTCAGCGTGTCGGCGATCATCGCCGCGACGAAGCCGGGGAAGGTGCGCAGACGCTGGTTCCAGCGCCGCTCGAGCGGATCGGTGGTGGCACCGGAGCTCTCGATCAGCGCCTCGAGCCGCGCGATCTCTTTCTGGTCGGCCTTCGTCAGCCGCTCGCCGTCGTTCCGGACGAACCGCACGCCGAGCGGGTTGTTGTCGTCTTCCCGGTAGAACCGCGCGAACGGCACCACCTGGTGGACGCGCGTCTGAATCATCGCCTGGATGATGTCGACGCGGCTCGCCATCATGCGGAGAAACTCGAACCCGCTCGTCACGGTTGGCTTCTCGGCGAACGGATCGGCGGTCTGCCCGATCACGCCGAGCTCGTGGACGTGGAGCACCGCGTGGTGGCGCGCGCGGCGCGGATCGTCGGCGTACTTCCCGGGATAGGTCGCGGCGTAGAGCGAGGGGCTCAAGACGACGGACTTCGCGAGGCTCTGGTGCTGGAAGCGCTCCCAGCTGTCGCGGATCTCGTCGGGATCGACGACGGCGACGCCGTGCGCGATCTGATCGCGGAGGCTCGCGAGGATCTCGCGCCCGACGGCCTGCTCCTCGTCGGCGGGGAGGTCGGTCCGTCCTGCCGTCTCGAAGAGCCCCGCGAGTCGTCCCACCGTCCCCCGCCCTTGTGTGGGACAGGCCCGACGCGCGAGCGCCCGCGCGCTCGAAGGCCGCACGGACCCCGCGGCGCCGAGCCGCCCCGTCCGGGCGGCTCGGTTATCGGGAGGGGTGGTCGAGCGTCAATCGTGCCAAGCCGGAACGGCCGTCAACCGCAATGCTGGGCGCGCCCGGTAGACCCCCCGGCCCACTGCTTCCGGGCGCGCCCCGCTTTCCACCGCCCCTCCGCCACCACCACGTTGTCTGCCCATCCAACGTGAGCACGTCGGGGCGCAGGCTTACCCATGCGACCTACGCGAACGTCAATCGTGCCAAGCGGCGCGCGCCACGGCGACCGCCTCGCCGCAGCGATCGCAGACGCCGAACACGGTCAGCTGCTCCGGCTCGCCGGCGACGCGAACGGTCAGTCGGCCCGCCTCGAGGCGGAGCCACCCGCCCTGCCGGCACGTGCGGTGCGGTTCCGGGTGGGCAAGCGGGCGATGCGGACCCTTCGGCGGTAGCGTGGGCATTCTTCCGGGTCGACGCGGTCGAGCGCGGCGAGCAAGGCGGCGACGACGTCGCTCACCCGCCGGAGTTCGCGCTTGCAGCGCGCCTCCTCGGCGAGTGCAGCATACAGCCGCTGCTCGAGGCGAGCGACGCGCCGCCTTCTCACGCGTCGTCGCGCCAGCCGCGCCCCTCGCGGATGACGCGGCCCTTGATCCGCCGACTCATCCAGTGGAACGCCTCGCCGAGCGCTTCCCGCGTCGCCTCTTCACTCCGCGCCGTCTGCCGCGCGATCTCGGGCACCGTCTTCCCCTCGACGAACCAGTGCACCATGTCCGCCTGCTCGAGATCGAGCCCCGCGGTCGCCTCGGCGAGCGTGTGCACGATCATGTCGCCGCACCTCCCGCACCGTCCGCGCCCTTCGCACCCCCCTCGCGCGCCGCGAGCGGGTACGCCACGCCCTCCGAGCTCACGCACGAGACGCGGCCGTCCCGGATCGTCACCGTGAAGCGCGCCGCGTGGTCGGTCCAGTGCTCCTCGAGCCACGCCTGGAAGACGGCGGCGAGATCGGCGACCGTCCGTGCGGCCGTCAGCTGCGGCACCATCACCAAAGGATGGGGTGGCCCGGGCGTAGGATCTGCCATCACCGTCCCGCCTCGAGCAGCCACTGGCGGAGCGCGCGGAGGCCCGTCGCCGCCTGCTCCACGATCGCCCGCTCGCCGAGCCAGGTCAGCGTCGCATCCGCGTGCGTCCAGGACTCCACCTCGCCCTCCCAGAGAATCCACCGGACGCCCGTCTCGAGGGCGACGTTCCACAGGCGGAGCTCGACGAGGGTTGGCGCATGCTCCGTGCCGGACACGTCGAGCTCGACGCCCGAGGGGAGGAGCCGTTGCATCACGACCAGGATCGCGATCAGGCGCTCGGTGTACTCCTCGCGGGTCATCGCTGCCTCCAGGAACCGTGCCCGATGCAGAGGTAGAAGTGGCCGATGTGCATGCGCATCACGCCGTCGGTGAACCAGATGGAGAAGTACATCGGCTCCTGCCGCGACCAGTACATACGAACGAGCCCGCGTATCTTGAGCACACGGATACTCATCGCCAATCGATCTCCTCCTCCGCCGCCGGCGTGAACATCCCGCAGGCCGCGAGCGTCGCAGTGACGCCCAAGTTCCGCGCCGTGCAGCGGTTCTTCGCGGCGTTGAAGCTCGCGCACCCGCCGCAGGTAAGCTGCGCCTGGTCCTCGGCCGCAAGCGGCATCACGAAGCCGGGGAGCGCGCGGCGCACCTCATCCATCGCGGGCGGCGGCGGCAGCTCCGTGACCGGCGTCTCGAGATCGACCGAGGAACCCGGCTCGACGTCAAGCATGAAGTCCTGCCCGTACGCGCGCGCCCAGGCGACGTCGCAGAGCATGTTCGCGAACGCGAAGTGCGGATCCTCGGGGCCGATCTTCTTCACGACCCCGCGGTACTTGAGCTCGTCTTCTTTCTTCTCGCCGCCGACGAGCTCGGTTACGAGCGCGACCGACTTCATGTGCTTCCAGAACATCTCGCGGCAGACCATGACGTCGCGGGTGCCTTCGGGGGTGCGGAGGCGCTGGGTCAGCGTCCGCGCATCCGGGGTCTCGACGCCACCCCGCGCCCAGCGCTGCAGCGCGGCGGACATCATCTTGTAGCGGTGGACGGTTGCGGTGTACGGCGTCTTGAAGTCGTCGGTCGTGCGGCGGTCCGTCACGCGCTCCTTCTGCCGGTCGCCCCAGCGGATCATGCCGCTCGTGATGTCGCTGTACGCGTCGACGACGAAGACCCGGCCGGGGAAGTCGTGCGCGAGCGCGTAGGCGGGGTCGGTGTTCGGGAGCGCCTCGAGACACGCATAGCGGACGTGGAACGCCTGCAGCAGCTCGCGCACCCGCGCCCACGGATCGGCCGCCTGCACCACTTCGAGGTGGAGGACGCGTTGGCGATCGCCGACCTTCCCCTTGATCACGATGTGGTGCTCGTGCGAGCGCTGGTCGAGGCCGAGGAAGACGGCGTCGACGTCGACGCGCTTGGGTGGCCCCCAGACGAGGTCCGGATTCTGCGCGGCGTCCAGGATCGTGTCGTTGATCGGCACGGTCGCGGGATCAGTGAACGGGAGCCCGACGACGCGGTTGAAGTAGTCTTGCGTCGAGATCCGTCGGCGCCACTTCTCGAGGGTCTGCGCGGGCGTTTGCCGGGGCGAGAGCATCTGCGGGAACTGGAACCCGTAGCGCTTCTTCACGTCCGCGTCGGTCCGGTGGCGCACGTACTGCCCGACCTGCGGGTCGCGAATGATGTGTTTGCACTTCTGGCAGACGTAGAAGTAGTCGCGTGGCACGCCCGGGGTTGTCCCGTTCCCGCGGTCGATGCAGAGCGGCCCTTGTTGCGGGTCGACCTGCTTCGCGAGGATGATGCCTTCTTTGCAGCGGCAGGTGGTATGAAACCAACGCTGGTCGGAGCGTTGGAACCAGAAATCGATGTCCGCACCCTCGAAGCCGCCGGTCGACCCAAACGCCATGATCTTCAACGTCGAGGCGTCGAGCCGATGCTGCGCGCGCTCCATCGACGCGAGGCCCATCGCGTGCACCTCGTCGAAGAAGACGGCATCCATCGGGTTGGACTCCGTCGAGATCTTGCCGCCGAGGGAGAAGAAGTAGAGGAGCGAGCGCCAGAGCTTGCGGATCGACATCGCGCCTTCGTCGATGACCGCGTGCGTGTGCGGATCTTCGGGATCGCCCATGAGCGCGTGGATCCCGGGGTTGTCGCGGACGAGCCCCATCCAGCGGTTGTCGGAGAAGTCGGTCGCCTTGGTATCGGTCGGCAAGTAATAGCCGGCGCGGAAGAGCTCGATGCGGAGCCCGAGCCAGATCGAGAGCAGCAGGAGCGCGATCGATTTCCCGTTTTGCGAGCTCGCGAGGAGACAGAGGCTCCAGTCGGTGAGCCCGTCGATCGACTGCGGCACGGCCGCGTAGATCGGGCGGAGATGCTTCCAGACCGTAAAGTCGACGCGCTCGCGATCAGCGCGAAACCCGCCCTGCTCGACCCACGTGACAAACGGCTTCGCGCGCGCATCACGGAGGACCTGCGTCCGCTTCCCGCTCCGCTGGTGGTGCTCCCGGATCGCGGTCGCCAACCACGGCGTTCGCAAGACGTTCGAGCCGGGCAATGGCACTCTCGAGGGCAGAGCCGGGGACGAACTCATGGAGCACCTCGACCATACCCTTCACGAGCCGCTGCGCCTGCGCGACGGTGAGCGTCGGCGCGCCCGACTGGTAGATCTTCCACTCGATCTTGGCGACGCGCTCGAGCGTCATGGCGAGCATCTGGAGCGTCGCGACGATCGCCGGCGGCTGCTCGCCGTGTTGGGTCACGATGACTTCCGGGACCTGGCGCGCCACCCGGTGCAGCGTCGCCCAGGCGAAGGCCAGGAGCGTGTCGAGATCGCGGCGCTTCGCCGGGTCGTCGAGATAGATCGCGAGATCGGCAGCGAAGGCCGGGTCGATGTCGGCGAGCAGCGCTTTCGTCGCTGGCGTCGTGGAGCCGCCATGCGTGACGTTGACGGTCTTCGGGTTCTGGCGCGTGCCCTCGCGTTCGCGCTTCGCGTATCCGGCTCCGTGTGAGCCGCACACGGTCCAGCCCTTCCGCGCCGCCTTCTCGCACTGCGCCCCCGTCCGCTTGCGCTTCTGGCAGCGCGGCGCGACCGCCCCGCGTGGGAGCTTGACCGTCGGCGCGAGACCCTGTCGCCCCGGCTTCGCTTTCCGCCCCCGCGCCATCCTGCCCCTCGCCACGCTCCATGCGGTGCTACCTGGCTACCGACGATCCAGGGGGTTGGTCATGCCCGTGCTGGTTTCGTTGGCACGCGATCGGCCGCGAGCATGGCACCCGTGACTTGCGTGAGCGTATCGGCAACCGCGTTCGCGCCGCTCGGCAAAAACAGGACAGTGCTGTTCGGCGCCGTGCCGACCGCTTTCATGGTATCGAAATATTGAATCGCCGTGATGAAACCGACGATCTGATCCTCCGTGAGCGTGCCGCCGCGGACCTGCTGCATTTCCTCGATCGACTTCTTCATGCCCTCGGTGATCGCAAGGCGCTGGCCAGCGATGCCCTTCCCGTGGAGAATGTTCGACTCCATCTCGGCTTCGGCCTCCTTCACGACCATGATCTTTTTTGCCTCGCCCTTGTACGACGCCGCGACCTTCTCGCGCTCCGAGGCGACAATGTCGTTCATCGCCTTCACGACGGCATCGCTCGGGTGAATCCCGGTGATCTGCGAGGCGGCGATCTCCCAGCCGAACTCGGCCATTTCGCGGTTCAGCGTCTCGTTGATCAAGCCCGCCGTCTCGTCGCGCTTCTCGAACACCTCATCGAGTGCCATCTTCGACACCGAGGAGATGACGAGCGCCTTCACGTACGACTCGATCTGGGCATCCTCGTCGTCGAGGCTGTAGGTGGCCTCGTAGAGCTTGTCCTTGATCGGTTTCCGCTGCACCGAGATGACGACGGTGACGAAGGCGTTGTCACGCGTCTTGACCTCGACTTTGATGACGTACTGCTCCAGCCAGAGGTTCAACGTCCGCGCGACCATGTCCACGAATGGCAGCTTGAAGTTGATGCCCGGCTCGGCGATGCGGAGGAACTTGCCGAACCGCTCGATCACGAACCGCTCCTGCTGCTCGACGCGGAAGACGCCGAGGAAGACCGTCAGCACCGCCAGCCCGCTCAGGACCCCGAGGATACTCCATCCGATCATGCGTCCTCCACCTTCCTTGCCACGACACGCGAGGCGCGGGGACGGCCCGCGCTCGCACCCTTCCCCCCGTCGCCGTCCGACGGCGTTGCCCTCAGATGTGGGTGGCGTTCGGATCGAACTGGCCCGCCGGCGGCGGTCCGAGCTCGTCGAGCGCGTCGTGATACTGCATCGAGATCTCCGCGAGCGCCGCGCGGTACTGGACGGACACGAGCGCCAACGCCCGCCGTTTCGCGGCGGCCAGCACGGCCTTCTGCGCGTCGGTCTTGCCCTGAATGTCCGCGTGGTACTGCGTGCCGAGCGCGCGGTTCGCATCGAGCATCGCCTGCCCGGCCAGATCCTCCTCGTGCTTCTTCTGCCGCAAGAGCGGCTTCCGCGCCGCCTCGTACTCCGCTGCTGTCATGGGCAATCCTCCCCTTCCGTGTTCGGCGCGAGCTCCGTGCCCGCGCGGGTTGACGTGGTCTCGATCCGATCGAGATCGAAGAGCGTCGGCGTTGCCATGTCTCGCGCGGCCGCCTCGCAGTAGCCGACGCCGTCGGTGAAGTAGCGGGGGTTGAGCTCGAACCCGAGGCCGCGGCGGCGGAGTTTCAGCGCGCAGAACGGGACAGTTGCGAGCCCGCAGAAGGGATCGAACACCGTCTCGCCCGCCATCGAGAGCTGCGTGATCAGGCGATCGACGATGTCGAACTGCAGGGCGCACAAGTGCATCTCGCGGCCCTTCGCCGCCTGCGCGCCGTTCAACGTCCGCATGCGCGTGATGTCGGTCCAGACATCGGGGTGCCACGACGGCGGCTGCAGCAGCATGAACGTGACCGGGAGCATGCCCTTCGCTTCGAGCGCCTCGCCAAGCGCCACGTGGTGCTCGAAGTCGTAGACCTCGGCGAGCCCCGAGTTGCGGAAGAGCTGGAAGATCGCGTCGTGCGCCAGGTGCACGATCTCCTCCGGTCGCAGGTGCCGATTACCGCCGGAGCGCATGAAGCCATGCGCGTCGATCTGCCACCGGGTCCGCGAGTACGCGGCCTTCTCCTTCACGACCGGCTCGTCGGCGTACCCGTCGCTCCCATCGGTCGGCGGCTTGCGGAACAGCAGCACGTATTCCGGCATCCCGGCCCCCATCCGCGAGCCGTCCTTGCACTGCTCGGTCCAGCCGAGCCGGTAGGTCTGGTTGTTCTCGCGGACGACGTCGGTGACGACGGTCTTACGTCCGAGGAAGGCGAAGCCGTGCTGCCGGAAGTGCGCGACCGTGGCATCGCTGAACGGGCTCACGGTCTGGAAGCCGAGGCCGGTCAGGCCCCCGGGGACGATCCGATCCTTCACGTGGACGGCGCAAACGCGCCCGGGCTTCAGGACGCGGAGGAGTTCGGGGGTTAGGTAGCCGAGATGCTGGAAGAAGTGGGCGTCATCATCGGTATGGCCAAGGTCGCGATATGATGGAGTATATTCGTATTGAGTCGAGTTGCCGCTGATGCATGGCTTTCCGTTGCGACGGACGATGATCGTTCCGTTCGGGACGGTGGCGCAGCCGATCATGCCGTCATACGTCACGCGATCGGGTGCGCGCCGAATCTCGGGGTAGATCTGCTTATCCCCGACGTAGACGTAATTGCCGTTGATCGCTGCGCGCCATCCCGTCTTCAGACAGATCTCCTGGAAGTGGTCGCGCAGCTCCTTGCTGTAGGACGTGTAAGTTGTGTGATCGCGCGAGCCATCACCTTTCATCATCGTGTCGCGCAATATGGTCAGCAGGTGCGGATGCAGTTCCCTGACCCAGGCGGGAATGCGCTTTTGCTTGCTCCCGCTCCCGAACTCCGCGATCAGGAAATACGCCAGATTGCGGCACCAGACGGTGAGCTGTCGTGAATGCCACGACGGCGGCAACCCGATGCGCACAAAGAGGTCGGCGATCTCCTGCCGAAGCGTCTGGTTCTTTACCTGGGCGATGGAGATGCGCCCGGCCGAACGCCCACGAGAAAAGGAATCTGCGTGGCCCTCGGAAAGATACCAGCCCGCCAGCGCCACGAAGTCTTCGGCCTCAATCCAGTACAACTGGACGCCGTGCCCACTCCGAACGTTGGCGGGCAGTGGCGGAATGCTGATTCGCGATGGACGATGTCCATCGCCTCTCTCGGGAGGAACAAGGCAGGTGCGCCATGCCCTTCCAACGCGCCCGCGAGCCTGCCCGCGACGCTTCGCACGCTCATAGTCAAGGGCGATCGTTGCCGCGTCCACGAGGTGGAGCTTCTCGGGACCGAATCCCTTCCCGCGCCTCGCGACCAACATGCGATGATTGGGGGTGACCAGCAGATCAAAGGACCGATTGCCGAACCGCAGCATCTCGCCCGAGTAGTGTTGCCAGATGATCGCGGTCGGTCGCTGCCACTCGAAACACCGCCGCCCTTGGTTGACGGTGGCAACTGTGTCTGCGGGCGCGAGGTCGCCAAAACCAATCCAGCCACGACCGGTGAGAACTTCGGTCGATGCGTCGTGGCAGAAGGGAATCGACGTGACGATCAGGTGCACGCTGTCGGACTCCAGCGTGCGCGTCTCCTCGATCGCGTCGGCGTTCACCAGGCGATAGTTCTCCCCCGCGACCTCGACGCGCTCGATGGTCGAGGTCCGCTTGAGCGCTCCCGCGATGTCCGGGTGCGCGAGGCCGTACTCGCGGATGATCTCCGTCATCTTGCCGACCATCACCGTGTGCTGTGCCCACTTCCGCTCGAGCGTCCGACGCACCTCGCGCTCGGCCTCGGTGTAGATCAGGTCGATTTCGACGGGCTTCGTCTGCAGAAAGCGGTGGATACGATGCAGGGCCTGGATGAAATCGTTGAACTTGAAGCCGATGCCGAGAAAGACCGCGCGATGACAGTGCCGCTGGAAATTACACCCGCTGCCGCTGAGCACGGGCTTCGTGGCCAGGATCGGAATCTCCCCGTCGCTGAACTCGATGATCCGCCGCTCGCGCTCCTCGAGGTCCTGCGCGCCGTACACCTCGGTCGCATTGGGGACCGCGCCGACGATCGCATGGCGCTCGACTTCGAGATCGTGCCAGAGGAGAAAATGCTCGTCAGGGCTCGCGGTTACGATCTCCCGCAGCTTCGCAACGCGCGCCGTCAGGCTCTCCCGCTTCTCTCGCGCCGCGTCCTGCACACCGAGCGCCGCATTGCGGATGAGCCGGCCTTGCCCGTCCCGCTCGTGCCCCGCCTTCCGGTGGTCGGTCGGCACCTCGTGCCAACGCACCGCCATCGGTGGGAGCGCATAGCCCTCGTCGGAGTAGCCGAGATCCGACGGGCGCTGGAGCAAGATCGCCCAGCTACTCACCCACAACCAGAACTCTTTCTCTTTGTGCGCGTGGAGCGTGAGCTGGTCGGCCTTCGTCGAGTCGCGCTTGAAGAAGCGCGTCTTCGCTTGGCTCACATCGAGGATGCCGAGATAGGCCGCGTACGCGAGGAGCTCGATGTACTCGTTCGGACTCGGCGTCGCCGTGGCCACGAACCGATAGGGGACGCCCGTTCCCATGGCCTTCTGCGCCTTGACGCCGCGTGCGGGATCAGCCGCAAAGAGGCGCATGAACTCGCGAAACGTCTTGGTGCCACCGAATCCGCGGAGCACGCTCGCCTCGTCGAGACTCGCGACCGTGAACGCCTGCGGATCGAGCTTCCCGTCGCGCACGGTCTCGTAGTTCGTGAGGTAGATCGTCGCCTCGTCGTCGGCTTCCTCGATGCGCCGGATGAACTTCACGGGCGTCCCGAGCATCGCCGCATCGCGGATGAACTCTTGCCGCACTCCGAGCGGGAGCACGATGAGCGCGCGACCCCCGATCCGCGCCCGCGTCAGCCGCACCGCTTCCAGCTGGATGACACTTTTCCCAAGACCAAACGCGGCAAAGCAGGCACGCCGTCCACCCGCAACCATCCACCGCACGAGGGCCCGCTGGTGGTCGCGGAGAAGGGGATGGATCTCCTCGGGCGCCACGTCGAAGCCGTGGCTCTTGGCGACGCAGACCTTGCGTCCAAGAAAAGCGTCGTAGTCGGTCTGCGGCTCGCCGGTCACAACGCCACCCGTTCTCCGAGGAGCCGCGCCGTCTGCGCGCCACCCCGACAATCCGAATTGTCGAGGCAGTACCGGACGTTCTGGATGAGCGTGCCCTCTCCCATGCCGAACTCGGCGCTCAGATCGGTCGTGAAGAGGCCGAGCTCCGTGTGGAGCCGCGGCGTCTGGCAGATCAGGCACGGGAGGCGCACGACCTCCTCGGGGGTGCGGAGCAGCGGGATGACGCGCGCGCTCATGGCCTCACCGATCCGTCGCGAAGCAGACGAGGAGACTCGCGACCGTGCAGTCCGACCCCGGACACTGCGACGCGACCGTGCACGCGCGTCCCGCTTGCGCGCCGCCGGCGCACGCCGGGGTGACGGCGCCGATCCGCAGCGTGAGCCGCCCCTGCACCCGAAGCGTCGTCGCCCCCTTCGGCGCCGTGACGAGCACGCCTGCCGCCGTGCACCGGAGCGGGACGCCGCCGTTCACGGTCGCGCCGCCGACCAGGATATCGAGATCGACGGCGCCGGGGCCCCCGAGCACACACGAGACGCTCTCCACCCGGCTCCTTGCGATCGCTTCCCAGATCGGCCCGGCGCGATCGCCCCCCTTCGGCGTTTCGACGAATGCACAGTGCTGGACCGCGCCCGCGACGCGCGCGAGGGCCAAGATGATCACCACCGCGACCCCCATCTGCCACCACCCGAGTCTCATTGGACCTCCCACTCGATCGCGTGCTCGCTCTGGGCGCCTGCGTCCACGCACGCCGGCAGGCAGTCCTCGCACTGGCACGAGCAGCCGCGGGCGCAAGGCGGTGGCGCACCGATCAGCGTCGCGTGCGTGATGACGATCGGGACGACATCGCAGCCAGCCTTGGTGCCGAACGTGTTCCGGCCGCCCTCCATCTCGTTGGGCGGGATCGTGAAGAACGGCTCCTCGGTACACTGGCCCCCGCGGAAGACTTCGGCGGTTTCGAACGCGACGAGTGCGCACCGTTCGAAGGTCGCGCCATCACAGTCGAGATACGGCTGCGCCCGTGCCTGCGCGTCCTGGACGGCGACCGCGTGGCCGCGATAGCCCTCGTAGTAGCGGTCGGGCGGGATCAGATGCGCCCGGGCGACCGCGGCAGCGAGCACCATGGACCCGACCGCCAGCACCACGATCGCGATCAGCGGGCGCCTCATGCGCTTACCCAGCCCGTCGGTTCCGCTCCTCGCGCCGCCGCGCGCCGACCGCGTGGTAGTACGTGCGCGATTCGAGCTGTCGTTTGAGGCGCGCGCAGTCCGCGCAGCGTCGTCGGCGGGCCGCCGCCCCGCAGACGGCGCGCATCGTCGCCGGAACGCCCGGGCAGATCCGGTCGCGGATCGGCGCCTCGCCCGCCGCAATCGCCGCCGCCACGACCGCGAGCACCAGCACCTCGCACGCCCGGATGGTCGCCGAGAGCGGGCGCCACGGCCGCGCCCGGCGCTCCAACGGCGTCCGCAGCACCGCCGCCGCCTGCCACACGGCAACGAGCTGCGCCCGGCACCCGTCGTAGGGCTGGTCGAGGATCGTCTCGCAGAAGTAGCGTGCGGAGCCGAATGTCGTCCGCGGATCGTCGAGCCACCACCACTGCGCGTTCGCGATGCAGCGCTCGCGCTCGGCCGCGTTCCGGTTGTCGTTGTCGAGGGTCGGGTGCCCGCTCGCCTCCTCGTAGGTCGCAAGGGCGATTGCCGCCAAGAGCTTCCGTTCGCGCGCGCCGACGAGCGAGAGTCGGCCGCTCGCCGTATGTTCCCCACCCCCGTCCTCCATCATCCCGAGCCTGAGTCCGTGCACACATGGGCCCTCCTGCCTGCCCCACCTTGGTTGTCGTCACCGCCCTGCCCTTGTTCACGGTCGCCACCCGGTCCCGATGTTGCCGACATCGCTAAACGTCGTGGTGCCGAGGATCGTATCGTCGGCAAGCTCGGCCTGGTCGCCAGCGGCTCGCGCACGCGCTCCCCGATGCTGCCCCTCCCAGAGCTGCTCGCGCGTCTCGTCGATCCCCGCCTCGTAGCCGGTCACGACCCCGCGCCAGTACGCGCACGCCGCGACCAGGAGGAGCACGAGCAACGCCAGGAGCGCGCCGAGCGGTTCACCCATGCGCAACCTCGCTCTGCGCACGTGCCGCGACTGCAGCAGCGAGACCACGCGCGAGTGCGTCCGCCAACTGCGGCGTCAGAAGGCTCTCGGCGTACACGTGGTAGTCCGTCGCCTTGTCCTTGACCGCGATCTCCACGACCGCCCAGACCGGCGCCACGAGGCCATACCCCGCCGCCAGCGCGATCCGTTCAGGTTCGCCGCCCGTCTCCGCAGCCCGCGCGAGATCAACCAGTGTCGAGGGCTCGACGCCGTGGTTGCTGGCTACCTTCGCGGGCACGACGAGCTCGAGCGTGAGGAGCGGATTGCCATTCGCGCGGACGACGACGGCCGCACGCCGGCACCAATGAGGGACGGCGCCCGCCTCGACGAGGCAGCGTCCCAAGCGGAGCGGGGACAACCCTCGATTCATATCGGCCATCAACGTGCTGCCCTCCACAATCGTCTCACCCATGCGCGACCTCGCTCTCGGGCGGCGCCGGTACGTCGCCGCGGGTAGCCAGGTACGCTTCCGCGAGCCGGCGCATGTGCTCGGGATCGACCTCGAGTTTCTCGATCAGCGCGGCGTCGGGATCGCGGATGCCTTCGCTCTGCTGCGCTTTCAGCCCGAGGACGTCCGCCATCACCGGGTCCGCCCCATCTTCGGACACGAGGAAGTACGCGACGCACGGCTCTTCCTGCCCGTCGCGGTGCACGCGGCCGAGGCATTGCTGGAGCACGCCCGGCGACCAGTCGAGCTCCCCGAAGACCGGCGTCCGGCAGTGGCCCTGCAGCCCGTCGAGCCCCGCGCCGGCGCGGAGCGACATGATGAACAGCGGCGTCTTCCCCCGCACGAAGCGCCGGAATTCCTCGTGCTTCTTCGATGGGGATTCGCTGCCGGTGAACCACGCGGGCTCCAGGTCCGCGAAGAGCTTTGCCCAGATCGCGTACACCGCGCGGTGCCAGCCATAGAGGACGATCCGCTCGCCACTCTCGATCAGCATTCGCACGAAGGTCGCGACGTAGGGCGCCTTGGCAACCCCCGTCGCTTGGCGGAGCAGCATGTCGAACTCCGCCGCGGCTTCTCGCGTCGCGCCGCGGTACGCCGCATCGGACCGCGCCAGAATGGCCCGCGCGAGACCAGCCGCATCGGCGTCGATATGATCGAAGGCCCCGCGATCGCTCTCGATCGTGTGCACGATCCGCTGGAGCGGTGGGAGCTCGCGGCCGACCTCGGCGCGGGTGCGCCGGAGCATCAAACCCTGCGCCCGGAGATAGTGGCCGAGCGCCTTCGGATCGGCGACAAACGCGCGCTTCCCCCATCGCCCATCGCACCACTCGCGCGCGAACTCCGCCTTCGTCCCGAGCACGCCCCGCTTCATGCAATCGAAGACGGTGAAGATCTCGTCGCCGTAGTTGTAGATGGGCGTGGCGGAGGCGGCGAAGACGTATCGCGCGTGCGCCGCGAGATGCTGCGCCGCCGCGTATTTCTGACTCGGCCGCTGTTCATCGCCCGCCCGGCGCAACTCTTGGACTTCATCGAACGCGACAGCCTTGATCAGCGGGGCGAGTGTGTCGGCCCACCCTGAGAGCTTGTGGTAGTTCGCGATGATCACATCGGGGAAGGGCTCGCCGAGATCGTACGGTGTCCCCTTCTTCAGCACGTGCACGCGGAGCGCGGGCGCGAACTTCTGGAGCTCCTCGACCCACTGGCGCGGGAGATGCGCGAGCGTTACCACGAGCGCTGGCCGCGTCGCGGGGTCGGTGAGCGCGGTGATCACGCTGCAGGACTTGCCGGTGCCGAGGTCGTCCGCGATCAGAAGAATGCCCGTGCGGAGCGCGAGATCCGCGGCCACCGCCTGGTACTCGCGTGCCGGCACAGCGAGCGTAAACCGCCGCGGCCGGTACCCACGCGCGAGGATGGTGGCGATCAGCGTTTCCTTCTCGCGATGCGCCGCCGCCCGTGCGTTCAGGTGGGCGCGGTCGGGCGCCGCCATCTGCATCGGGTAGCGCTCCAAGAACCACGCGAGCTCGCGCGCGTTCTCGATCGTGTCGCTGAGCCCGATCGTGTCGTGGCTCCCCTTGTGCACGCGCTCGAAGACGCGCTTCAGGCGCAGACGCACGTGGGGCTCGCAGCGGATGAGCCAGCGGCGTTCGGTCTTCGCGAAGGTGATCGTGCCGAACGTGCGCGCGCCCGGCCGACGTGGGCTGCCATGGCTGAACGGGACGTGATCCCGCGGGCGCGGCTGCGGCATCACACGAGTCCCCGCCAGACCGCCAGCGTGCGGAGCGGCTTCCCGTCAATCTCCCCGCCGAGATTCGCGAGCTGCACGCGCTGGGTGACGAGGAGGAGCGCACGCACGCGGTCGTGCTGCGCGTAGCGCGTCAGCTGCTCCAGCACGGCCGACGGGCCGCCCTTGATCTTCACCTCGACCCCGATCGCGCCGACCAGGAAGTCGATGCGGTCCTCCGGGGTGAGCGCGACCTCGCGCTCGAACGCGATCCGCTCGTGCTGGAAGATGAGCGCGAGCCCGTCCTGCACCTCGCGCTCACCCGTGCCGCGGACACCGTAGTGACGCAGCACGGTCACGAGCTCGTCGAGCGTCGAGGGTGGGACAGGGGCGGTCGTGGCGCGTCGGCTCAACGCATCTCCTCCGTCAGCGCGAGAGGCCGGCGCGCCAGCGCCGGCCTCCGCATGGGTTTGCTCTCCGCGTCCCACGTCCGTGGGACGCGTTACTCGTCGTCGTCCTCGTCCTCGAAGTCGTCGTCGTCTTCATCGTCGTCCTCGACGGGCTCCGTGGGCGGGATCTTGTCGTCCATCGCCTCACCCCCTTTCGTCCGATCGCTTCCGCGATACGGGTGCTCTCGTCACCTTCGGCTCGCTCGTGACGCTGCGGTGTGCCAAACTCCGGCGATTAGGCAGGGCTTGAC